ATTATCTTGAACTTATCACTGAATACTTGTTTTGATAACAGGTAATCTTCAGCAACTTTTGCTTCTTCATCAAATCCACCAAGTCTATTAAATGTCTCAGTTTTAAATAACATAAACCCACCAAGACAAAATGGCGTGAATGGTTTAATTGACTTTTGTACCACATCAAAGAACCTGAATACGTAGTTATATTTCCCATTGGTTGTTCTTACCTTTGTTGTTAGTAAGTCATACTCATTTCTTCTCATTAACTTAATCGCTTCAGTTAATAAATTTGGGTCAAGAATAAAGATATCGGCATCCATAAATAAAACATATGGGGTTTCAACTCTTTCAGCCCCTTTGTTTCTTGCATAACCTGGAAGTCCTCCTTGGATTATTAATAAATCAAAATGGTCTCTGTTTCTTGTTTCAAGATTATATGTCGTTCCATCATCAGAAGAATCTGAAATAATAACTTTAACACCATTAATATTTTTTTGGGAATTAAGTAAAGAAAGAGTCGTATCAATAATTTTTGATTCGTTCTTACAGGGAATGACTATTGTAAGAAATCTTGATAGTTCCATTACATATAAATATTAAAGGTAAATGGTTAAACATATTATGGAATTGTTAAGGGGACCATTTTGACTTATGTTTGTATTTATATCATATGAAATACCTTATCACCGAATCACAACTTAAACTTATTTCCGAGCTTGAAAGGACTTGGAGAGATGTTAAATATGTTGAAATATATGAGAAACTAAAACATAAACTTATTCCTCATTTTGAGAACTTAATTGGTGAATATAGTGAAAGAGATTCTCACATTACATTATACGATTCTGATGGTGTTAAATTAATGGTATTTAATAAACATAGTGGTGAATTATATTATGATAGGTCTTTGGATAGATATGATGAGATGCTTCCTCACCCTTTTTGGTCGGTTAATGCCAGATACCTATTAGCAGACGTGTTTGTTAGTTTATTCCCTGAATATAAAGTTACAGAAGTAAGGAGTGCTCATATATCATGAAATACCTAATAGACGAATCACAGTTTGATAGATTAGTATTTAAGTATCTTGATATGCAAAACTTTTTTCATCTTGAGGATGAAGGTGATATTCTTTTTTGGCCATCTGAGATTCATTGGAGGGAACGTTTATCTTACGCAATTATTTCCACTCATCGTAAATCTAATGATTGTTATATTAGTTGTTCTTTATTGGAAGAGATTTCAAATTTCTTTTCAATATCTTTGGATGAATGTTTATATTTGGTAGCCAGTTGGGTTGAAAATAAATTTGATATTACTGTTGGTGAACCTTACTCCGATTGTGGTGCGGGTTAATATTTATATATAAAAAATGTCCAAAATAGATAATATAAATAGATTTATTAAATTTTTACCTAAATACATTAAAGACATTGATGTTAACGGTTTGAAATTATATATGTCAGGTGAGTTTGATAGACTAACCACACGTTCTTACGATTTTTATGTACCAACTTTAAAAATATCTAACCCTAAGAATCTACCATTCTCTTATAACTCTTTGGTTACTTTAGTTGCGGATGAATTAGTTGTTTTAGATAAACTACTAAGTACTAATTTAACAATGCGAGAAATTGAATCCTTAGTTAAATTTGATGACTTTGAAAGACACCAATTTTACATTCCAAATGTTTTAGAAAATGAATTTTTGAAATGTATAAATAAAACCGATTTAAAAGAATCAATAAGTAATATAAAAGGATATTATCAAATAAAAGGTATGTATGTAGTCGATAATGATTTTGATATGTACTGGGATGATTCTGAATCCTTTCATTTAGATATAAGTCTTGTTATTGATGAATTTAGATTTAAAGGGATTAATAGTAGTGAATCAAAATTAATTACGGACGCTGAGGAAATAATTCATAATATTTATGACCTTAAATATGATTATTCTGAATATTTCGAAGACCCGATTTGGGGTTGTTTGTCTGATTATTTATTTAAGTATCCCTCTTTTATTGACCGTAATTGGCAATTTGTAAGTGTTAATATTATCCCTAAATTAATTGATTAATCAGTCCCGTATTAATCTTTAACATTATCCTTATAAATTGATTGATAAAATGGTCCGAGTAAAGCCATTTCAAATAATTTATCTAAAGTATAATCAGGTAATAAATCATAATCCAATGTAAAATTATTAATATACGTTTTATCTATAAAAAACTCCCCTGTTACGGAACCGTTATATCCAAAGGTTTGTATTTCATATATCCTACCATCTTGACCTCTTTTAAAATATAATGGACTATCATAATAATCTGTTATCCATTCACTTATCTTATTTGAATTACCTAAATCATCCAAGAATCTATATATAATTTCTTTTGGTAGTTCTTCATATTTTACATATTTTCCAAGAATCATGGGGTTTATTTGACTCACCATAAGAAAATGAAATAAACCATGTTTCTTTATTGTAGATAAAAATTTATCACTAGTATTTTCTCTTAGTGCTTTCTTTATATGTTCTTGTAGATTCATTTGTCTCTTAATATTCTTTGAACTATTGGGTTATTTAGGAATTCTTCCATATCTTTCTTAACTCTTCCTGTGTTACAAAAACTATTATTGAAGAACCATTCAGGTATTTCATCTGTTTCTTCATCCCATATATTAATCTCATACTCATCAGGTGTCATTCGTCTTTGAACTCTTTCCCATTCTTCCAATCTTTCCCAAGCAGCATCTTCTGTTGTGAATCCATTTGAATCAAGTAACATATCATCTATTTGAATATAAGCATGGATTAGATATTCTTGTACAACATCATTATTAAATTCGGTATCAACTTCGTTCGCTAACAACAGATAGTAATTAACTTTCTTGTTGGGGAATCTTTCTCTAATTTTATCAATTATGTTATATGCGAAATAATGACAGAACCCGTGTTGGTAGTTGTAATTACCTTTATTCCATCTAGATTCAAGGGTTTCTTTCAATACTCTTCTTATTGTCTTTTGTAGGTTCATCTACGATAATTCTATAAACCAAACTGATATTGGTACGTTTAGTTGGTTAGCGATTGTTGAACGTTTATGTCCACCAATTAACGTATATTCATTCCCTTCTCTTCCACCTGTTGGTAGTTTCATTACAAATGGTGCTGGAAGTTCTCTATGTTTTTTGTTTCTTAAATTTTCTATATTATCAAAATAGCCTTTGTGGTACGGGTTAACTTCTCCATCATCATTTTTCATTTGTTTAATTAATCCTGATGATGTTGTATCTTTAAACATTCTTGGAAACACTTTTGAGAATCTTCCCATATAAAATGTACTGTTTATTTTCTCATCTCCCCATTCTTCCATTCTTCCTTTATTAAACAAATTAAACCCTTCCATTTGTGATTGTTCATCTTTTAATAGAACTAGTTTAAAATCGTCCCAATCATTCATTAAATCAGATATTTCTTTATCTAATAGAATGTCTTTAATTTCTTGTTCATTATCCACTTCACTTCCTTTTGCATGTTCCGCAATTATTTTGAATGTGTGTGGAAATATGGAATACATTAAATCATAATTTTGTGGGTGAAAGAATTCATCTTTGCTGAACCTCATTGGATTTCCAAGTAACTCTTCTAACTCTTGTGTAAAATATTCCTTTGTAGGTTCTAACCAAGTGATTGAATACGGGTTTGATACCTCGTTTAATCCCATCATTGATTGCATTCTTGATATTTGTTCTTGTAGGTTCATATTATAATTCACTTTTAACTGCATTATAAAAATACTCACTAACCTTTATTGGTGAATTGATATTTTTTATTTTCATATCATTTCTGTAATTACGAATCATCTTCGTTATTTTTTGTATTGGGACACTTTTGTACATTTGTGGAGGATTATATTCTCCCATCAAACCTATTTTTTGGAGTTCTCTAATTTTCCTTGCCGCGAATTCATCAGCAACTTCTTCCGTTTTTTTCATAAACTCAGCAGCTTTTATTTCTGTTATGTCACCAATATAACAATCATACATAATATCAGCCCCGTATTTTTTAAATTGATATTGGTGAGCGATTTCATGAAATATTAAAAATAACAAAAATTCTAAATCATAATCAATAACTTCAGAATTAATTAAAACCCCACTTTCTAACGCCACTCCCATTACAGGCATTTTAAAATTTGAGAAATCTATCCTTTTACAATCAGATTCTTCAATAAATTTTTTAACAAATTCTTTTAATTCATCGGACATTTCGTGTACATCTGTTATTGTGTCCAAAAAATCATCAATTCTTTTGGTTTCTTCCTTTAATACTTTTCTTATTGTTTCTTGTAGGTTCATATTAATTATCAGTTAAATTAACAACTATGAATTGCCCATATTTTTCTAAATACGAATTGAATATTCGTTCTTCCATGTTTTTATGTCCTGTGGAGTGCCATTTGAATTGTTCATCTCCATTCTTAACCATTGACCAATCTTTACTTGAAAATGGGAATCCTGTTATGTTATACCATTTTGAATTTTTCCACTTCTCATATGAACTGTAACTATCTTGAGGTATAAGTGAATCTAATATTTTATTGGTTAATTCGTCTGTTATTTCTTCACCATTAACACCAAACCAAATATCATAGTTTTGAAATTTAAAATAAGTTGACCCTAAAAGTTCATCATATAAATCATCAAATGTGAATGTATCCATAGTTCTCCCAACACCAGTTCTTCTAGTATTATTGTCCTCCATCATTGATTGCATTCTTGATATTTGTTCTTGTAGGTTCATTCTTCTTCAGTTAAATAATCATCCATTATCTCAATGACTTTAGGTTTTACATTCGGGATGTCATTTATCTCTATATTAAAATTCCATAAGAAATTATCTTCTTGGTCGTAGATACCTGTTTCAGGTGAATAATAGACTATGTTGGTGGCGAAGTTATTTATATCGTTTGAAATCGTTACATAATAATCAGACATTGTTCTATCATTCCTAAATTCATAATCTAACATCTGGCATACATCCTCAAAACTTGATTGATTGTTATCCCATTTGGCTAATAAAAATATTTCCGATGCCGTTGGATTTCCTGTTATACCTATTTTTAGTTTCTTTGGGTTTCTTTGAATTATTACCGCATGTTTACCTTTATGGTAATCTTCCCACTCATGAATATCATCATTAATACACCACTGGCATTGGTGAGCATATTTTTGTAATGCTCTATGTGTTAATGGAACAACAACAATTATATTATCATCTTTATATACTTCCACTCTTTCACTTCTTGGAACTCTAACTTCATTAAGTTCTTCCCTTAATACTTTTCTTATATGTTCTTGTAGGTTCATATTATCTATTACTTCTTAATCTATCCATTTCAATATTACGAAGTTTTTGTAAATACATCCGTTCTATAGACCCAGGTTCTCTTTCTTCTAACGCAACTAAATCTTTTTTACGCCATAGTGTATTATTCATAATAACCTTAATCATCTCCTCTTGGGTAACATCTTCAGGTTTTTCAGTAATTGGTGGTACACATACATCAACACTATCTCTAAATGATAATTCATCCACAGATATATCATTTCTACCCATCATATTTGAGATTTTACTTAAAAAATTATCCTCGAACCATTCTTCAATTACGTAATGAAGATAATTTTTTCTAATAGGCATAAAGGTTAACATATCGTTAACTAACTCTTTGGGTATAAATAAAGTTGACTCTATGAATGTTCTTTCAGATGTTGGTCTTCGGTCATTAGTTTCTTCAAAAAACAATACTAAATTCATTATTTCCTTACCATTTTTACAAAACTCAAAATCGTGTCTTGTTTTATAACTTTCAACGTGATATATATTCATATCTGAAAAAATATTATTTAACCTATCTAAAATAAGTTTTTCAGTTTTTTCATTTGGTTTCAAGAATTTTTTATTAACTTCTTCTTTTAGTATTCTTCTTATTTGTTCCTCTAAATTAGTTGGGCCGAATCTTTCATCTAACTCATCGTCGGCAACTTGTTGGATATTTGGTAAGAAGTCATTCATTGTTATATTATATATTGTAGGTAAATAGAATTCTTTATACCATTGGAATAAATCATCAAGATTTTTAAATGACGTTCTATCTTCAATTCTTCTAAAGAAACTACCGTCACTACCAAAATCAACAATTTTTTTATTTGTATCGTCATTATACAGCGCATACCAATCAAGTTCGACTGGAGTATATTCGTTTCCGTCCCAAAACGGAGTTGCAACTAAATGAATATGTTCTATAATATTAGATAAAAAATGTCCTGTTTTTATTTTTGTACTCCAATAAAGAACCCCATCAAAACTAGTATGAATTTTAAATTCTTTATATTCTGTAGGTATATTTTTATTATTAATATTCTCTATTAATATTTCATGTGCAAAATCGTAAGGTATTCTTTCATCAATTAATTCAGCCAATTCAGTAAAAGAGACACCAATAATTTTTTTGGCTTCGTAGTACCCTAACTCATTTACGATATTTTTTATTTTATTTTTAAATTTTTCTGTCATTTTAATTTCCGCAATTAATGTGGTAATATTCTTTTATTTTTTCACCATATTTGTCTTTCATATAATCATACATAAAATAATAAGATTCATTCCACTCTCCTGAATTATCATCCATATCACTAAAATAAGTCCAATACATAGCATCAATTACCGCCTCTATAATTACTTCTAATAATTCTTCACCACTTACATATCTACATATATTATCAGGTCTATAAATCGCACTCATTCTATATAATAACTCATCATCAAGTAAATTAATTCTTCTTCTGACTCTTGAGTTAATATTTGTATTTTCTTTTAAAATTTTAGTAAAGTTTTCTTCCAAAAAATTATAATCATCCTTGTCTATTTCAACAGGATGAACATTAATCCAACTAAATGATAAATATTTAGGAGGTTTACCTCCATGTATGGTATTAAATGTTGAAATAAATATTTCTTTTAATTTATCAATCCATTCATCCCTTGAACCTATCAAATCACCAAATGTATAATCACTATTATCACCAAAAAAAGGTAATTCTTTATAATCATAATATTTTCTCCACTGATTACCTACCCAATCTTCATCAAGATAGATATCACCATTCATATACAGATAATTTTGATTGTTATTAACCCCAACTTGTGTTAATTCAATACCTTTAAACCAGTCAAATTTATTTGATAATTTTTTATTCAAAATCTTGTTTAATATATTTAACTCAATATAATTTGATGTTATATTATCTTTCATTATCAAATATTTATTTTTATGTTCTTAATTTTACACACAAGTTTAATAACTATAAATATTTATCCTATATGAAATATCTTATTACTGAAAGTAAAATCAATTCGTCGATTGAAAGATTTCTTAAAAGTACTTTTAATGATGTTGTTGATGTTAAATTCAAAAAGGTTGGGGTATGGTTGGCATCAGAGGATAGACGTATTGAAAGAACCAACATTCAAATACTAATTGACCCCGAAGGAATATTAAAGGGCAACTTTAAACCAAATAAGGGAGTCTTAATTGGTCATGATTTAAAAAGAGAAATTTGGAGAACAATTGATTCCATGTTTGGTTTGAATATGGAAGAATATGGTTCAGAGTGGGATGTTGAATTTTTCGTATTAAGTATTTATTAATACAATGAAATATCTAATCTCCGAATCTCGAATTGAAAATGTAATATTTAAGTATCTTGACAATCAGGATTTTGTTTATATGGAGTATGGAATAAACGGTTATTTCCTTAATTCAAATAAAGATGAATATGCTCAGATTAAATTTAATAATAAGAGTCATTGGTGTACAATTGATAGGAAATTAATGGAAGAAATTGCTTCTTTCTTTTCTTTGAAAAATATAGATTCCATTTCGTCAATCGCTAAGTGGGTTGAGGATAAAACTGGTACTCATTATAGAGCAGTTGACGTTCAATCAGATATAGTCGTATATTATTTTTAAAAACATGAGCAGTATGCTCAAAAAACACAACTTAATATTATTACAGATTAATTTAGTGAGATATCAATTTATCCTAAAATAAAACCCCATATTTTATATTAACGTCTAGGATATATCAAATCACCATTTTTTGCTATTACTTTAATATAAATTTGATGTATGTATGCCGATGGTCTATCAAGACCTGCCATTTTAAATATAAACATCAAATGTTTATCAACTAAATAATGTGGGTCAAACCCTTTCATATACATATTATTTTCATTGATTTTAGGGTCATTTAAATACATATTTAATTCCAAATCATAGAATGGGAATTCTTCGTCTCCATCCCAATCCATTTTTGTTTCAATATGGTCAAGCATCGGATATATTTCTTTAATATAATCTGAGTTTACAATTTTATTTACTATTTTGTCGTTAAGTATCATGTATTTAAAAATCGGGATATTTTCTTTTACATATAATGTCTTGTATGTCATGAAGATATGTGTCTAAAATATCGTATTTAGAACTTAAATTTTTCATATCTTTTTTCATTTTTTCAACAATCTTATCTACCTTCTCAACGTCATCTTTGTGTATATCAATAGAATTTAATAAATCTAATAGTTCTTCAGAAGTATTAACATTTAAAATATTACAGATATTAATATTTTCTCTAATTATTCTAGTTATAATTTTTTTTAATCCCATTTTAATCCTTTATATAATTATCGGGTATTATTGATAATACTTCTTGGTCACTAACGGACATTTGTGCGATTGAATCGAGCTTAACTCCATTTATTTCTGTCACATAAATCCAAATCATTTTTTTATTTAAGTTACCATCATTAAAACTTCCAACTTCTGCTCCCATATCCATAAGATAGTCCTCAAGCCAAGAGTATAGAACCTGCATATCTTTAACTTTATCCAATTCAGGTATAATTAAATTAACATTCGCATTATAATGTTCAACATCATCTATATCAGCATCTTCAAGTTCAGTCATTATAAATGGTAATTCAAAAGGAACCATATTCTCTACCTCATCCGCGGCGGAACAATAAAGATATCCTCCAAGTTTGGTTTGTATTATTGCATTTAGATATGGATATTTTTTTGTTATGTTTAATAATTCATTAATACCCCCAAAAAATTTGGCTATGTGTAAAATATCATTATTCTTATCAATCATTCCAAATATTTTATCCGCTAATTTTTCCATGATATTTTTTTTTTAAATTATTTTTTTATATACCTATTATTATCATAAAGTTCGGTAACGATGTCAAAAATTTCATCAATAATATTATCACTTAAATTATGATAAATTACACCAAACTCGTTATCTGCTTGCCATATATCTTTATCCCAAACAATTACTGCAACTTTAGATGGGCCTAAATAAACTATTTCTTTATATGTTGATTCATTTTCACCATAAAAAATTGGTTCCTTGTCAATTTCACCCAAACTGAATCCATAACCTAATTCTTTAAAAAAAGTTTGTATGAATTCTTGTTTTATATTCCTATTTAAATACTCATCACCAACAATACTCCATAGTTTAGTATAAGTCATAGTTGTAAATTTTAAAGTATTGAATAGTCCGTATTTTTCCATTTCTTTAATTAAACTATCCTTTAATCTAAAATTTTCTTTCAGTATCTTTATTATTTTTTCTTTTAACATCATTTCATAATAAATAGTCTTTTTTATAAATAAAAACCTCAGTGAGTAGCGAATTCACCGAGGTTAAATGTGGCATAACCACAACGGTCCTAAGCCCGTATTTTTAATATTTTTGTTATCTATAAATAGTATGAAAAAAATTTTTGAAAATGCTTGTGGGAATGAATAAGTTTCCGTAAATTTGTTGTAAATATTAAAAACATGAAATACATTTCTTTAATCTTATTGTCTTTTTTGGTTTACTCTTGTAAAACTGTTGAGCTTACAGATGGAACTCGTATTACAAAACGACAAGAAAGAAAGATTTATGAAAAGGTATTCAACGATACCTTTGGTCAGATGACCGAAGAAGAAGTTCATCTGTTTGAGGGTGTTAATTTTCAGGTTGACACTTCCTCAGTTGAAACTTCTGAGCGAGTGATTGATGTATACATCGACACATCTTATGTTGTTGAGCCTTCTTTAATTATCTACAAGGAACTCATTCCGTCTGTTGGTGATACATCTATCACTTATATGGATGACTTAATTATTGTTGATGGTGTCAAATATGTTAGTTTTGAAGAACATATTTGGGTTGACTACAAAATTGTTGAAATTTACGAATAATTACTTACCCATCTGATACGTCTGGCTAGTTTGAGTTTTGGTACTTGTTTGGACTCCTGATTTAGGTCCTAAAGTACTAGTGTCTCTTAGTTTTGTATACATATACCATAGAGTTGAAATGCTCAATCCTTCCATAATTTTACTAAGATTGTTTGCCAAGTATTTAAATTCGTTGTCGAGATAAGCTGTAAAATTACTTATTAAAGTATCTTTATATGATTTTTTAAATGAGTTCCAAACGGAATTAATTTGTGCTTCAGTGATGGAACCTCCTGTTTTATCTAAAGTCCCTTTACCATACATCGATTCAAAAACTGATAAATCTAATGTTGTAACTAATTTCTTATCACTTATTATTTTATCAATATTTGCACTATCCTCAGGTGTTAGAAACACACCAACTAAACCTCTTTTTAATGTTGTATTAATTGCTTGTATAATTTGTTCATTCGTTTTACCAACAAAATTGTCTATAGCATAACCATCTTTAATATTCGCTCTTTGTGCTTCAGGTATTAATAATACAGACAACGCACTTGCGATTGTTGCTAAATTTGGGGGAATTCTTGAAGAAATATTATTCAAGTCAAACGTTTTTTGTCCTGAAGCTCTTTGTTCTGCGGACATTGATAAGGTTACTTTTCCATTTTTCGACCCGTTTAGTTGGTCCATCATTCTTCTTAACACTAATAAACCATTATGTGTTGCAATAACTTCAGTTTCCACTGGTAATTTACCTAAATCAAAACTAATACTACCTTTATTAGTTAGTTCTGATGTTCCGACCTTCACATAGTCAACATACTGTCCAGCATCTGATGCTGGCTGAAATCCTGATAAAAACAATTTGGTATCACCTGTACTTTTTGAAACCAAGTCTCCTATAGTACTTTTAAAATAAAAATTTTCTTGTTTAGCGTCTCCTTTCAATCCAAATGTTGAATTTTTATTACCTTTACCAATAAAATTTGGCATTCTTTCGGGACTTGTTGAGGCCACTATCGATTTTGCAACTTCGGTTAATAAACCATAAAGTTTTTTAATTTCATTTTTTTCAGACTCAGTTAATATAAATTTTTTTGACATAATAATAAATATAACAAATTAAAAGATTTTTTATCATCCCTTGGTATTGATTTCAAAAATATTTTTCATTATAATAAAGTTAGATTACACATACTAATAACAATATAAAATGAAAAATAAAGAAAGGTTAATTGAAAATATATTTCAAATTTTAGCATTAATCACAATATCTTTAATGTTGTTTGTTAGTTGTTAACCCCTATTGTATCATCTTCAAATTCACTTTCTAACATTAGGTCGGTATTGATGCTGTCTTTTTCAATATCACAACAGTTTTTATCACATTTACAGTTATAGTTATGTGTTGATTGGTCACAAGACATAATCATAACACTAAAAGATAATATTAGTAATATTTTTTTCATATTTATTTTGTATAAAATTGAGTAATATCAATTAATTGTTTAGTTTTCTTATCGTATATTTTTTTACTGTCACCTATCGCAACCCAATCTACATTATATCTTCCTAGTTGTTCCCATTTTGGTCCATTATTTTTGACTTGTATTAAGATAATACCATAATCATCTCTTTTAACAATCAAGTCAACCCCAAATAACATATCGATAAAATCTCCGTTACCCCCTTGGTATAAAATTTCAAATCCATTTCCTTTAAGGAAATCAACTATTCTATTCTCACTTTCCTCACCTAAGCTAGAATTATATTTTATATTATATGTATAATCAAATAACTCTTCGGAAGTTTTAAAAAACTCATTAATCCAATATTTTAATTTTGGTTTAACACTTTTAGTTAGAAAATTTTTTACCTCTTCATCAGTTCTTTTTTTTGAGTTTAACCACTGACTAACATTATCTATCTTATCAATTTTTTCAATAACATCAGTTAGTAACTCTGATAAATCTCTATAATTAGTATTTAATTTATTAATATAATTCCACTCTCCGTTTATATATACTTGTGTTTTATTGGAGATGTCGTTGAGTTTTTCCTCAATATATGAATCTGAGTATTTACCAGTTTTTCTAATTAACTCAATTCCTTCTCTAAAATTTTCAATAATTTTCTCAGGTATGTTTGTTTGGATGTTTTTAATTTTTTCATCAATTAATTTCCTCATACCTAATCCATTATAATCAACAATCCAAGGTCCTAAGTTATTAAATGCCTTACATACAGTTTTTTTTGGTTCTCCGAATCTTTGACATGGTAAATATTTCTCACTATTTTCATTAATAGAAATCACTTTTATAATTTCTTTAACTCTATTAATTTCTTCCTGTAGTAATCTCATATCAATAAATATAAATAAAGCGGTATTTATAGAAAATGAATAAAAATACTTTAAATAAGATAATTTTGTAACTCATATTTTATTCAATTATAATTCAATGAAATTAACAAAACAAAACATAATAAAACTATTATCGGTATCATCTTTAAACGAAATTGAAGTTAATGGATATAAATTTGAATTTTCAGATTTGTTTATATCAACCTTTTTCAATTCAATAACTTTATACTATAAAATAGTAAAAATGCCATCATCTTACTTTATCAGCGGTGATGAACTAATTTCATATATTAGTGAAAGAGTTGGGACTTTTTTTAGGATTTCCACAGTACCTGAAAAAATTTATGTCAGTTTAATAGATTTAGAAGATAATGAAAATAGTATGGGTTTATTTTATTTTTACGCTTCAAATAATATTTTAGAAAAGATTGATAAAAAACTTTCATCAATACATACTCTAACAATTGATGGTGTTAAATATAATGTTTCTAATTTAAATTTATCAATACCTAAAACTGCCAACGTTTTATATACAAATTTTGATTTAAATTTTTATGTTGACAATGAATCTTGGGACAATATTATGTCTAACTATACTTTAATAGACCCAACTGATATACCTGAAATTCAATTTTTAGTGTCCTTTATTGAAAAAAAATCTAAATATATTAGGATTATATTACGTCCGCATAAGAACTAAAAATAACTTCTTGTATTAATGGACAATATCTTTTCATTGTGTCCTCAATAAAATTTTGAAAGAAATCTTTGTTATTAAACGTTCTTGGGAATCCATTAACCACTATTGTAAATTGCCCAATACTTTCAAGTATGTCTATTTTATTAATAATTAAATGAGTTACTCCATTTATATTTGATGCCTTTACTAGGTCATCAATATTTGTCCATTTAATTTGTCTAGCTCTACCAGTAGTTGAGCCGTACTCATTACCTAATTCTCTAATTTTATCAAATATATCACTATTATCTTCAAATTTTTTAGAGCCAACATAAGTATTATAAGCCTTTGCAACTCCATAAACTTTTCTTATTTTTTGTGGTGGAACTCCGTTTAAAATAGCACTTCCAACAGTACAATGTGATGATGTCACATAAGGGTAATCACCCCAATCAATATCAAGTTCAAATCCTTGTGCCCCTTCAAATAATATTTTACTATCTGAGTTACCGTGTAATTCCTGATAGATGTCAATTATATAATCTTTTAATAACTCGCTATTATCTTCAACTCGTTTTCCCTTTCTAAAATATTTGTCCCTATATGCGGGACCATTACCTGTTTTCGTTGTCCCTATTTTACTTTCATTAAATTCTTCTATAAGATGTTCATCAGTTATTAAATTAACTCTTTTATCTATAAAAAGTTTTCCTTTAATTTCAACACCTTCTTTTTCAAGTGTTTCAATTTCTTTCATTAAAGATTCTACATTTAATACACATCCAGGACCTATTATTGATTTTATACCATTAACAATTCCTGATGGTATAAAATGCGTTACCATTTTTTTACCGTCTTTATAAATTGTGTGACCCGCATTACCTCCTCCATTATATCGGATAACATGAGTATATTCATTATCAATCTTTGATAAGGTATTACATACTTTCCCTTTTCCAGTATCCCCAGCTTGTAGGTCTACAATTACATCTGCATATTTAATCATTTAATATATTTTAATCTTCTTAGTTTATTTAAGTCCATTGTAAAATCATTGGGAATTAATTGTCTTAATGGTTTAACATTTGGATTCCTCTGAGTAGCATACTGAAACAGTGTTTTTACATCGGTTCCAACGTTTATTATACCTGTTTCATTAGATAAAGTCAAATCTCTTATCATTGGTGCTATCACATCAACATAGTCTTTATTGACCAATCTATTTGTATATGCAAATTCATATGGATACTCTTGGGAACCAAAAGAAGTCCTTATTATTAGGGAATTTTTATGTCCTCTAACTGAACATTCTCCACCTAATTTTGTCCAAGCATAATAATTAAAAGGATTTAAAGAATCGTTTTCTCTATGTTCCGTTCCCTTTGGGTTATAGACATAGTCAGTAGAAATATATACAAGTCTAATATTATTTTTAATACAGTATTTAACAACATTAGCAGTACCTTTTATATTAGTTTCAATAGCATCAATAGGATTATTATCAATCTCAACTGAATTAGTTTTCGCAGCCGCTAATAGAATTATTTTTGGTCTTAATGAATCTAACTTTAAAAAAAGTTCATTTTCACTTCTAATGTCAACTTCACTACCACAAAGTATAAAATCACTATTTTTTTTGAACTCGGAGCCTAAGAGCCCTGTTCCACCTAAAACTATAACATTCATATCAAAAAAATAAAAATATTAAAATTAACCAAATAATTGTTGCGTTTAATATATGTCTCAAATATTCATTTAACTCTTCTTTAAATAAAGGTTTTGGTACTTTAAATGAATATAAATACATTCTAATCATTACCAAAAAAAGATTCATCAACAAGTAACTGTGTAGCATTTTCTTTAACGTTTAAAATTAATCCATCTTTATTAACTATAAAACCATACTTGTTTAAAGTTTTATTAATAACTCTCATAGTTTTAGAATTATTAAGTTTAGTAACAAAAAGATAATCCTTATTAATTATTTTTTTACCATTTGTTGTAAGATAAAAATATCTATCGTCAATTTCTCTTACTGAAGTATCATACTTTTTATCTGTTTTTTCACATGGTCTGGACTCAATAGTCCATCCTTGTGATTCCATTAATTCTTCTTTGGACAAACAAAATTGATTTACAAAGTTTTTAATTTCGTAATATGGATAAATCTCAGTCATACAGATAGTAATAAATTATGTTTTTCATTATTAAATACGTCACAAAAAACTCTAAAAGTGTTTAAATTATTTTGAGTCACGACTCTACACAATAGGTTAGCCTCTTCATAAAATTTTTCTATAACTTTATAATATTCATAAACTTTATCTTGCTCAACATGACTAACTAAATAATAAACAGATAATAGATTATCTCTGTATTGAAATGAAACTTTATTAAAATCTAATCCATATTTAGGTATTAACCTTTCTTTGATTAGTTTTAAATATAATTTATCTTGTGGATTCATTATTTATTTTTTCTTCAGGTGTGAGTAATCCTTTTCCGAATTTTTCTTTTCTATCCCAATATCTCTCTTTAACGTGTTGATGAATCGGTCTTGGTTTTCCGTCTTCATCAATTCTAACAAATACTATTTTGGTTTGAGTGACTATATCTTGTTCGCCAGTATAGACATTATGTTTCCTTACTTCAATGTAAAGTGTTACGGATGTATTACCAAAAGAAACCACATCACCATAAACTTTTAAAATACTTCCAACTTTTACTGGTCTTTTAAATAATAGTTCATCTATTTTAAGAGTAACTATTTTTTGTGTATCACAAATTTGTGAAGCGTATGAAGCAGCGGCATCATCAATAAGTCCAAGTAATAAACCTCCGAACATATTATCGTGAATCCCGATGTCACCTTTTTTACATATATATGTGGTAATTAACTCCATTAAACAAAACTAAAATTATTTTGAGCCAATTTTAATGATTCTGAAATTTGTTTTGTAATCATATAAGGACAAGCATTTGATGCTGGTCTTCTATCTTCCAAATAACCTCTCCATCCGTTTTTAACTGTGGTTTGTGGAATACGAATTGATGCACCTCTGTCACTCACACCCCAACTAAACTTATCAATAGACTGAGTTTCATGTTTACCTGTAAGTCTTTGTTCATTATCTGAACCATAAACCGAAATATGTTTGTCGTGGTTTGTTTTAAATACACGGAAGATTTCATCAAATAGTTCCTTTCCGCCTTCTTCTCTCATTTGTTTGGTTGAGAAATTTGTGTGCATTCCTGACCCATTCCAATCTGTATCACCAAGTGGTTTTGGGTGATATTCAATTGACACTTTGTAAGACTCTGAAAGCCTATTAAGAATGTATCTTGCAAGTGTTAGTTGGTCGCAAGCATCAAGAGCTCCTTTACCCATAACTTGGAATTCCCATTGACCGAGTGCCACTTCAGCATTGATTCCTGTCATATTAAGTCCTGCGGCCAAACATAGGTCCAAATGATGTTCAATAATATCTCGTCCTGAAATGTTTTCCGAACCAATTCCACAATAGTATTCTCCTTGTGGTTTTGGTGTTATACCATTATGCCCTAATGGTAATCCATCTTTATAAATGAAGAACTCTTGCTCAAAACCAAGCCAAAGATTTGGGTCATCCGCAACCTTTGCTCTCATATTTGACTCATGTGGAGTTTCATCAACATTTAAGACTTCACACAATACAAGATACCCATTCTTTCTTTGTGGGTCTTTAATCATTTTAACAGGTTTCAAAAGACAATCTGAGTCAATACCTTCAGCTTGTTTTGTTGATGAGCCATCAAAACTCCATATTGGTAGGTCTGTTATTGTAAAATCTTCTTTTGTGAAGTTAATTACCTTTGTTTTACTTCTAAGGTTTGGTTCGGGAGTATATCCATCTAACCAAATGTATTCAAATTTATATATCATTATTAATCAGGTATTTTTAGACCAAGTTCTTTACTAGCCAAAGTGAATGCGTCAACTCTACTTAATTTATTAATATTTGTGTACTTATCAACTAATTTAATAAGTTCATCTCCGATGTTTTCATTATGTGCTAACCACATAAGTTCTTCAATATAATCTTCATTAGAATAACTCATGTCACAATTATAATTAGGTTAGTTTTATTAGTCAATTTTTATAAATAAAAAAAGGGTCAATAGACCCTTATATTTTTTTTAAAATTATTTTTTTTAAAATTCGTTCAATAACGTATATGTAAAAGTTTTAAGACCTGACGATTTACATTTTGACAATAATTCCGCAAATTCTTTAGGATTATTTAAAACTTGACATCCCGCAGACCATTTATCAATTAGTTTTGAGATAGCACTAGAGTTAGCTCTGTGAATATTAATTCCAAATAAACCAGTATCTGTTATTTTAGTTTCTTCCGCAATAATATCTTTATCACCATCTCTATAAACTGTAATTGGTTTAATTTGGGTTAAAGCCTCGTACTTTCCTTGGTGTAACCCGATTTTCCATGAATCGACCCATTGTCCATGTTTTAAAAGTGCGGCTCCTTTAGGATTTAAAAGATTTTTTAACCAATGTGTTCCAGGATTTGTTGTTGCAGTATACCAATTTATTTTATCATTTTCAACTACCCCAATCAAATCATCAAATACATTAGGTTTATTTTCTTTTGAGCGGATACCAATTAACATAAATGGATACCATTTATATCCTAATTCTTCAAATTTTTTCTTTAGTTCTTCTACTGAATATTTTTTCATAACCTTAATTTATTTTATAAATACTTTTTTAAAATAAAAAAGGTAGGTTACCCTACCTTTTTAAACTTATAATTAAATTACTTTAGTCTTGCCATATTTTTTTAACCTCGATTGTTCCATCAGAGTAATGTATGTATATAAAGTTAAGCCCTTTTTCCATCAAAGCATCTTCAATGGTATTATACTTAATAGGATTTTCATACAATTTATTGTATGACCTAATTTCAACAAAATCAATATCAGATACATTTCCATTATTAACGGCGGTTGCAGTTCTTGTTATAACACACTGTGAATAGTTATTATCCATAACGTTATCAGTATTAGAACCATTAATAGAAATTACTTCAAAAAAATAAGTGTTACTACCACCAGCAGGTATCGCACAACTTGTTGAACTGAAGCACAGGTTTGTTGATATATACCCAGTACTTGATGGGAAGTAAACTGTTTGTCCAGGTAACAAAGTTCCACTCCAAGTATATACTTGTACACATGGTTGTGACCATGGAAATGGTGGTGGTGGGCAATTAACCCATCCTCTTCTATATGTTAGAGATGTTATATTTGTTGTTCCATTATTTTTAATTCCCCATCTAAAACTTACAGATTGACTACTAGTTGTTAATGTAGGGGTAGTTGGTGTTACGAAGAATGCCAAAGCATCAGTTCCAGGTTCTACAGTTTGTATAATTGTAAACTGAGATTGAGCATTATTATCATTCTGATTTGTTTCAGTAACACTACCCATATAATTAACCTTTGCTAACACATATCTATTGCCAGGTAATGAACCAACATTATAAGTTAGCGTATCATTTTGATTAGATGTTCCTCCTCCTAAATTATTTGAAGTAGTCCCTATTACAATATCATCAGAATCACCCCAAATTGCATTGTTTGATATTCTATATTGAGTCATAACCGTTACTTCAGGATATGTTGGGTTTTGTGTTCCAATATTACAATTTATCGTAATATTTGAGTTTGTATTAACTGAATTTGGTATAACACTTATTGAACTAATTAAGAAATTATGTACCAAGGATGGAGGAGGAGGTGGTGGAGGTGGTGTTCCTCCAGGATTTGGAGTTGCAATAATAGCATCTCTTAAATTAATTCTACCATAACCAAGTTCGTTACTTCTAGTTGAGTAAGGCCAGTTGGAGTTATTAGAATAGATATATCCACCTACTTTTTCAGCGGTAGATGAAAGTATTTGTAATATTTGGTCATCAGTTAGTTCCCAATTTTTATAAAAACAAAATGCCGCAGAAGCCGCAAATATTGGACATGAAAATGATGTTCCACTGATTGATGTATAATCACCTGTATTATATCCCGCAGTTCCTGGTCTGTCTACAGTTCTAATTGAAACACCAGGTGCAGATATATCACAAATCTGACCATAATTAGAAAAACTTGCCCTTACATCACTTTGTGATGTTGCTCCTATACCCCATACATTATTGTAATTTGCAGGATATTGATTTGCGGTCCCTGAATATCCATTTCCCGATGATGCGACAACAACCATACCTTTACCTTCTCTTGCTGTCGTTCTTGCAGATTCAAACGCCGCTTCAAGAGCTGCTGAATATGATGAACCTCCATATGACATCGCAATTGCCACACAATTTGGGTTAGCCATAGCCGCGTTTACTGCGTTTATTTGGATTACCGCAGTTGTCGCAAAACTACCTCCAGCGTAAACATTAGACATAATATTTACAGGCATTACTTTAACTTTGTTGTTACCAACACTACTAACACCTAATCCGTTGTTAGTGATTGCGGCGATTGTTCCACTACATGTTGTACCGTGTTTATCTTCAGCATTCACATATGGGATTGATGTGGTACTGTTAACCGCATTAAATGGATTTACAACGTTTTGACCTAAATCAGGTATAGTTAAATCAAGTCCCCCATCAAACATTGCAACACTTACATATGGATTATCTGAAGGAACTAAATCCCAAGCTTCGTCAGCATCAATGTCTTTATCAGTTGATTGTTTTAAATGCCAGCAAGATGAAAATTCAGTGTCGTTTGGGATGTAATCCAATTTCATCTCCATTTCCTCATCTTTCCACACATTTTTAATAAAACTGAAATCTTTACAGATTTCTAAAAATCTATCCTGAGTTAAATTATCAGGTAATAAAACTACATACCAACCTAGTTGGTCAAATTCGGCAACTATTTTAGCAAAGTTACCTTCAATAAATGATTCTGTTAGTGACTCCATTCCTTTTTTTGGAACCACTATGACTTGTTTGTCTACATTTTTGGATAAATCATATTGGCCATATCCAAAAATGAAAGAGAAACAAAAAGTTAATAGAAAAAATAATTTTTTCATTTTTTTTTAAAAAATATAAATATGTTTATTAATAACAGAGAGCATAGGTCAGTTCACTCTGTATTTTGTATAATCTGAATGTATTGGTATACTGTTTGGAAAATAATATTTTTCTTTACTATTATTATAATATATTATTTTATAAAATCCGTCAGGTACTGTAGCCCCTGAGGGTAATTTTTTTGATTTTTTACTATATATAACTCTTATCTCAACATAAACTGAGTATTTTTTAGATATTTCTCGTTCGTAAAATTCTAAGTTTTTCCATACACCTCTGTTTAATTTTTCATGTTGTAAAACACAATTTAAATAAGAAAAAGTTATTTTTAATAAATCTTTATCGCAGTTAAAGTCTGCGGCAGGGGCTAAATGTCCTTTATCCCATTCATTATTTTCATAGTCTTTTGAATCTGAGGTTACTATACTGTCGCAAGTATAAAAATCAAGACCTTTTCTGGATATTTGTCCTTCACTACACCTTATATTATATTCTATCCACTTTGGTTGTTGTAATATTTCAGAATAAACAACATCAAAAATAGAAGTCCTTATATAAACAGAATCCCTCAGTTGTCCGAGGGATGTTAAATGTAAAAATATGAAATAAAATATTAAAACTAACCTCATAACATTCTCAACTTACATTCATAAATACCAGTAATTTTATAATATTTCAAATTAATATTTTTATTTATGTCTACGTAATTTACATGTTAGTCGTGTTCTATTTCATTAATAGGAATTGGTTCCTCATAAATAATAACTTCACAATATGTTATATCAGTACAATTAGTACCTTCAACCTCAACAGTTAATGTAACAATATATGCACCAGGTAATTCATAAAAATGTGATGGTGAATATTCAATAGAATTTTGCCCATCACCAAAATCCCAATAAAATAATAAATTATATCCATTAATTAATGGAGTTAAATTAGTAAAATACACAGTATCACCAATACAGGTATTATCACATATTATTTCAGCTAAAACTCCAACAGGATTTAATAAAACTTCTAATTGTAATTCACATCCTGTTACTGTGGTCACATTACACCAAAGGGTATCATAATCCTGTGGTCCTATAGTAATTACTCTTGTTGTGTCACCAGTTGGTACCCATTCATATGTTGCAAATCCTTCAGGACCTTCAACAAGAATAGAATCACTATCTAAACAATAACTAACTTGTGTTTCAATTGGTCCGCAAGAAATTGCGTCAATATATGCGTAACCATAGTGAGCACCTAATTCACAATCACCTGTTTCAAACTCTAGTGTTACAACTTGTCCGATATAACCTGATAAATCTAATGTAATAACTCTCCAATCACTCCAAGCAACTTGTACTAAGTTTCCTTGGGAATCAATCTCAGTACAATAATTATACCCGCTTAAGTTGGGTCCTGCGGTAACCATGTATTCGGTACACGGAATTACATTTCCATTTTGTAATCTAACTCTAGATTGAAACCTTGGTTGGTCTCCATCATTATGACCTGGGTCTTGTAATACAACAGCATAAGCATATTGAATTAACGTAGAATTTGGGCTAACTGTAAACTGATAATAAAGACCTTCAGCTCTTGCTCCAACCGCATCGTTACCAAGTCTAGCGGAGAAATTACCCTGGTACACCATATTTAATCCACCACAACTGTGTGGGTCAATTCCTTGTGTCATAATGGTTTGTCTTCCGTTCAAAATACCATTTGTTGGTAAATTTATAGGACAACATGTACCTCGTCTACCTGACCAATTTGTAAAGTTTCCAAGTTCAAAATTAGAGTTCAAACATTGTGAAAACGTTAAATTAGGAAAAATTAATAAGAGTAAAATTATGATTTTTTTAATGTGTGCCATTTCTTAACGAAACCCCATGTTTTAAACCCGTAATAAAATCATTAATGTCTTCATCATTTTTAATAAATCTACCAATAGCATACCCAATCTCATTTCCTATATCGGATATGTCCCCATTGTCATAATCAATTTGTCCGACCGCAAATTCAATCTCAACTATCATTTTTTCAAATTCATTCATAATTTATCTTATTAAAACTATATGACCAAATTTAACTTGACTATCAAATTTATTTTCTATAGTATATTCAATTTTATATTGGAATACTGTAGGACCAGAATAATAAAAATCACCTCCCATCCAAACTTCATACTGATTATTAGTTTTAAATACTAATTCACCATAATTTGAATATATCTCAAAATTAAATTTTGAAAAAACCTCATCACTATAAACTTTAACATAGTCGTTATCCCCATCATTATTTGGCGAAAATGCGTTAGGTATATATAACGAATCTGACTGAGATAATAATTTAAATGGTACTATAAAAAATAATAAAAATATAATTCTTTTCATAATTGTCCTATATTTTTTAAATAACCAATGTAGTCTCTCTGATTGGTTAGATTATATAAATTTTCGTTTACTTTAATAATATACTCGTCAGTCTTTATTCTATTTTTTTTGAATTGTTTAGTTAGTAATTCAATATTTTTTATAGACTCTCTAACTTTCAAGTAATCATAACTACCTATTAATTTCTCCATAATTCTATATTTTTTTCCACTTATTATCTGAATCCAATTCAAATGTTCCAATGTGGTTTTCTTTCCACTCGGTTGGTTTGATTAATGATAAGAAATACTCTCCACTTTTTCTACGATACAAATAATATTCTTGTCCAATAACTGGTTGAAAATTATATGTCGCATTATATACAATACTATTCCACTCAAATTCCTGAAGTAGTTTTTCATATTGTTCTTTTATCTCCTCGTATTTTTTATTGAAGTAATGATTGGTTTTTAAAATCTTTTCATTCTTCCAAGTTGATACATTGTCAGGTATTATAACTGGTGCCCCAATGTTTGTTGCATATGGAAGAAGATGAGCATAATAACCACGCTCTTCACTCCATACAACATTGTCGGGATATTTCTTTTTTGGTTGTTCGTAACTCATTACACTTGGTAGGTCAGAATAATTACACCACAGGTCATCTTCCATCATAGTGGATTAATTGGATAGTGGGGCCTTAATAGTTGGGTGTGATTGGTAATCTATTAAATAAAAATCATCAGGTACAAAGTCTTTTAAATTTTTATTATATTCACCCTCTCTATAATCCACACCTAATTTAGGCAAATCATAAGGTTCTCTTCCAATTTGTTCTTTTGCCTGTTCAATATGATTAAGATATAAGTGAGTATCACCCAAATTACCAATCAACTCATCAGGAACCATATTAACTTCTTTGGCAATGATTTCTAATAACAACCCATAACTAGCAATGTTGAATGGTAAACCTAAGAATGTATCTACTGAACGTTGATTCCACATTAAAGAGATTGCTCGTTTAGGTATTCCATGTGTATCTAAATGTACATCGGGATTGAATTGATTTTGTTGTTCTTCATTTGCAAACCCAAATCTTTTATCCCATAAAGATAACCTCTCTTCTAAACTCAACTCTCTTGTATAAAATTGAAAATCTGTATGACAAGGTGGCAAGACCATAGAATCCAACTCACCTACATTCCAAGCATTAACTTTATTACGTCTTGAGTCTGGGTCTGTTTTAAGTAGATTGATTGAGTTTGCGATTTGGTCTATACCTGGTTTAAAATTTATTTTATCTTGACTTCCATCCCGTTCTAATCCAATATGTAATGAAAATTCACCTCCCCAACTTCTCCATTGCTTACCATACACGGGACCTAATTCACCCCACTTCTTAGCAAACTCATCATCTGTTTTGATTTTGTTGATGAATTCTTCTTGCGTTAAAACTTTATCAGTAAATAAATGTGAAACATTTCCATCTTTAGTTGAATAAACACTTAAAACATCTTCATCTACTATCACATTTTTACAATAATTCTTATAAGCATCACCATCCCAAATATGGCAATTATTGTCAACAAGATATTTGATGTTGGTATCACCTCTTAGGAACCATAACAATTCTGTAGTGATTGTTTTGAATGGCATCTTTTTGGTTGTTAGAAGTGGAAACCCTTCTGACATCTTATGTCTGATTTGTCTTCCGAATACTGATAAGGTACCAGTACCTGTTCTGTCTTTCTTTTCTACTCCGTTATCAAGAATGTCTTGAAGTAGGTCTGTGTATGTTTTATCTAATGTGTTACTCATAACTTTCTATTGTTTTATCGTTGTAATTAGTGCAATTGTTCTTTCACACTCTTTCCAGTTTTTACAACCACTTAAATCTATTTGGATTATATTTCTTTTACTCATAACTTTCTATTGTTTTGTTTTTCCAATTAATAATATCATTTACAATTTCCTGATTTCTATCTAATACTCGTTTCGCTTCCGTGAAATCTTCTTCTGATACAAGTTTAGGATTTATACATTCTACTCTTGTTTCACCTTCTCTAACTGGTATCCAATATGAAATTATATTATCTTCTTCCTTTGGAGAGAATTTGTTAATAACTTCTTCTATCATTTTTGACACATCATTACTATCAATATTACTTACATTGATATAATGAATTAAAATAATTTTTTCTTTATTCATAACTTTTTATTGGTTTTCTATTTCTTCCCATTCTTTATGCTCATTATCACCAACTAACTTGTAGTATTTACCATCATTTTCCCAAATACAATCCCAATTTTCTTTTATTCTTGGGTTATCAGGATATGCTCTACCTGATTGGTCGTAGTTAAGATTGCCTTTTTTGATTTCCTTATTCATAATCTTGTTTTATCATAATTCTTCTATTTCATCTCTCAATGTATTAATCTTTGAATGGACATACTCCTCAAGCTCGTGAGATATCTCCAAATACTTTCTCCTCAGTTCGTGGAACTTTTCATCCTCAACTTCTTTGAATGATGAGTAATGTTTAAAACAATAGTGGAAACCTTCATTCTCCATTCTATAACGAACCATTTCAAACTCTTCAAGTTGTTCATCTAAATTATTTTTCCTGTTTTCAAAACCCATTTTAATTCGTTTAGCCAATTCAACATTCCACTCTTCAAAGGTAAGAGTTGAGCCAGGGTTGTCTTCCAAAAACTTCCAATACTGTGATTCAAGTGTTGCCATATTATTCAAAAACTTGTATTTTAGTTTCAATTTCTTTTAGTTCCGTCCAGTTACCCAAATAAGTAACCGCTCTCACCTTACGATTGTCAATCCAAATATATTCCTGACCATCTTTAATTCTTGGTTTATCCATAACCAATCCGTGATATTTAAATCCATTATCACCCAACCAAGTTTCAGTAACATCCCTATCTTTACTCTCACGTGCGGTGAAAAATGTTATGACGTTTCCTTCATCATACCACTTATTGATTATCCGTAATGCGTCAGGATAACACTTTGCCGTTGGGTATAAATGTGACTCCTCATTTTTTATATCATCACATATTGTCCCGTCAATATCAATTAAAAAAACTCTATTCATCTTATAATCTTAATCTCCGATTCAGTTTCAATTATCACACATCCCGAACATACAGGACAATATATGGAATCTGTTTCACCATACCTCTCACTGAACTCTTTGTTATTTTCCAATTCGTGTTTGAACCATTCAAAACTTGGGATATCTTCGTGTCCTATGAAAGTATTTACGTAGTTCTGATATAATTTCCATTCAACTGATGGATTGTTTAATTTATCAAATGATGGTTTCATATCATCCGCCCATTTTTGTTTCCACTCCTCAAATGTGAACGTAGATTTAGGATTCTTTTCTAGAAAGTTCCAGTATTGTGTTTCTAGTGTTGCCATTGTCTAATAATGTAAATCAATATATAAATTGTTATCATCTTTATATTTTAAACAACACCATCCTGGATGGTATTGGTCTTTCATTGAGTCATCCAATTCAACTATGAATTTTGATGGGTCTTCCATTTCATACTTTGGGTGTTCTCCGTTCTTTCTTCTTTTAATCTCCTCATTCATCCGATAGTTCTGTTCTTTATACATGTGATAATGGTCACCTTCCTTCAAAACAACACCCCATCCATGTTCTTCATAATACCTATCTTCGACCCTTTGGATTAAAACATTTGCGTCGTCAGGTAGTTCAGGATGTTCTTCCAAAAACTTCTTTAATTTTCCAACAGTAAGATAATCTTCATACCTACTTAAATCTTCAATAATGTTTATTTTCTTATTAGTATCCATAGTCCAAAATCAAAACATAAAAAATTAATTCCAAAATTGTATCTATTTCCATAACTCTTAGTTAGGAATATTGTTGGGACTATGGCAATTTGTTTAAAGTCCTCAGTCCAAGTTAAGTTAAAGAATGGTATTATTTTCATGTTATCCTAAATATTTTGACACGTTTATTGCCGAATTCATTGCGTCTGACCAATTTTTAATAATATGTTTTCCTCGTTTATTAAATGGTATTACTGATTTAATTCCATCATTATAAATGTGTTTTCTATCAAAATCGTCACCCTTTTTATATGACTTGGCGTATTTTTTCCACCACTTTTTAAACTCCTTATTATCGTAATCTTCAACAACAGGATTATACTCCTTATCAAAAATTCTATCCCCGATTGTTAATAAAGCTCCTCCACGATGTGAATAACCATAATAACCTTTAATCCCATCTTGTCCACTCATCAATGTTTTATCAGAGTTCGCGGTATTCCAAACAATAGCAACTCCGTGTGGATACTCTTCACAAACGGTCATTCCGTTTTTAAAATACCACCAAGCAGTATCAATATTACCTATATATTTTCCGTCTTTAGTTAGGAATGAATCCTCCAAAACATACTCATCATTATTTCCCCACTTGTGAGTTCCAATAACTCCATCAGTATATTTTTCAATTAACTTAACTTTTTCAGGGTCAACATTGGTCTGACCTTCCATTACCTGTCTTGGTATGAATCTAGAAACCAATTTGGTAAACCATAAATTAAGGTGAACTTTATTTAATTTACCATCCTGACTACTTGTATAGTGAGGGTATTTCTCAAACTTCAATATCATCTTACCTAGATATGGAGTTCTATTTTTAATTAATTTTTCAATCATTTTCTTTTTCAAACATGTGTTTAGTTGCAAGATATCCAATAAACATTCCAACCCATATCCCGCATAGGGTACATATAAGTAACATCATTACTCTTGTTCAATTATAACATTTCCACTAACTTCAATCAACTTCCCAGTCTCACGATTTGTAAAATAATATCCGTCAGAATGTTCTTCACTAATTACCTTTCCTGTTGAGTGATAGGTGATTATGGTATCAGGTCCAAGTACTTTAACTGTAAAGGTATCCCCGTATCCACCCATTTTACTCATTGTTGCGTCAGTACATGACACCATCACTATAGAGATTGTAATAACACTTAAAAAAATTTTTTTCATATTTAATTATTTTTTATTCTTAGTTAATTTTATGTTTAATAATTTTCCATTATTGATTTTGCTATTGATGAGTTAGACCATTCTTTAACTCCAGTAACCTCTTCACCACAATAATCAGGTAATTTTGTTAAAACATCTTCATATTCAATTTCAACAACAGACTTTCCATTTTGATAAACATCAATATCAATTTGGTTATTTTCATATTTTGTTTTGTATCTAATTTTTTCTAATTTTAAACTACATGAATGATATATTTCAAAACCTTCATCGATTGGTATTTTATATTCAAACTCTTGTCTAGTCTCATTATCAATTTTAAACTTAACAGTTATAAAGGCAGATGAATCATCAATAATTCTAACTCTAACTTGAGTTTTACTGTTATTTGAGATGTATCCTTGTTTAATTTTTTGTTTTTTAAGTCCTGATGGGAGGTACTTTAAAATAAATTTCCTTTCTTTTTCTATCATTTTATTTTTTTTCTAAGTTTTTAAAAAGGATGTTAGTGAGAGTCCCCAACATCCTTTTTTTCAGCATAAATTAAATAATCTGGGTTGATTACTTTTGCCACTTTATTACGTCCACCCGACTCATATTTAATCACAATACCTTCATGTGGTACTTTTGTACCTTCAATAAAGTTATTAAATGTATATTTGTCTTGTACCTCTTGAGACCATTTTCCGAAATGTAAGATTTCGACATATGGCAATTCTAAAAGATATTTAATCTGTAGTTTAGCATTAATAGGACTTAAATACTCTCCGTTTTCTTTAACATCGAACCCCACAAATTTAATATCATTTAAACCGTATTCATAGTTCTTTTGGATACCCGCACCATAGATTTCACCGTATATTGTAATCCCATCTCCAATTTCTGGTTCCATAGCGTTGTTTTTAACATAATCCCATAACTTCTTTTTGATTTGGTATTTGTCAGCAACCTCTCTCCACACATCAGTTGAATAAAACCCTTGTGAGTCGGACCCCTTTTCAACATTATGAGAACCATACACATACTCATACTCAATCCATTTATCCGCCAATCCAATAAACTTCTTAAACTTATCCCATAATGTTAATTTAGTTTTCTTAACAATCCCATAACGAGCATTTGTACCGTGAATTTTACGAGTAATTTCAACAGTATCTTCTTCGGTAAACATTCCTGCAACATTCTTCAAGTTTGGGAACTTATAGTAAACATGGAAGTTCGGGTTTTGGTGATATCTTACCTTTTTACCTGAAGATAATTGTATTTGTACTGCAGGTGGTTCGTATTTAAATATCTTTAATACATCCATCATGTCTTCACCTTCATCCCATTTTGTGTTAGCATGTTTAGCTACTTCACGAGCGTATTTTAAAGGAATGATTAAACATTCAGAATAAACACCTCTCAACTTAACAGTACGTACACGTTGACCTTTACGTAAATAATTAGTCACGTTCATCGCATCAGATAAATCTAAAGGAATAACCGCATCTGTAGTTGCAACAACTACTAAGTCGCCAGCTTGGTATTGTTCTTTTTGAATAATACAATTCCATCCTCCAATAACACCTTGTACAATGTTATCAGCGCCAGGTATTTCTTTAATTTCGTCAATACGTGCTACATAGCACACTGAATTATTATTTTCCATCATTTTCATTTTTTAACCATTTAGAATCTTTAGGTGTTTCATATACCTTAGTTGTTTTACTATAGTTACCACTCATAATATCATTATGTTTCTCAACAAATCTTTCATAAGCTTTATCGTACTTGTCATCTTCATCCCAAACATTACCATTTGTATGTGCATATGAATAACCTCCAATATTGTCAAGAATTGCATTTACCATGTCACCATTAAGTGTCCAACGAGCGGTATGTAAATCAATAAGTAAATTATGAAAGAATTTTTCTTTTTTTGTCATAAACTAATTTTAAACAAAGATAGTAAAAATATAATCAGTAACAAATTTATTTTTGGATGTATTTATAAAAAAAATATTACTATGTCCAAACGTTTCATAATTTCAGAAGACGAAAAAAAACAAATAAGAGGAATGTATAATTTAAACGAGGATTGGTTAGATGATACATTAGAATTTTTAAAGGATGTTGGGGAGGATGCGGTCGACTTTATTAAAGATAAGTTAGATTTAGATGATGATAGTGATGAGTCGGTTGAGGACATGGACTTTAGTAAAGACGAAAAAGAAAAAATAGATAAAGAGATTAATATTGTTAAGTCAGAAAAATTTAAATTTGAGTCAGGCGATGGTAAAATATCACCAGTTGATTTGTACAGAAAATTAGATTCAATTTTAAACAACAAAAAATTATCAATCGCATTAGTTGCTAATGCAGCTAAAGAATCTGGGTTTAAATGTAAATCGAGAGGTGATGGTGGTGACTATGCTAAAAAACACCCTGAATCAAGTATAGGTGGTTATTGTTCTTTTGGGTTATGGCAATACAATATATGTGGTGGATTAGGCATTGCGTTGTTAAAGGAATACGGGGTTGAGGATGAGTCTCCTGAAGAAAAGATGAAAGTATTATCTGATTGCGATAAACAAATCAAATTCATGGCAAAACATGTCCAAAGTAAAAAACCTTCAGGTGATAAAGGAATTAAAGGATGGATTGATTGGATTGTCGATAATGTTGAAAGACCTAAAAACCGTGAAGAAGCTAAAAGAAGTAGAAACTCTTGGGCGATTTCAAACATTGACATGTTTGATGCTGGAGATGAAATTAAAAAAAGTCTTAGGGTTTAAAATTTACCAAACGAAGACTTTTCTCTAATCTTATCAACTTCTTCTTGTACAAAAATAAGATATTTCCAAATTTTTTTTAAGTATTTCATAGTTTGATTTGAAATCTATCTTTCATTACTTGAATTTTATCTTCTGGAACACCATGAGTATTCACGCCCCCGTGTCGATTCTCAACAATAAAAGAAAATACTTTATAACCATACTTTTCAGCTAGTTTAAAGTAAGGTTCCATTTCCCACTCCTGTGTGAATGTATTTGAAACTACAATTTCAGGGTAGTATTGAGGATTTGCTTGATTATCTTTCATTTTTGTTTCAACCTCATCTCTACACCATTGGTGAGCGTTTTTTAGTTCATCAGGATTAAACTTATATTCACCTGTTTCTTTATCTATGAAGTACTGGTCGGCTTCACAAATAGCATAATTATTCCAAATAGCATGAGCAAACGTTGATTTACCTGAACCTGGTACTCCTCTAACAATAAAAAGTGTTTTCATCATAAAAATTATTTATTAAATCTTTTATATGCGTTTTCTGTAATTTTTACAAACTCACTGTATCTAAAACTATTTAAATTTTTTGAGTTAGTATATGACATTGCAGATTTTAAATAGTCTTTAAAGTTATCAACCCACGTATCTAACTTGTACTCAACTTTGTTAACCCTGTGTACCCCTTCAGATGTTTTAATATTCTTTCTACCCCATTTTTTTTGAACTTCTTTAGTACTCATACCTCTGAAGTCTTTGTAAAAAAACTTTCTGAGTTTTGGATAATTTGCCCACAATTTATTTGCAAATTTAGTAGAAATTTTTAATTTACCAAATAATTTAACAGGAGAACACGATTCTAAACTTTTATTTAACATTCCTCCTAACATAACATAATCCGCACCTAATGCAATGGCTTTAATAATATCATCATAGTTTCTAAAACCTCCATCAGCAACTATTTTAGTTGTATAACCATTATCCTTTTTAAATTGGTAACACTCATTAATTAGTGAAGCCATGGGATAATGAACACCAGTATTTGCTGAGGTTAGACAACCACTACCACCTCCGATACCGACCCTAATAAAACCAACCCCAATCTCTGCAAATTTTTTGTAGGTTTTTGGATTGGCAATATTACCAATCATTAATTTATCACCATTATTTTTTTCTAAAAACTTTTCACATAGTGAATATAATTTTTCCATATGACCATTTGCAATATCAACTAATAAATAATCATTAGTTACTACTAAATAATCAGTCAAAATTTCAAAGTCGTCCAAAGAAATAGACCTAAATTGATTTTCGGTAACATTCTCTCCTCTAGGTAAACAAACTGTAAATCCTAATTTTTCAAATAATTCAGAATTACCTTCATTTATCACAGTATCCATAGGGGAAACAATCAATGGTAGTTTACCAAATTCATCAGTAATATCTATTTCTGACCTAGACGAGATTGACGATAAAACTTCAGGTACTAAAACAATGTCTTTAAAATCAAATTTCATATTAAGGGATATATAATAAAGTGTATCTATCTTTATGTACCTCAATTTTTGGGTACCTTTCATTAAATTTCTTTAGATTAAATGGTCTAGTTATATAGTGAATACCGTTTTTAGTTGGGATTGGTTCGCTCATCGGTACATTATCAGTCTCTGATTGTAACTCAATAGCATATAAAACCAGATTAGCAATCTCAGTTTTTTTATCAGGAAAATCCTTCCAATCTATATCAATTACCCATTTTTTATCTTTCTCATTAGGAGATTTTCCTGATATTTTTTCGTAAGCCTTTCTTGCGGATTTATAATTTCCTGACTCAATATTATTCGCAATCTCTTGTAAAGTCCTAATTGCAGTTTTTCTGAAGGACCTTCGATTTAGATTTATATAAGCTCGGCTATTTCTTTCATTAGAGATGGCAATTATTTCAGGAATAACCCTATCAAAAAAATCAATAGAGTCGATATAATAAGTCTTAACAACGTTAGGTTTATTACCAACATCTGAATTTTCTTTTTTACGTCTAAGAATCTGAAGAAGATAGTAATCGTCTTCAGATTCAAATATTAAAAATTTTTTTATGTGTTCAAAATTATTTATCACTGTTTAATAATCTTTCAAGGTGATGGTCATTTGACATATCCGACAACATTTCTCTCTTACTTAACATCGGCACAACTTCTTTTAGTAGATTGTACGGTCTGAATTCAGGATGTCCGTCAAAACCAACGTCCATTTTCTTACCACGACCAAACTTTCGTTCATTTGGTAAGTGTACATGTCCGTGTAGATGATAAACTCCTTTATTTAAACCGTCCCAACTTTGTATTGGGTAGTGCATACATACAAACTCATGTCGTTTAGTAACATCTTTTTTAATCGGTTCCATCACAACAACTCTCAGGTATTCTGAAACTGAACTAAATAAAGCCTTAATGTTCTCTCTGTTACGTTCAATGTGGTGGTCGTGATTACCAAGTACTAAGTGTACATTTTTACAAACAATTCTATCTCTGAATTGTTTAATAGACTCAAACCCACCAAAAGACCAGTCTCCAAGACAAATTAAAATGTCATCTTGTCCAACATTCCAGTTAATCCCATTCAGAATTGCCTCGTTCATTTTCTCAATGGTTGGGAAATCGCGAGTTTGTTCTTCGGGAACTTCTCCATCCAAGGTTCTCCAATTCGTAACACCTCTACAAATATTTTTGTGGTTGTAGTGGGGGTCAGAACATATCCAAATTTTTGGGAAAATTCCTTTTATATCTTTTTCTATCTTTAGAATCATATTGCAAATATACAAAAACTATTTCAATTTTTCCAAATCTTCTTTCAGTCTTCTCAAAAAAGATTCATTACCATCATCACCTGAAACCAACCAATCAATCCTTTGAGCGTAAATTTGAGCTTTACGAAGAATCTCAACACCTTCTTTGAATTTCTCAATTACTTCAGGTGGATATTCGTAGTAATTGGTACCCGACCAATCATCACGATATTGTTTTGGTATTTCCTTACCGTTTCTTTCAATAAGTTGCTCTACTTCATCGGCAATATATCCGATTTTGTATTGATTATAATCAAAATGTCCTCCTGACATAATATACCTCTTTTTTATTTACAAAGTTCTCTAATTTTTACCTCAACCTCAGTTATTTGTTCTTGAGGTACCCCATCACAATAGAATCTACCATAACCAAATTTTGTTTTGATTTGATAGTATTTAAATTCAGGAATTTTGATGAATTCTTGGAATTTTTCGTCTAACCAAAGTGTTAGTTGGGGGACCTCAATATCCAATCCATAGTGTCTTTCACCAAGATATTCTTTATATTTCTTATTAAATTCGTTGCTAGTCATTTGAGTGTTTTTTATATTTAACAAAGATACGGCGGGATTACTCTCCCGCCAAAACTTCTTTTGCAATTTCTGATACAATTTTTAATCTTCCAACTCTTATTCAGGATTAAATTGCTCAAAGTGAGTACTGTCATCCATTGATTTCCACCCTCCTTCACCTTCAAGTGATGTAAAAGCTAGTGTAACAATACAACTTCTAATACCCTCAAGTTCTCTTTCAATATCGTAAATTTCCAAATCAACAATGTCGTCACCGTCAATTCGTTTATTTAATTTAGAAACCAAAGAGTTATAACTTCTTAACAAATGGTTTCTTAGTCCGTCCATACTTACTTCCATCACTTATTTATTTTATAGATTTCATAATATACTGTATCACCAACTAAATATCTATGTGATGATACGAACTTATTACCATTAGATAGTTCTATTTCATACCACAAATTAATTTCTTCATGTACGTTTTTTGGTGGTTTTCTTTTAATAGAAACCACTGTTGTTTTTTGATATTCAATTGTTATTTTTTCACCAATTGTTACGGTTTTAAAAAAATAAAAGACACCTAACGATAAAAATATTAATAAAATTAAAAACATTATTAATTTTATATTACTTGCTTTCTTCATATTCATTTTTCTAAAGTTGGTTTTAACCACAAAATATTGTTTTTAAAGATATAATCTCTTAATCTGTAAAACTCCTCCAAAGTGTTTAATGTTTTAATCGTGTCATGTTTAAAACACTTGAGGAGCTCTTCTCTGATTCTTTCTGTAGATACTACAGACATTTTATTGTCGTAGTCGTAGATGTATATTTCTTCAACTATCTTTCTAGACATAGTAAATCCCTTAGTAATTGAAAACCTAATTGCTCTCAAAATACGTAAAGGGTCATCATCAAAAGTTACTTTACAATCTAGTGGTGTTCTTAACATACCATGTTTCAAATCATCCTCACCACCAAAGAAATCAATAATGTTTCCATCTGAATCTTTAGCCAATGCGTTTAATGTAAAGTCACGTCTTTCCAAATCATCGTATAGAGTTCCTGGTTTAACCAATGGAGTTCTTGTGCCAGGAATATATCCCAATTCCTTTCTCGCCATTACAAAATCAGCAACACCTTCGTATGTATGCCCTTGGGGAAACTTGGCTCTAATCGTAAAACAATCAGGTGTAATTAAAAATATTTCAAAACCTTCTTCTTTTAAAAATCCTTCGAGTATTCCAAACATAGAATGAGGTGAGCTAATATCATTAATTAACTCGTCACTTGGTACCGCAACGTAATCAACATCCTTTGATTTTAAACCAAGGATTTCGTCTCTTATTTTACCTCCGACCTCATAGAACTTGAACATTTCTTATATTTTTTACAAATATACTCTAAAATTTTTAATTATCTAATTTTTTACGAAATAAAAACATTAAACTCAAGTCCACTTAGTTTAGTTAAAGTTTCACTAATATCTGTGTGTTCAGTGCTTCCGATACCAACAAAAATTGCAGGTAAGTCCTCAACCCATTTACCTTCCACTAATATATTTCTTGGTATTATTTCAATGTTGTTTATAACTAAATCAGGATAAACTGATTTAACTATTTTTTTACATAATTCACTATTAATAGAGGTCTTCACTGAATAATCTATTTTCGAAATCAATTTTATGTCCGTTAGATATATGGATTTTAGCCGCCTCTTCTCTATTTACAAATCTATTTTTGTTAGTGAGGAACCCTTGGACATACTCACCTATTTCAGTTTCAACACTTCTTAGTCCCGTAACCGCAACCATTGTATACATACAATGATTATGTCTATATCCGCAGAATACTAACCCTCTATCACAATTGATTGGTAATACAGCGTCTTTTGGAATTTCTTTTTTTATTGGTATGTCTTTATACCAAATAGCGGCACATAGGATTATTTCTTTTTGTGTATTCATTCATAATCTAATATAACGTCAGATGTTACTTCCCAACCAACAACAAAATCCCCACTAGTATCTAAATTAATAATGTATGATAAATCACTATCAATAGCATCTTTTAATTTATCCCAACTATAATCAAACTCTCTCCAACTTTCTAATTTTTTTATCGTTGTTTTAAATACACCATGTCGATTGCACACACCATCCATATCCAACCACCACCATACATAGTATTCATTTTCGTATTTATATAATACCGCTAATGGAGCGTCATAAAATACTAAATCTTGAATTTTTTCGTGATTTAAAAATGGATTATCAGATAATATTTTACCGTTAATTTTAATCATTATTAATAAATTAATGAGATTGTTAATAAGAATGCCATTCCAACCAAAGATATGTAATAAACCCATCTAGGCGTTAATTCTCTATCCATACGTGCAGAATTTTGAACCATATCTACTAAATCTGATAAACTAATCATTTTTTTACTTGAAATTCGTTTAATTCTACCACAGTTATCCTTCCAAAGATTGATACGTTAACTTTCAACTTACCTTTATCTTTATCAATAAAATCAATTGCTCCTTTAAATGACGCAAAGGGTCCTTCAGTTATTGTCACTTCATCTCCAACTGAGAAAATATCTGCAAAATTTTTATTTTTATTTTCTTCATGTAACCCAATCATTCTATTTACTTCTTGTTCTTTAACAATTTGGATTTCACCTGTTCTATCAGTGAGTAAACCAGTGGCACCATTTATTGATTTAACAACTTGTTTCAATTCTCCGATAGCCGAACATTCAACAAAAATATACCCAGGAAATATTACTTTTTCTCTTTGTACTTTTTTACCTTCTTTGATTGAAAATACTTTTTCTGTCGGGACTATAACTCTCCCTAAGACACCTTTTAGGTCTCCGTTCTCTCCTTCTTTGATTAGTCTCTCGCTAACTTTTCTTTCTCTATTAGCCTGACTTCTAACAATGTACCAATTCATATTATTTATTTACATAGTATTTTAATGCATCTACATCACTTAATTCGATAAAATTTCTATTTTGCCAAATTCTCAATAGAGTCTCAAAAAGTTCAGTTTCGCAATATGAAAGTTTTTTTCTTTCATCACTAGATAATGGTATAAAATTTTGTACAGTCAAGACTGGTCTGTCATCAATTTCGTCTTTCAAAGCTTCATACATTTCTTTTTTTTCACGTCTACTCATTGCCCATAGAACGTCATCCACTTCAATGTCAATATTCATTTTATATAAATTTATTTAATTATTTTAATCCCACCAACTTCTAATATCAGTACCGTCAAGTTTTTCATAGAAATCTTCACCAGATTCTCTGATTGAATCATAATCAGGTCCTTTGATGATATAACAAAGTTCTTCCCAATATTCCTTTTGAATCTCGTGAGACCTTTTTATGATTTTTTTATTATGCTCTTTTTCTTCAGGTGTATCTTTATCCAATAACTCATATGAATCTTCTCGTCCCTCAACTGGAATAAACTCCCAATCGTGTAAAATCATTTCAATTCCCAACTCCTTTTCGGCTTCCTCAATGAATTTATCGTGAACACAAATATCAATGAGATATGATAGTCGTTTCATTTTCGCAACTTTTTTCATACGACTTTCATCAACTTCGTTTCCATGTTTTTCAATTCTCCAAGTCATATCATCAACTGCGGTTTTCACCCAAGGTAAAATAGAACCATCACCATTATACCAAGTGTGATTCCATAAGTTCTTACGGAACAACCAAAGATTACGGAAAAAGTTTGGCAGGTCATATCTGAATAAGTCCCATGTTTTCCAATACCATCTTTATCGGTTTACCATTTTTTTGAAACTATCAAAAAATGTATCTGCAAATTTTGTTTTCATTTTAAAATTTATTTTTAAATAACGTAAAAACAATTTACTGTTTTGGGACATCCAGGGTACATAATATCTATTTCTTTATGTAAATCTTCTTCCTGATTTTTTTCATCATGAAAACTGTTAATACCAAAATCTAGTATATCAAAATGTTTATCGATTTGTTTAATAATTTCAATTCTTTGGTCAACAGTTAGATTAACTGTAACTTGAACTCTACTTTCCATTTTCATACGTTATGTGGAATTTGAACCCTAACACATGTCTGAGTTTGAGCTTCATTCATTAAAAAATTATTTATGTAACCCATAATATTTGCAGAACCAATCGGATTTGCAGAATGAGTATAAACCTGAGGAAAGTTTATTTTATCGGCTCTCTTAACTATTCTATTCATTTCAATCCACTCAGGATTAGTATCATAGAAATAATTAACCAACCATTTAGCACAATCCAAACCAGTTTTTTCTTTAATATTCTCATAGTTTAAAGTGTAGTTTGGGCTTACATTGTTGAAATATTCATTCATTGCAGTATCTCCAAGGTCATGGTCCAAAGAAATAGTATCAATATTATTTAAACCTATTTCAGTAACTCTATTAACAAATTCATCATAATTTCGTACAACTACCCAATTTTTATCTTTTGGGGTACGAACATCATCTAAGTATATATTGTATTTCATTTTACAAATATATAAATTATTTTTTATTTTCACAATACTCAACAACCATTTTTGCAGTTGAGTAATTAGTTGCAATTGGAGTATCTGTAACATTACATATTCTTAATAACATTTGCACATCAACTTCGTGTGGATGAGAAGATAATGGGTCAATAAAAAATATAACATAATCAATTTTACCGTCAACAATCATTGATGCAATTTGAGCATCTCCTCCCATTGGTCCAGACTTCATCTTACTAACGTAACATCCTGCAAATTCAATGTGTTTACCTGTGGTTCCTGTTGCAAATATATTAACATTTTTAAAAAACTCTAATCTTTTCATAATAAATGCAACCATATCCGCTTTCTTGTTATCGTGAGCAATAACCGCAATATTAAATTTATTATTCATATTCTAAAAAAAATCACAAGGGTTCATTATTATTTTATCCTTTTAAAAGGTCTTTATTTTTTTTGATGTCAAAATAGGCATCAATTAGTTTATCAATTCGTTTGTCCACGTATGAATTAGATTCAGAAATAGTATCTTTTTTAGTACTTTCTATCTGTCTCCATATATCACTTACCTGACTTTCCATTCTATTATTGTATTCTCTTAAATCAGAATGGATATTTTGTCTTTCATTATCAATTCTTCTTGAGGTATATTCACTTTCATTTGAAATGGTTCTTAATAACCCCTGAATATCTTCCTGTAAATTTTTAATTTGAATTTGTTGTTTACTAATCTTAAACACACCCCAAGCAATTACCCCAATGAAAATTAGAGCAACAACCGAGAGCACACCTAAAACAAAATAAGTTGTTTCCATAATATTTTCTCCTTTATTTCAAAGAACCCTTGTGACCTTTAAAAGGTACGGATAATTTTAAATTAAGTCAAATAAAATATTAGATTAAAACGCTTTTAACTGAAATGTCTTTAAAGTTATTGGTAAACCAATCTAAAAATGGGGTTTTCCAAAAATCCCCAAAATGAGAATACATTCTAGATAATTCTTCGTCTTCAATAGACAAAATAGGAGACCTATCATATTGTATAGTTCCTTGCCACGAATCTGTATTCCAATAACATTTATCATACCAACGGAATAAAGGTTCGTCATATTGGTCATAATCACCACGGTAAAAGGTTATTCTACATGGGTCTTCACCTTCTTCACCTTTTAATTCATCATACTCATATGGATGAGTCCAATGTATTTCATTAACATCGTATATACTATCAATATACTGATAAATTATATTATACAGTCTTTTTTCAGGTATTTTATATTCCATTATTAATAAATACTTTTATAATGAAAAAACCCACATAAGTGGGTTAAGTGAAGAAGGCGGGAATCGAACCTCGCGGCACAAGGGATTTCTAACCCTATGCTCTACCGTCTGAGCTACTTCTTCATAAAATAAAGGTCAGCTTCTCTGTCCGTGTGGGATTTCACGCGCTAACCTTTGTTTGGTAGTTTCCCATTATTAGTATTTCTTCGGATATGCCCCAAGAGAGTGGGACCGTAGTAACCATCCACCGAAGACCTCTACTCTTACACTCCGTCCATATTTACTCAGTTAATCAAATGTGTCATAACCTTTCAGATATAGCGTTCAGTGCTACCCTCAGGACATCTTCGCCCTACCCCCAAAGTTACGTGGTGAGTCTCACTCGGAAGAAGAGTGTATATTGTAGAATTGTCCAGTATTTCTACAACTTGTGGATTGTATTACAACCATTTAAGGCCCCTAACCCCCTTAATCCATAATGGGGAATCCGTATTAGTTTGTGTAGCCTCCCCCATAGCCTTGGAGCCTTCTAAGCCATGTTCACACTCCATAACGGTCGGATATCTCCGTTACTCGTGGGGTCTTCTTTTTAGTTTTAGTTGTTATTCCTCAACTTCTTCAGTTTGCTCAAGTCCCAAATCACTTAGTACTTCATAAACAATATCCATCATTTCATCCTCTTCAGGACAAATTACGTTAGATGTAATTTCATCAACTAAGTAATCAGTATCAACAATTGGGGTAATCATCAAATCATCAACTTCAATTGACACTATACCATCACTATCAAAATCACAATCAATAAGTTGATTTGACATATTATCCATAAACTTATTGTGTAATTCAGTTGCAAATTCAACTAACTGTTCTTCAGTGAATTTATAAATAGTACTACTATTTTTCTTCATCTCACCTTTCAACTTTTGTACCATAGCCTCAAGTTGTTCCACTTGAGATTTCATTTCTTTACTTTTACACTTACTTTTTCCCATGTTTATTATTTTATTTAGAATACAAATGTAATACTTTTTTTTCAACTTTTAAAATTTTTTTGAAATTCTTTTACAATCATAATTTAAAAAAAATCAAATAACAATATAATGAATGATATTTCTTTATTTTTTTATATTTATATTTAAAATACAATTATGAGTAAAAGATTTTTAGTTACGGAACAAGAAAAATCACAAATATTATCAATGTATTTAACCAAGGGTATTTTGGTTGAGCAGGATTTTACTACAGGTGATAAACCTGAAGAATCTACACCTACTTTATTTAAGTTAGGAGGATATTACATTAATGTTACAAATGGAAATTTAGAAGTTTTAGATGTAGTAGATGAAGTAATAGATGGTAGAAGAACTGGAAAACAAAAATATGAAAAAATGCACCAAGAGGAGACTTTAAGTGGTAATATTTTAGACGTTGATTTTAATTTAACTACAGGACAATTTACTGATAATAAAGTAATTACTATTACAAGAGACCAGTATAGAAGTGGAGCGGCCGAGGGTAATCCTGCAATTTTGGGATTGATTTTACAAAATGTAAAATTTGGGCAAGACTTACGTCCAAATTATCTTGGTTTTGCTTTAGCGTTAGAAAATGGAATTCCTACAATATTTCAAATATATCCAATAATTCAAACTTTAGACAAACCATATGAAAAAATTAATAACCCTAATGTTAGTTTAAATGAATTATTTATACCTAGTAAAGAAGATTATAATTCCACATCTTGGGTTAGAAGTAGTATAAGTTTTAGAAATACTGGAAGTCGTACGGTATCTACAGGTACTAATTATTCAGATATGAAATATAAAGAATTCGTAAATAATTACGGAATTGGTATTAACGCCATGAAAGGTCCTGAAGGAACTGGTGTAATTAATGCTCCTGAGATAAAACCTCCTATGGTTGTTTCTATTGAAATTAAGGCTGAAATGACTGACCCATTTAAATTTGATAAAACAGATTTAACAGATAACGGTAAACTTGAATTAGAAAACTTTATTAAAGAAATTAAAAATGTTAAAACTAAATACGACGATAAAATATATGGTGAATATATTAACTTTTTAAAGTCTCAAAAAGCTTATGTGACCACATCATCTTCTATTGATGAGGACCCAAAGGGAATTATGTCGGATTCAAATAGTAAAACAACAACTACTTTACCAGCTTGTAGAAAACCTGGTGGTAGACCCAGAAATGAATACAATAAATGTTTATCTGAAGAAAGAGCTAAAGCAATAATTCAAGAATTAGATAAATCATTACCAGAACTTTCAGGAACATTTGTTGCAAACCCTTTAGGTGAAACTGATAGATTTGACAAGGGTAAAAAATGGCCTGAAGTTAAAGATTTTAATCAGACAATTAACAATAGACGTTTAGATATTAAATTACCTAAGTTTGAGAAAAAAGATATAGTAAAAACCACTACTGACTAGTAGTGGTTTTTTTTTCTTTGTGAACTTGTGAAAAATTACAAGTTATAAATATTTTAGTTTTTGACTTATTTACTCTTGCGGATATTGACACAAATCCTTTTCCTCCTCCATCAACAACATATGGGTACTTTTGATTACACTTGTGCATATATGATTTGTCCCAAGCAATTATTGCAATCTTTGCCATTTCTTGGTAAGTAACCTTATTTAATTCCCATGAAAACCCGTTTTCACTTAAAGTAGTTACAGAAGATGGTCCACAATTAAATTGACTCTTGATACCAGTTAGTTTTTGAGATTCTTTAGATAACCCTACTCTGAATTCATCAGTAAACAAAGTATCTAAGTCAGGGTGATATAAAGTACTACCTTTAGCAAGTATTTCAGTTTGTTTACAGCTAACTTGCTCATACATTACTTTTGACCATAACAAATCTACAACACCTAAAGAATCTCGATATTTGTTAAGTTCTTCAAAAACTAAACGTTCAAGTAATTTGTTGTCAAAGTTATTGTAATCAATAACTTGAGCATTTACTGAAAATGTAAATAAAGAAATTAAAAGTATTAGGATATTTTTCATATGACAAATATACAATCTTTTTTTTAATTGGCAAAAAAATTCGATGGTTATTTCATCGAATTCAAAGTATATACCCAACAAACATCTCCATATTCAATACCCAAAAATATTTCTGACACTGGATTTTTATATAGATAGATTCTTACTTTGTTACCTTCAGCATCATATGCGTACCAATAAGAACCATTACCATCATCAAAATCATATGTTTCACTATATATAAAATATTTTTGTTCAACTTTAGAATAAATAATAATCTCAATATCACCCATTTTTACCAATACAGCTGGTATTTCTTGGGGTTCTTGGAAATCGAATTTACCTGTTGTTTCATTCTTAACTCCGATTTGTACCGTTTTAGATTTTGCAAATGACTGAGCAAAAGCCACGATTGAAAATAAAGAAATGATAAGTGAGAGAATTATTTTTTTCATTTGTTTTAATTTTAGACAAATCTACGTTTTATTTCTTGGATATCCAAATTATTTTTTAACTAAATGATATAATTTAGATATTTTCTTTACCAATTCCTCGGCTCTGTTATGAAATCTTTTTTCCCAATAAGTAAAAAAAGATTCTGGGTTACTTAGTATATTACTACCTAACTTTCTTATTTTACCGACATCTGTACCATTTTCAGATAACTTTTGCATTACAATTTCAATAAAGTCGTTCCAATTTGCAATATTTTGCTGTAACTCTTGTCTTTTCATAGGTGCAAAGATTATATCTTCAAGTCCACTTATTTTAGACAAATCGTTAATTATTTTTTTAGCCGAGAAAGACCTTAACTTTTTAATTTCATCCCAAACATCAGTTTTTCTAATTTCATCCATAAATTCATCATAGTTTGTAATTTTCTTATTTTTAAGAACATTATAAACTTGTGGTATTCTCGCCTGATGTTCAAATCTTAATGAAAGATATAATAGATATGTAAAATCATTCCACTCTTGGCTAAAATTACTCTTTAAAATGTTTTGTAAAAAATTATAAACACTTTCTTTACCATACCCTACTTTACCTGTTTTTTTAAATTTAGTATACAACTGAAACGAATGAAAAATTTCATGAGCCATAACTGATTTAAATACGTCTCTCATTGAATCAGGATTTTCAAAATTTTCTTCGTTCATATGAAAATCAAACTCAAAATATCCAACATCGTAAACATCCCCTCTAGACTTTAAATTTTTAATCTTCATTTCACCTGGTTTAAATGCATGGGTACCACCTATTTGTGGGGAACTCTTACCTTGTAATTCAAATGTTTTTTCAGGTATGACTTGGTAGGTTATTTCAAATTTATTTCGATATAGTGGAAATTTTCTCCATTCATCTATATTAAACTTAGGAGATGATTCAACATATCTCCATGAATCATTTGCGGATATTTTTAATTTACCATAAACCATATCCCACTCTCCGTAATTAGTGGCATCTACTTTACGTGTTTTATATGACTTATTAACAATATCTTGTTTTAATCTATCTATAACTAAATCAGTATAGATATCAACAATCATATCAATTTCATTAGGTACTCCTAATGCTTCATTTATTATCCTTTGTATCTTTTTCACGTATATATTTGAATAGCATTTCTTTAATACGTTCATTTCTAGAAACATCTGTTTTATTCAGAAGTTCGCTAATTTCTTTTTCAGTTAAATTTTTAAAAATATCTTTCATCTTGAACGTACTAATAAATATACATTAAACTTATTTAACTCTGACGTATTTTCTCACTTTCCCGTCTTCATCTTTCACTAACTCAAAGTTATATGGAAAAAAGTTATTACTCATTTCATTACATGGACCCAAATAATCTCCATGAGCTAAATGAGCGGAAACAGATGATTGTGGGACATACATAGTCATCCAGTTACCATTACCTAATCTATGACAAATTGCAACATTATTTGAAGTATTTACGTGGATTATTTGTATAAAAGTTGATTCATTACCACATTCATCTGTGGCAGTATAAGTTCTTAATATGTTATCACCTGATAAAGTTTCGTCAATGAAATAAATTTCAAAACTATTACAATTATCTAAAACTGTAACAAATAACGTATTAATTGGTTGTCCTTGTTCAATATTAATTAAAGTATCTCCAATAATATTAGGAGGTACTGTATCTAATAAAGTTATCAATTGTATTCTACTATCGCTATTACCACACTCGTCAACCGCAGTCCATATTTTAGTAATATTATATTCGCAGTTTGTTGAGGTTGGGTCCAAGATTGTACTTGAAGTCAAAGTATGATTCCCACAATTATCTTCAACTAAAGGTTCTTCAAATTCTATTTGACTCAAACATCCCAATACAGTATCAGGTTGTAAGTATAGGAACGTTGGAGGTGTTTCATCTACAACATGAATAATTTGTGTCTGTACGAAACTATTACCAAATTCATCAAATGCTCGGTAAACTCTAAAAATATCCCTGTTGTTTGGGCAGATTCCAGGTATTACTTCTTCATAAAAAGCAATTTCAACACTGTCATCACAATTATCTTCAGCAACAGGGAACAATAAACTTATATCCCCATCACAACTAATTGTTGGTTCATGTTCAAAATAAGTAAACCAAGGATTTATTGTATCACTATCACATTGTGAGAATAAATCTGTTGAAATAAGGACTAAAAAAAGTAAAAAAAATCTTTTCATATGTAAAATATTTGTTTAAATAAATATAATAAAAAACCCCCAACTATCAAGATGGGGGTTAAAATAGATTAATTATCTTAGATTATTTAGTATAAGTTCTAAGACAATGAGCAGTCCACGACAAAGCTCCTAAAAACAATGGTACTAACATACCTGCACCACCCATTAATGATACGTGTACTGCAACCGCTCCAGACATTACAGAAGAAATTAGTAATGCACCATAAATTGATGTTCTTGGAATTGACAATGCAAGTACTCCTGCAATTTCCATTACACCAACTAAAGCCATATACGGTAACATATTCATAGCAGTAAAATTTGCTACCATTTCATCCGTACCCATGATTTTTGATACTCCTCTCATTCCGAGCATGAAGACTACAATGGTTGTTAATAACCATCCTAAATTTTTAAGTGTTAGATATTTTTTCATAATTCAATTATATAATATTAAAATTATAATGTCAATAAAAAACCCCACTCAAAAGGTGGGGGATTTAACAAACTCGGGCCCAACAAGCCAATATTTCAGGAAGGGCCCTTTTTAAAGTTTGTTTTTTTTTTAAATTTAAAACACTGCGTGGAAGCATTATCCACATCCGACCCAAACATTTTATTACACCACCTGAGATTGGTGGTCCTTTATTTTTGTTATGAGGTTTTCGTAATTGGGTTAGCTAAACCCTACTTATTCCCTCCTCACCGCAACAGTCATTAAGCGCGCACTCGTACCGTATCTTGGTGTCGTGATAACAGGAGCTTTAATCCTATTTTCGTCGTGTTTTGTGGGAGCGGTAGGACTCGAACCTACGATGGAACCTTAGGTACCGCATTTACAGTGCGGGCCAATCGCCGCTATGGTGACACTCCCAAATTAATGAAGAGAACGTTGGAAAGAGTTTGTTTTTGCTTGAATCATTAAAAGTAATTTGCGAAGTAACTCTTATCCTTACTACTTCATTTAGTACTCGGTACGGGATTCGAACCCGTGTTTATACCGTGAAAGGGTAGTGTCCTAGACCAGTCTAGACGAACCGAGCATATATATTAGAGCCTCCAGTCGGAATCGAACCAACGACCTACTGATTACAAATCAGTCGCTCTAAACCTGCTGAGCTATGGAGGCTTGTTTTAGTACCGAGGGCGGGATTCGAACCCGCACGGGCGAACTGCCCAACAGATTTTAAGTCTGTCATGTCTACCTTTTCATCACCTCGGCGTTTAATCAGAAGAAAATAGAAACAGTGTTATCTAGTGCTACCGCTACACCACATCCCCCGAAGAGGAGTCGGGATTCGAACCCGAGCCTTTTTTGTTCCAGAAAAATTTGAAGTAACTGTCTCTTCACTATCTGATAATAAGTTTGATTGAAGAAAGTTAGGAAGGTTTTTTTGGTTGTAAAAACGGGAGTTGAACCCGTATCCTTTTGTTCCTGATACAAATGCTCATCCAATTGAGCTATTTTACGAAGTAACCTTATCTATTACTATCAATCAATATTTTATGACGAGAAAACGAGTAGAGGTTGTTTTTCTATAACAGTTTATGAGACCGTCGACTTATCCATTTGTCTAATCTGCCAAAATTGCGGCAAATATTGGATTCGAACCAATATGCGAAGTAACTCTATTCTTACTACGTCAATTTTTTTAATTTTTCAAAGAACGTTTCAGTCTTTACTGAATTGTTTGACAAAGGTAAGTTATAAATATACTCTTGTCAAGTAAAATCTTATTTTTATTATAAAACTCTCCAAGAATACAAAATAACACGCTTCTTCATTTTAGCATCACCTGTATTACCAACAACAACTCCGTCAATGATTGAGAAAGCATGTCCACGAACAACCACAACGTATCGACCTTTTGGGAATTTTTTGATAAAAGTTCCTGTGGTCATATTACGTTTAACAATTTGACCTTTAACTTTAACGTCATATTTCATATGACCATGTTGGTCACCCAAATTGGAAAATGATTTACCGTTAATTAAAACTCCTTTGTCGACCATACTACGCATACCTCCAATGAAGTTTCTTGTTCCCTCACGATTTCTACGAAACCAATTACTTGCAACAAAGTCGTGTGCCTCATCATAATGCATTTCAAAAGCCGACGCAATTGCTCTAACAACACAATCGTTTGTTTCGCTTTGGGCAATTTTAGAATCACTATATCCAATAATCGCCTCTTTTGTTGGTTTGTATTTGATTTCGTTATTCATACCACAAAGATATGGTAAAATAACTATGATACAAAATTTATTTACTTAATTTTTTAGCTTGTTCTATATCTTTGACCCCAAACTTTTTGGCTTGATTTAAATAACCTCCATTTGTAAACTTAGATGGGTTATTAATTACCATATTTTCCCATGAATTGTATTTTGTGGTATAATCCCATATTTTTTTTGTGTCTCCCCATCCTATATCATATAGATAACCACCAACATTACCACCTGTTCTATCCGCACCGTGAGCACAATGTATTAGAGTATTACCTTGTTTTAATAAAGAATTAACTTTATCTTGGTTTCTAGTTGATGATAATTTATAAAATTCACATCCATTACTCTCACAAATACGTTTTTCTTCACTAATGCTCGGACCTTGTTTACCCGCATGTTTAGCGTCTCCGTCATCACCATTAAATCTTATAATTCTCTTAATACCATACTTTTTAATAACCAATGGAATCAAATCAGCAGTTATTTGAGCCGACCTGTAGTTATTTTTACCATCAGGTATCTTATCAAAGTTAAATCCTTTTAAACTTGAGTCTGTTATTTTTGAAGATAATTCTTTCTTAGTATCTTCTAATTTTTTCTCAATTTCTTTTTTCTCTTCTGAAGAAAAATCTGATGATTTAAGGTCTTCTGCATCTTTACTCTCCTCTTCATCACTATCAGTAAAAATATCAGAGACAAAATCTCCTATTTTTTCACCTGTGTCTTTAAGAAATTCAACAGTATCGTCCCACCAATCTTCTGCAATACCGTGTTGTTTTTTTATTTCTTTTCTTTCTTCTTCAGTAATGACAAATCTTTTACCCATAATAATTGTTATAATAATAAATATTATTAAAATATCTATTTTTATAAAATTATACATAATCATAAATATACCAGTCTTTCCTGGTCGTCACCTTGCTCCGCAGGTATGAACCCGCATTGCCCTTGGTTGGGTTGTTACTTAATAGTAACGATTGGTACTCAGGGAAGGATTCGAACCTCCACGGGCTGCCATTATAGTGACCACATCTTGTTCAGATGATTTTTAACCCACATTGCTATAACCATATGTTACGTCTACCAGGAGTCATTATCTAGAATGTTCTCACTTTCGCCACCTGAGTGTTAAATAATTGGGAGGAGCTATCCTCCCAATTTATTAAATTTCAATCTTACGGATTTTTTCAATATGATAGTTTGGGTTGAACTCACTCTTAGCGATATCATCAAACATTGAGTATCCATAACCGTAGTAGTATCTTACTTTAGGTCCTGCAATTGCGGTAGTTCCGTAAGATGCTAGGTCAATTGAATATACGTATGGGTCACCAACCTTTTCAACATAACTTGTATAATTACGGTATGTTGAACCCATGTTACACTCATTGTCAGACAAGATAAAAACACGGTCGTATTTTCTACCTGAACTTTGAGCCTTCGCCCAAGCTTGTGACAAGTTTGTACCACCCATTCCTTTACGGATAGATTTTGCCAAACTGAACACATCTTGGTTAGGGTTATAAGTAATATACTCAGCACTTGAACCGAAACGGATAACATCTGCATTTGTCGCCTTAGCAATTGTCATTCCGATTAGACTTGCTTTATCCATACAAGTACTCTTGTAATTTGTTTTTCTGTTAGGGTCAAGTACTTCAGTGTCCATAGAACCTGACATATCAATGATTACAAGGTTGTTACCTGTAAGTAGTTCTTTAAGGTTCGGAACCGCCAACTCATAACCTGTCAATAAAGCTTTTGACAACTTTCTTGAGTTAGTATCACTAAACTCAGAGTTCATTACTTCATTTGCCAAGTCAAGTTGGTATGGCATAATCTTACCTTTTTTAATCAATTCAGGATTTGAAACCAAATCACACAGAGTGTCAATTGTTTTCGCCTCAGGTTTGTTGGTAAGAATGTTTCTCATATTTCGAATAGCGGCCAAAATACCCAACTTACCTTCAGTCAATAACCCTTTCCAGTTTTCTGACTTTTGTTCAGTTAATACTTCTTTAGCTTCTGATTCTGAGAGTTTACCTTCACGAACCGCTTGTGCAACAATTTGACCTGCGTCAGATTGTGCAACTTCCCAAGTATCCGCAGATACATTATACCCTTTAATGATTGCTTCGAACGCTGGTACTTTTTTATCCATGTAATCAACAAGAGCTTTTGATTCATTTGGGTCTGGATGTACCAAATTAATCATGTCAAGTACTGCCGATTTGTACTTTAACAGACTATAAGCATCCATTTTTTCAAGTGCTTCACGGAAACCTTTTTTCATTGCGTTTGTGATACTCTTATCATTCATCGCAGTATATGCCGCAACGATTTCTGCCATATCATCAGGACGGAAAATCGTTCCACCTTTTTGGTTTTTCTTATCCCATACGGAGAAGAAACGTTTTGACCATTCTTTACCACTCATATATGGTGCCAAGTAAACGGCCGCCAAGTGGTTGATTGAACGCATACCTTCTCCGACACAACGAGAGTATACAATACACTGTGCCGCGAAGTATGGGTCTTCTTTACCACATACATCAATTAATTTCTTCAGTTCACGCATTGTATCATTCTCTGAACGATAAAATTGTGGTTGAAGTTTTGATGTGTTTAACAGTGAGATTAGTCGTAGCCAATTATCGATATCATAAGCTTCATAACCTTGTAGGTTAGTTGTGTTTGGTTTAGGAACCGACATTTTTGCGACGAGATTTTTCTTTGGTTTTGTAGAGTCCAACTTCTCTTTTAATCCTGTGTTTCTGAATTTAGCCATAGTTACTACGTCTTTTATTATTTATTGTTTATTGGAAGACAATCATATACATTAAACTATAGATTGTCAAATATTATTTATATTTTAATTGTGATTTAGCACATGCTTTACCGAAACTGAACGCTCCTTGACTATCGTGACCATCAGGAATTTGGTTATAGTATTTTCCATCGGTCATTGATAACTCAAGCCATACTGCTTTTGATGGGTTAAGTTTTTCACCACATCTTTCACAGTATATGATTTGTTCTTTCATTCTGTAAAAGTAAATAAAAAACTAAATAAAAACAAAAAAAGTTGCCATTTCCACGCAATTATGCCAAGGAATGTACCTGTAAAATAAAATCCAATCCAAATATGGTAAAAATTACCCCAAAATCCGTGGATGGATTCAACCCCTAAAATACCGCAAAACAAGATATTAATAATACTAACCGAAATAGGAATTACCAGTGTTAGTGAATATAGTTTTAATGACAAACCTAATCTATCAATCAGTGGTGTTAACAAAGACAAAGTTTTCTTATTGAAAACTCTGAACATTGGAAATAACGAATGGAATATCTGTTTCATATAAGCAAAAATAAGGTGGAGTTTTCACTCCACCAAATTTATTTTTTTGATTATTTCAGTCCGTACATAACGTTGGCACCTTGACCAAGTTGTGTTTGTGGAACTGCTCCATCCCATTTCTCAATCCACATTTGTTGTAGAAGAAGAGGAGTTAAAGTTTGTTGTCTCAATCGGTTAGATTCGGCTTCAGCTTTTGCCGATGTCAACATTGCTTGAGCGTTACCTTCAGCGGTTGCGATTTTAATTTTAGCTTCAGCCTCGGCTTGTTTAACCTTATTTTCTGCCATAAGTGCTGATTGAACAGCATTATTCTTGGCCTCAATTGCGTTTTTGAACGTCTCAGGATAAACTAAATTTGATGTCATTTGAGAAATCATGAAACCTTCACTAATAAGTGTTGAATCAAGTTGAGCTCTTACTTTAACCTCAAACTTTTCACGATTAGATATGAGTTCTTCGGCGGTATAAGCATTTGCGGTCAAACGAAATGCGTCATATACTGCAGTTTTAAGAAACCCTGATTGAATCTGCTCAAGTGAGACACGATACTTTGAATAGATGTAAGGTACCTTTTCCCGTTGGACCGAATAGTTAATCAAAGGTGATACATGGAATTCAGAACCATCTTTAGAGTTTACAACAAATGATTCCTCACCTGTGTATTCTTTGTGTTGCATAAAGGTAGGAAACTCTACAATCTTAGCTCCGATAGGGTTATAAAATACCCAACCTGTTACTTCAGTGATGTCATCAACACCCTTACCATCACCATACATATTCACTTTAACACCTACGTGTCCCGCATCAATTCGTTCACAAGATGCAAACATTACTGACATTACCACAATCCCAAGGATTACTCCCACCACAAGTTTAAAAATGTTCATTTTTTTTGTTTTTATTAATTATTGATTTGATTATTTATTTTATTGTTTTGTTTCTTCGTCCTTGGTTGATTCATCGGTACCAAGATTTTTTTTGAGTTCCTTATATAAACTGTACTCTGTAATTACCACTACAAACCACGTAATTAGGTAAATAAAAACTCCAATAAAATTTAAAACTGTATTGGATGTATTCATCAGTGTGAATATTTGCGTGGTTAGGGGCACGGTTAGTATCAATACTCCAACCATCATAAATGCAATGGCGGAGAGTTTTATTAGTTGTTTAGTTTCCATTATTTTTTTTTAAATGTTTGACAAATGTAGTATTAATTTTTTGAATATACAAGTTAAAATTTAAACGGATTCCAGTTAGCAATACTCCACTCAAGTTGTAGATTTTTTCTAACTCGTTTTTTCTTTTTTCTTGGTAGATTACAAGACTCTCGGAATTCTTTTTTAATTCGTTCTTTCCAATCCTCTTGTTGTTTTTCAAAATTGTAAAGTTCACTCATACCCATAAGGTAAAATGCTTCCCCGCCAAATAAACTATTCATCATATTATTAATCATTAAAAAGGTTTTCTAAATAACTAAACATTTCTTCTAAATGTTTGTAATCAGTGTGACGGCCAAGCATTTGTTCAAAATTTTCGTTTTCTTTTTTATACATCTCAAACATACGACTACCTGTCATTTTTGAGTATTGAACATTAGCAATACGGTCACACAACTTAACAAACACTGCTCCGTGAGTATTTCTGATACCCATATAGTAATTAGCATTAGCTCTTTCCTTACGGTTCTTACCTTTCTCATTGGTAAGAGCATAGATGATGTCAGCTGCGGTTATACCTAATCGTTCTTTAACATCGTTGTAAGATACACGAGTGTCCTCAATCAAGTCGTGTCCCCAAGCCGCTCGTCTAATATTAATTACATCAGGATAACCAGGATGTAATTTGTTCTTAGGTACCAACAGATTCATAAATTTGTCAGCAACATTAACAACCATTCTCAAATGGAACTCATACGGTAAGTATGTGTCGTAAAAATGGTTTGTATTTTTGTGTTGGTCTAATACCCAGTTAATTTTATCATTATCATTCATAAGACAAAGATATATTATTTTTCTCAAAGTAAAAAACAATCGGTGAATCATTTTCAACAATCAATCCATAATCTTTTGCCAACCTATAATTTGGAGTATCCCTTTCCAATCTGACAAGTGATGTTCGAACCACCTTACGGAAATGTTCCAGTGAATAAGTTGATTTCCATTTATTACACCTTGGGCAAGATGGATTTAGATTTTTAAAGTCATCTGAACCTTTAATAATCTTATGTTTATCCGCTTCCTGTTCGGTGAAGGTATGCCATTTGGGTTCAATGTGGTCAACCTGCGTTTCCTTGTAGGTTATCTCCTTTCCACAATAAGCACAATGTCCATTACATTTGTGGAATACCCTCTCCCTTAATTCTTTCTTCATTTAAAGTATGATTTGAATTTCAACCAAACTATTTCAGGGTAATTCCGCACCCACCAAAAGAACCAATAAATTTTTGTAAAAGGATTTAAGTTAATTCCTTCTTTAATCATTTTGGGTTTAACCTTAATAACTTTGTCGGGGTAAATATTAATTTTCTTCATAAATTCCTTTGCAGATTTGTTTATCATTGGAAGTGTCCCAAAGTTTTGGATTAACCATATGACAGGTATGTTTCCTACCAGTTCTATTAACGAACTCTCTTAATTTTTGGTTGTGGTTATTCTCCACCTTCCAAGGACATTCTTTACAACAGGACATATTATTTTTTTGAATAATGAATTTGGTCCAATCTTGACATAAGCCGATAATAAATGCTTAAATCCAACTCTTTGAATTCGTATTTATATTTTTTAAGGTATAGTTTAACTAGTTTTTTGGCACTAATTTCTTGTAGTGGAGTTTCGCAAGATTTAATGACATTTTCAACCCACAACATAACATCATACCAATTATTTCCGTTTGCAGACATAATAAATAAATTTTAACAAAGATATGTAAAATTTATATAATTACCAAATAACTAATAATAACATTCTTTATCGTATTAATGTAACATGGCCAAATATTATTTCAGGTTCTTTGTTAACACCTTTCCAAGTAACTTTATACTCATAAACGTCATTTTGAACATAATACCCTCCATTTCTAAAATTACCAATCCAAGAATCTTTTATTTTTGTGGATGAAAAAACTAAAATACCCCATCTATCAAAAATTAGAACTTCAATCCATTCCCAACCAACACCAATAGGATACCAACCATCGTTAATACCATCATCATTAGGTGTAAAAGCATTAGGTATGTATATACTTGAACATTCGTCTATAAAAACTTTATATGTAACAGGTAGTGAAGAACAATCATTTGAGATTCCGTAAACGGTTATAGTGTGTTCTCCAGGTTGGTACGTTGACCAATCTATTGTTAGTGTTTGACCGAAATGATATACCCCATCAACATACCAATAAAATATAGTATTCGGAGTATCAGAATTAACACTATACGTATATTCATGTCTTGAGTCTTCAACACAAATATCTAATTTTTGATTAGACTGTGAAAATACAGTCATGATTAATAAAAATAAAAATATTGTTTTTACAAATTTCATTAATCATGTGAAATATTATCTAAAACAGGAATAGGGTATACCGTCATATCAGCAGTTGCTGTAAATATACATCCCGCTTCTGTTATGGTATATGTTACCGTTTCTACTCCATCAGTTATTGGACAATACTGTCCGTTTACAATATTTGGTCCTGTAAAAATACCTCCAACTGGTGTTGCAACTAAATCTTCACATGGGTCACCTTCACAAAAAATTAATGGTGTAATTACTGGAATTATTTCAAGAATAAAAACATCGATTAGGATTGGGGGACCTTCACATCCTTCAGGAGTTGTTGCGTACACACTAACTCCGTTCGATATAATACCTCCAGGTGCTGATGACCAATCAACAGTTATTTGATTACTACCTTGTCCTGAAGTTAGAACTCCAGGAGACGATACATTCCATGTATAAGTATATCCTGGTATATCTGTAACTTGATATATTGATGAATTATCTCCTATACATACCGTATCAGGATTTGATGTTGTCAATTGTGAGAAAGATAAAAACGGAATTAATGTTAGAAATAAAAATATTAACTTTTTCATGAGTTTGTTTACATATAAATAGATTAATGTAAACAGTTTAAAAGTTAAACAAATGTTAAATTAAGTACCCTCAGAGAGATTCGAACTCCCACCATATCATCCGTAGTGATATATTCTAATCCATTAAACTATAAGGGTAAAAGCGGAGAATGGTGGAATCGAACCACACCCAACTTAATGGGTTACTGTTTAGCAGACAGTCGGGGAAACCATTTCCCTCTCTCACTCTCCATAATGGTGTGTCTAACCAGATTCGAACTGGTGCTAAAGGAACCACAACCCTTCGTGCTAGACCGCTAACACTATAGACACCATATAATAAACACACTCTCAAGCATTCTACTTCCCGCAGTACGAAATTGTATCTTACTTATCCCACAGTCATCGGTATGGGTACTTGAGTTTATGTGTTTTGACCACTGGTGGGATTTGAACCCCAAAGACCTTACGTATCGGTCACCCTCCTGTTCGTCCGTTCCAACGTAACTTACAACAGTGGTTTTTAATCAATAGGGGGATTGCGACATCCCTAGAACAGGTACTCCTATTGAAGTTTGTACCCCCTGAGAGACTCGAACTCTCACCCTAAGACATCATCCTAAGTGATGCGCGTCTACCGTTCCGCCAAAGGGGTATTTAATTTTAGCAGAGGCGAAGGGAATCGAACCCCCAAATCGTGTTACCGACCTACTTGTTTTCAAGACAAGCTCCTCGTCCATTCGGACCACCTCTATTTACTGAAGTATAAATCAGCTTCAGCGGTTCTTCTTTTAGTTAATCCTTTCAAAGCTCTTCCGCCTGCTTTATTCCACTTCATAAACTCATTTCTAATTGTTATATCATTAGGGTTTTTATTAACTTTTTTCAATAAAGTACTATTTTTTAAATTAACAGGTCCTAAATTATAACAAAAACTAACTAATGCATCGAATTGATTTTGGTTTATATCATCACGACAATATGAATCAACATATTGTTCAAACTTTAATAATGAATATTCAAGTAATTCAACTGCTCTTTGTTCAGTAATCACTTGGTCATTTAATGTGACCTTTTTACCATTTTCATAAAAAGTATTTCCAAAACCAATTGTTGGCACTCCCGCATCACACAAATAAGGTTTTAATTTTAAACCTTCAAAAGATTTAATTAATTCCAAACCTTTTTTTCCAATTTTAGTAATTTTCATATTCTATTTTATTTATAAATACCTATAAATAATTACTAAAAAGTTCCGTCTTCGCCCCCTATATAACGGAACAAGCAACGCCCGTGGTCAGCCACAGCTATTAAGGGAGCCCTTGCTTTCCCCATCCTGAGATTACAAATGAGTAGTCATATCGGTTTTCTATTTCTTAAAAACCTGCTGGGCATCCCCGTTAAAAACATCCAACACTACTGGGAGGGAATGTGTCTATCCCTTTATCCCACGATGTCCCACTCACGCCGTAGACATTCTGCGGAATCATTCTTTAAGTCTTGATTCGAAGACTCTGAGTACCTCTTACTCATTGTAGTCAGGATAGGAACTAATACTGAGTCAACCTCATACCTCATCAAGTATATTATAGAGATACTATTTCCGCCACCTGACTATTTTTTATCACTTAACAAATATTTCACTAAGTGGTAAAGATAAGAATTTATACTTATACATTTCATTTGGAAATGACCCATCAGTACATTCAACGATGTAATACGGCATCAATCCATCGGATGATTTACCTACAATTTTACCATTGAAAGTTTCATTTACAACTCTGAATGTGACTTCAGTACCGTCAGTTAATTCTGGTGTTTTCACAATTTCTTCAAGTGTTCTATTCATATCTTTTAAATTTAGAAGTCAGGACAGGATTCGAACCTGTAAGTCATTGGATGGTCCTCAACGGGTCACGCCTTAACACACCTTAACTTTGGCGCCAATTCCGCCACCTGACTATGTTTGAGGATGAGAAGTCCTCTGTGTTGTGAGCTTACTGTTCATCTCCGCAATCTTCCTTTCTCAAGGGAACAACACAATATTGTTGACAGTGTTGGGATACCCGTCTCGTCCCAATCTTAACAGCTTAATCGTAGTTTTACGAGGCCTCGGCTGATGGTGATGAATTCCGATTCCAATCTAGATTGTCGACATCCGTTGAGTGGGGAAAACCACTATCAATATTTTAAAAGGTTTAACGGTTATAGATACTTTATTATCTCCACTTTTAGCTCCCAACGTAAAGATAACTCTTCCTAATTGTCTTATAAGTTTCATAGATTTTTATCCTCTCTAACACTTATATCAAAATCTGCCGTTAAACACTTTAATTTCCTAATTTCAAAGAACTTCAACAAAGATATAACAACTTTCTTATTCTTCCAAATATTCTTCTATTTCTTCATACCATTCTTCAACCGCAAACATCAATTGAATAAACTCTCCGTCATCATTTGATTCGTACATTACGTGGAATCCACCTGTTGATACGTTTGTTTTTTCTTCAAACGACATTTTTAATAGTCGTCTTGCTTCTCGTCTCAATTCAGGAATGGTTGGAACACCTTCTTCAGTTCCCGCCCATTCCCAATCCAATAGTTCCATTACTTTTCGGACTTGTTCAAACTTGAAGTTGTCCATTATATTATCAATTGCGTCTTGTTGTTTCTGTGTCATATTATTTATCTTTATCGTCATTATCCAAATTAATTAAATCAATAAGAGCCTCCTTTTGTTTTTCTTTATTCGCCATTTTAATCATCTTCTTGATGACCTCAATGTTTCCTTCTCTCTTATCATTGAAGAAATCAAAATACATTGGTGGAAACTTCCAACTCTTAATCGTATAGTCAAATCCCAAAATCTCATTTGGTGTGGTGTCAGTTCTAATATCCACAAAATATGAATAATTATCTTCAAACCATCCGAATACCTGTGAGAAGATTGGTGCCGCAATATTTTCAGATACTCCGTTGGTGTATACCCTACTTGTCCATAACTCCTTGTTGTCCAAATGACTGAAACATCCATAACAACGTTCGTTAAACCCAAGATTCTTGAGTTCTAAACCAATCTCATATGTGACAAATTCTTTTTCCATAATACAAAAGTATGGCAGATTTTTTAACCTGCCAAAACTTCTTTTGCGATTTCTGATACGATTTTGTTATCTGCTTGACCTTTGAAGTTCTTGTTGAACTCACCCATAATCTGACCGACATTGGTTAGACCATTGGTTTTATAGTTTGAGATAATTTCACGGATTTTATCTGAACCCATTTGAGATGGAAGATATGGTTTGATATATTCCAATTCCTTTAATGCTTCAGGTGTTCCAGTTTGAGTTAAAGATTTTTCCATCTTTCTCAAAATCGCAACAACCACATCATCGTTAGCAACACCAGAGCGACCTTCCTCATTCTGAATCTCACCCTTAACCACACCCAAAAAGTTTTTCTTTTCAGTTTCCTTGTTTTTAAATGCGGACATAAAGTCGGCATTGATTCTTTCTTTTAACATAGTTTTAATTTTTTAGTTATCCCGTCTGGACTCGAACCAGAAATGCGACTGCCAAAAAGTCGAGTGATGCCATTTCACTACAGGACAATATAGAGTGTAGTGGGGCTGCAGTCCCCTGAGGCTCCTACACTGAGTCGTTCCTCTTTTGGCGGGACATACGGGATTCGAACCCGTGACCTCCACCGTGACAGGGTGGCATTGTGACCAACTCTACTAATGTCCCAAAAAAGAGCGGGTAGTCAGAATCGAACTGACATCTAAGGCTTGGAAGGCTATCATAATAACCATTATACTATACCCGCATTTTGGGTGGAATCAGAGGCCTTCTGTCCACCGAGACCTCGTAGTTGACTTTCGTCAGAGCTTACCGAGACACTTTTCAAAAACCCCATCTTCATCGGATTAACGGACCGACTGCCATATCGGAGGTGGGGGTTGTCCTGTTAATTCAGGACCTCGTGGGGTGAGTGGGAGTTGAACCACACATCTTCGGTTTTTCAGACCGACGCGAACTGACCACCTGCGCTATCACCCCATATAATTTAAGTACAAATATACAATTAGATTATTGTATCACCAAATATTTTTTGTCCCGATGGGTGGAATTGAACCACCGACTGCTTGGATATGAATCAAGTATTCTACCACTGAATTACATCGGGTTAGAGTAGCCCCTGTGTGAATCGAACACACGACCTATTGTTTGTAATACAATCGCTCTCTACCACTGAGCTAAGGGGCCATATAGTACTCCAGGTCAGAATTGAACTGACGACTTTCACCTTATAAGAGTGACACTCTCACCACTGAGTTACTGGAGCGAATTTAGTGGAGACGGAGATAATCGAAACCTCCACAGAAACATTGCAAGTGTTTCTCGCCAAGCCTTGGTACATGCGCCCCCATTTTTAAGTTCTCAGAGTGGGACTCGAACCCACGACCTCTTGTGTATCAGACAAGTGCTCTAAACCAACTGAGCTATCTGAGAATATTAGCACGCCAGGTAGGATTCGAACCTACGTAGAACATAATGTTCACGGTTTTGGAGACCGTTGCCTAAGCCGTTCAGCCACTGACGTGTATAAAAAGTGACCCCGATGGGACTCGAACCCATGACCCTCGCATTAAAAGTGCGATGCTCTAAAACCAGCTGAGCTACGAAGTCATTAAATTTTGCGGTGATGGGGAATTTCGAAATCCCGACCCTCTGATTAACAGTCAGATGCTCCACCTCTGAGCTACATCACCAAATAAAAATGGTACCTTTTTGAGGTACCATTTGTAAACATCAATCATAAAGATTAAATGTATGTTTCAGCCAATTCCCACAATTTTGTATTAATCATTGTGTCCATATTTAGGGAAGTAATCCCTTTGACTGTTCTCACATTTTTACCTTGTGATTTTACAAATCCACCTCTAATCAACTTCTCCTGTACTACATTGAAAGTATGCCAAAGTGTATCGTTGTTATCATCACCACGAAGAGGTTCGATAATCGTCTCAAGAGTCATACTTGAGATGTCTTCGGTATTTTTCCAACGAATTCCAACCGCCTTGGTTACAAAATCAATTTTCTTTTCAGTATCCATTTTAACGTCAATCATTTTATTAACTGAACGTTCAATGATTGGTGATATCTGAATGAACTTCTCTGTGATTTGATTCACTTCATCCATCTGAATGTTCATGTGACGCTGGTTAATGTTAACCATTTCTTGCATTGGTACTACAAGACCATTAGAACACACCAATCGGTACAACCCTGCTCCTACTTGGAGTTTGGTACGACCATCGTGAGAGTTAGTGATGATAGCCTCAAGTAGAGAATCACCTACCTTTGGGAGTTCAGAGTTACGGAGACGAACTGAGTGTTTGCCGTATACACCTGACCCTACTTGTTTTGCACTTGACACTTCCCACCCTGCTTGCATAAATTGATTTACTACGTCAATGGTTGGAACAACTGTGTACTTGTCAGAAAGCTTCTGAGCTTTTTGAGTGTTGAATACTGAAGGTACTACTGATTGGAGTTCTTGGAGTGTAATCATATTTTTATTGTTTATTTGTGAGTACAAAGATACGTCTATTTTTTTAATTTCAAAGAAATTTTTTATTTTTTTTTGAGGTCAGAGTCGGATTCGAACCGACGAATACCTATTTTGCAGACAGGCCCCTTAAACCACTTGAGTATCTGACCTTTTAGAAATCATTTGTACTAAATCCTCAACTGTTAATACTCCATCAATACCTTCAATTAACACAGGATTTTTTTTCTTTCCATGTTCAACTAATTTACCAACACCCATATAAAATTTACAAGGTTTGTTAATCTTTGATTTATACATTAAAGCATTATATGCTTTTTGTTTTAACCTATCACTTCTATAAGTTGTTGTTAAATCAATGTAAACATCGTCATCATTAATTTTAACATAAAAATCAAAATCAATAATTTGTTTTTTACCATGGCTATTAGTAAAAAAAGGCTTTTCTTTCTTCTGAATTTTTTTTAATCCAGTTTTTTCCATGAAATAGGACTCTAATTGATTCCCATTTCTAGACTTATCGCCATTTTCCATACTATGTTTCATAGTACAAATATATTCAATTTTGATTAAAATGTAAAATAATTTTAATCGTCGGGATGACAGGACTCGAACCTGCGTGTCGAATAAGTGGGACTCGAACCCACATGATGTCCATATCCCAAATATGGCGGCTTACCAATTAGCCCATTACTCGTTTAATGAAATCATCTCTATAGTTGTTAACAGTTTTTTCAATTAAATTTTTATATCTTGAGTGCCAATACATGTGATGAGTTGGGCAAAGAGGAATTAAATTTTCTTTGTTATTATTTTTTTTGTTTTCATCATAATGATGAACGTCAATTATTTTATCTTCACCACACACTACGCATTTCTTCTCATGATATAAAAAACATGTTGTTCTGTAACTATCATCTTTCCAATTTGGATTATTTTCTCCGCTTCTAAAATAACTGTTCGAACAACTATAAGAACAAGTTGTTTTTTCTCTATCTGTTTTTTTAGTTTCAAAGATTTTACCACAAACAGGGCATTCTTTTTCAATAAATTTAGTATTAATTCTTTTATTTTTTTTCAAAATATCTAAACTAACACCAAATTCAGAAATTAATTTATTTAAATGATTTCTATTTCTACCATTATCACTCAATTCAAGCTTTTTAAGTATTTCTGATTTACTTTTAGAAGTGTTTACAACTTCTATCAAAACATATTTAGTTATTTCCATAATATTCATTTAATAATAAATATCATGAAAGTCGAAAAAACATGTTTTGAGCTCCCAAAGCACGTACTCTAAGCCAACTGAGCTACATCCCGAAATTCACCAATATGTCAAAGAACTGTTTTGTAACATCAAAAAAAAACCCCGAACTTTTTAATTGTTCAGGGTTCTTTTTTTATATATTTGATGATACGCTTACATCTCATTAAGAACCCTTAAACAACGGCAATCTTGCCCTTTAATCGCAAACCAAGCTTGGCCCACATTCATCGGGAGATTACTTATGTTATGTATCGAGTTCTGTTTCATTGTTTTTAATTAAATATATAACTGTTTAACAAAAGTATTAAAATTTTATTTATTTGTCAATATTTTTAAGTTTTTATTTTAAAAATGATAAAATTTTTTCTTTAATACCAACTTGTTTTATACCTTCATTTCTAAGAGGAGTATGTACAAAATTATCTAACCCCCATTCGTGTTCAAATTCCGTTGAGTAGTGTAGACCTTTTTTACCCATATTCAAATCATCAATAGCTACCCATTGTGTTACCTCAGGGTGTTCTTTTAACCAACCTTGGATTTCCAAACTCCTTGTTCCTTCCAAATCCCAATTTCGGTGCCATGTAACTTTTGATTCATCAATAACATTACCTGTAAAATCAATTGGACGTTTGATAATTCCATGACTTTCGTAATAATCACCCATTTCCTCAACTGAACACCAAATCCTCCAATCGGAAGAAACAACGATTTCAGCACCAGTCTGTTCCAAGATTTGATTTAACACCTTAATCGCTTTCTTATCAAAGTTATCAAAACGAGCATCAAGAGGCATTGTCATTACTGATTGACTCAATTTTTTTCTATATTTCTTTTGTTTCTTAAATCGTGACCCCCAGTTATTTGATAAGCAAATAACCCCATCGTGGTCTAAAAATATTACCTTCATTTTATTTTTTTTACAAATATAAATAAAAAACCCATCCGAAGATGGGTTTTTAATTAATTACTTAACTTCTTCAAAATCAACATCGGTTACCTCAACATCTTTATCTTCGTTCACAATGTCTGACATCTGTTGATATATATTCTGACTTATTCCTTGAAAGATGTTATTAACATTATCAATAGAAGAATTAATCTTTTCTACGTCTCTATTCTGATGTGCGGTTTTTAATTCTTCCAAAGCAACCATCACTCTATTTTTATCTTCGTCACCAATTTTATCCTCTAAATCTTTTAAAGCCTTCTCGGTTTGGAAAATTACTGAATCTGCCTTGTTAATTGTTTCAGTCTCTTCTTTAATTTTCTTATCAGATTCCGCATTCATTTCAGCCTCTTTTTTCATTTTTTCAATTTCTTCTTTTGAAAGTCCTGAAGAAGATTCGATTCGAATATTTTGTTGTTTATTGGTTCCTTTATCCAATGCCGACACATTAATAATACCGTTAGCATCAATATCAAATGTTACCTCAATCTGTGGAATACCTCTCATTGCTGGTGGTAATCCGTCAAGATGGAAACGACCAATGGTTCTGTTGTCTTTAGCCATAGCTCTTTCACCCTGTAATACATGGATTTCAACTGATGGTTGATTATCTACAGCGGTTGAGAATACTTGTGACTTTTTGGTTGGGATAGTTGTGTTTGCCTCAATCAACTTTGTAAAAACCCCACCCATTGTTTCAATACCAAGTGATAGTGGTGTGACATCTAAAAGTAGCACATCTTTAACATCACCAGCTAAAACTCCTCCTTGGATAGCCGCCCCTAAAGCGACTACTTCATCAGGGTTAACCCCTTTTGACGGTTCTTTTCCAAAGAACTTCTTAACCGCATCCTGAATAACAGGAATTCTTGTTGTACCTCCAACTAAAATAATTTCATCAATTTCAGAAACTTTAAGTCCTGCATTTTTTAAAGCCGACTCACATGGTTTAATTGTTCTTTTAACTAATTCGTCAACTAATTGTTCAAATTTAGCTCGAGATAGAGTACGTACTAAATGTTTTGGTATTCCATCAACTGGCATGATATATGGTAAATTAATTTCAGTTGACGGTGATGATGAAAGTTCAATTTTTGCCTTTTCAGCTCCTTCTCTAAGTCTTTGAAGTGCCATTGGGTCTTGTTTTAAATCCAATCCATTTTCATCTTTAAATTCCATAACTAACCAATCAATAATTGCTTGGTCAAAGTCGTCACCACCAAGATGAGTGTCTCCATCAGTTGAGAGTACTTCAAATACACCGTCTCCAAGTTCAAGTACGGATACATCATGAGTACCACCACCACAGTCAAATACTACAACTTTCATATCTTTAGATTTCTTATCTAAACCATACGCAAGAGCCGCGGCAGTTGGTTCGTTTATGATTCTTCTTACTGTAAGTCCTGCAATCTCACCAGCTTCTTTTGTCGCTTGTCTTTGAGCGTCATTAAAATATGCAGGTACCGTAATTACAGCCTCAGTTACTTCTTGTCCAAGATAGTCCTCAGCAGTTTGTTTCATCTTTTGGAGTACTATTGCCGAAATTTCTTGTGGTGAGTAATTTCTTTTATCAATTTCAACTTTAGGTGTATTGTTACCATTTATAATTTTGTATGGGACTCTGCCAGCTTCTTTTTTACTTTCTTCAAAGCTAGTTCCCATAAATCTTTTAATTGAATACACTGTTTTATCAGGGTTAGTAACCGACTGTCGTTTAGCAGGGTCACCAACTTTCCTTTCACCACCATTAGCAAATGCGACAATTGAAGGGGTGGTTCTTTTTCCTTCACTGTTTGTAATTACTACAGGGTCACTACCTTCCATAACCGCTACGCAAGAATTTGTAGTTCCCAAGTCAATACCTATTATTTTTCCCATAAATTTTGATAATTTTTTTTAAATATAAAAGTTTATTTTAATGGAATCAAGTTCCGTGTGCCAAATTGTTAAAATTCGTACCAAAATAAAAAAACTGACATTATGTCAGTTTTTTATAGAAAATCAAGTTCATTTGTCACAGGGTCCCACTCAACTGTAAGTGGTTTGTTAACAAATTCATATTTTTCATTTAGTACAGATGCATTAATGAAGTGAGTATCACCATCAAAGACATAACCATAACCTCCGTGAATATGACCACAAACGTGAATTTTTGGTTTTATTTCTTTAATTCTCTTAACTAGTAATTCGCAACCTAACAAGGGCTCATTCCAAGGTGGTCCTGAGGTGTCCAAATATCCTTGGGCTGGTCCGTGAGTAATTAATATATCCGTATTTATCGGGATATCATTCCATTTTTGTTCAAGTTCCCATCCATTTCTTGGTAAATTAAATGCCCAATTATGGAATTCAGGTTGCCATGGAGTACCATAAATTTTAACCATTTCACTATAGTTATCACCAAGTAGTATTAAATCGTCTTGTAAATAATTAACTCCATCATAAAAATCAACAATTTCTTTAATCTCTTTAGGAATATCCTGAAAACCAAAATCATGGTTTCCAGCAATGAAAACTTTAGTTGTATAGTTATCTAATCCTTCAAACCATTTACAGAATTGTTGAACTTCGTGGATATACCCCATGGATGATATATCTCCAGCATGTATGATTAAATCCCCACCAGGTAATAAACTAGTGACTTGCTTATGTTTGTTGTGTGTATCGGAAATAAATGTTATTTTCATAATACAAAGATATAAAAATAACATTAAAAAACAAAATTTAAACAGATTCCAAAGAATATAATCTCATAAATCTTTTTTGAAGTCTGTCTCCAGATTTCTTAATTCTTGGCTCAAATTTTTTCATAAGTGTTATAATGTCTTTAGAATTTACAACATCTTTGTTTGGTTCAATACCATAATCTTTAGAACCTGAAATATAATCTTGTTTAAACCATTTCAAAATACTATTTAAAAAGACTTTTTCAGTATCAGGATTGTATTCATTAATTTTTCTTAATAATTCTTCGTAAAGTTTATTAGCATCAAAATTTTTCATTTTCTCAGAATAAATCCAATATTTTGTTTTTTTAAACTCATCAAATGTCATCCTTAGTATTTTACTATAAGATTCTTGTGCCATAGCGTTCATCTCATATGGTTCAGAGAAATATAAAAACCATAAAAATTCATTCCAAATGTCATATATTGGTTTTGGTATATTTTTGTTTTTTGAACCTGCAAAGGATAATGCTGTGTTATACACTTTTCTTTTTTTATAAAACTCTAAAATATGGTTAGATTCATGTACAATAGTATCACGTAAATCTAATAGTAAACTAGAATAATCATCATTTGTATAATGTTGACTTATAATCACACCAAACTCATAATAGGCAGTCATAGTTTCAGGAATTTCCTCAAGTACTTTTTTTGGTAGGGATAGAGAAGGTTTTTGTATCTTAGTTCTAGCATCTCTACCCTTCTCTATTTGATACGCCGCACCACCTGTAAGATATTTAACATCAGTCTTATTAATATTTTTAACTTTTTTAAATGTAAATTCAATAATAATTTCTTCTATCGGTAACTCTATAAAATCATCAAAATTGTTTTGATAAATTTCCTTAATATCTTTCAATCCAATAATAATTATATCTGCAAAATTTTTACCCTTATCTATCTTATCTTTTAAAATAGGGTCCAACGTTTGTAAAATTAAATTAGAATAAATAATAGAAGCCCTAGATACTCCTAAATCTTCAGTAATTAGTTTACTATATTGTGTTTCATTTAATACTATTTTCATAATTGATTTACCGAATCTTTAAATAAATCTTTATTATTCTTAATCCATTTAAGAATATCTGGTCTAATTTTATTATAATATGGCCCAAATATTTTTGAGATTCTTATTTCCTCAGAATCTTCCTTCATATAGTCATCATATTCTTTCTGACTTATGGATGGTATAATAATTTCAAACTTATTTGCTTTAGACGTTAATAATCCAGATTTTATTCTAAGTTGTAATGAATTTTTATTTTTAGGTGCAGCAATATTTTTTGCATCAATTGCATAGCTTATAAAATCTTCTTTTGTAAAATAATAATTAACTAATTTTGTTAAACTTTTTGTGGTGACACAAATTATATCAGTTAACATTGTCTCTAATATATTCCTTTTATATTTTTCAAGTTCTGGGTCATTGATTAAAAAAATATTTTGACTTTCGTATTTTGAAAGTATATTCCTAATTTCATCTGAATCTTTTTGTGGTAAACCATCAATAATATTTTTAAAAGCTCCTATTGATGGGCTTTCATTAATATCTTCAATATATTTTTGTTCGACGGTACCTTGTCTGACCATATAATCCCATGAACCCATTTGTTCTTTATTAAATTGTCCGTCAAAAAGTCCAACCATTAATCCTTCAATTGCGTGTCCTCTAACTTCTTTGTACTTTATAACACGATTAATATAGTCTCTCATTCTCATTTTATTAACTGTGTCCAATTCATTTAAATTCACAGTTTCACCAAACTGAAATGATATGTTATGAGCGTTAAGTATTCTTTTTATAACCTCAGATGCCTCTTGTTTTACAATAGGGATTGGGTTATATAAATAAAATTTCTTTTCGTTTTCTTTAATTATTTTTTTCATTTTCCGATTACAAGTTCATTGTAATTTAATGTTTCCATACCTTTCATATCATCAGTTATTTCATCATACATGTAAGCCTTGACGACTGATGTTATAGATTGCTCAGCTTGAGCAATTTTGGATTCCATCCAATCATCTAGTTCTTCATCATCTTCCATTATCTCCCACATTTTATATGCTAAAGTTGCAATTATAAATAATTGTTGTTTTGACATATAATTACCATCTTTACCTTCTGTTATTTCAGGTCTGTTTAAATCTTCTTTTATTTTTTCAAGTTGTTTTTCAGTAAAAACGTATCTAGTCATGATTAATATTTTTTATAATAAATAGATAATAAAATAAAAAAAGAGAACATGTGTTCTCTTTTTAGGCCAATCGACTTGGATTGTGGTCCACCACTTTATGGTTCACATAAAGATTTTTAAACCGCTACTTTGGATAATACTTGTTCAGTGTAGCTGACTTGTTTTTTATTAGTAAAAATTAAACATTCTTTCAATACTTTGGATGGTATTTGAATTAAAGTATCTGTGATATTGTAATGATTAAAAGAAGTGTTTGTGTCAATACTATCTTGTACCATTCTAAGAAACAATTTAATCTGTGTTGCATCTTGGAATGTTTCTTCAACTATTTTACCGTATTCGGGATGGATGATATTAAGTGTTATAATTTTCATAGGACAAATTTACTACAAAATTTTTAATTTACAAAATTATTTTTCTAATTTTACAATTAATTCAGTTTTACTTTTAGTAAAGTCCTCTTTTTTAATCTCATTCCATGATAATTCGTTTATAAACCTCTGAAAATCTTTATCTTTTATTTTCTTCAAATATTTTAATAAATCTTCTTCGGTTGCTTTTGGGTTTACTTCTATAAATTGTTTAATAATTGGAAACTTTTCCAAATCAACAATTTGTAACTCTCTTTCTCCCTTATAGTAATGTGTTTCAATAACTCCAATTTTAACTTCCATAGTAGTTAAATTATATTAATAAATATTTTTTAAATCAAAAATTATTTTAAGTTATTTTTAATAATTAAAAAAGGTGGGTTACCCCACCTTGTTTTTAATAGTCTATAGTGTTCACATTAACCACTACAGAAGGTTACGACCAGTCAAGTTGTGATTCTTACTTTACGTCGCCTGCGACAGGTGAAACCTACTTCTATTTAGTAGCGGGAGAGGGATTCGAACCCCCGACCTAAAGGTTATGAGCCTTTCGAGCTACCTCTGCTCTATCCCACAATATAATATTTTAAGTTAAACGAAGCCTGAGATTACAGCTTTGATTGAGAATCTTTTGAAGGATTATTAGTTCCCTTCGTATCCACTTCCTTTTGAGAAGTATTTCTCAGTGACGGTCTTTTAGGTATACCACTCCTTGAGGTCTGAATTACTCTATCAGTACTTAACTCTTTCCGAGGTTGCCACCCCAGTTCGTCCTTGCGGGATTAAAGGTCTTTCTTAACAATACACATTGACTTGGGGTCTTTGTGTGCAATGAACGGCTCATTACTATGTAGTCACCTTTCACTCAAACCTGATGGACACTTTTCCTTGTAATTTTTAGTATTAAATTTTCATTAACAGTGAAATTAATAGGTTTTGTGTCGTGGATGTGTCAGAGTAGTGGTCCACCGTAAGCTCCGTCTCCTTTTGAGTGACAGAATACTAAACTACTCCGTGAAGTGTCCCCACCTCCATATTTTTAGATTACTTCAGAAAGCGACCTTGGTAGGTCATCCTTAGGGGTAGTAGCGACACCACTCGTTCTCTACCTTACCTTTCGGTTTTAAGTATTCTATCATATTGGAATCCGCAATTATATAGTTGGATGACTATACTTCTTACTTGATTCCTATGGGTTATTCTTATTGTTCTTCCGAACTCAACTTGACAATCCACATTGCCATGTCACCCTACCACTTTCCCTACAGTGTTACCCTCGGTACTAAAGGTGTGGTGATATCCCACTTGTGTACTTGAGTTCAATTCCCCTTACGGGGTTTCAAACCGCAGCCTCCTCAACACGGGGGAGACCACTTTATCCTACTTTCGTAGTTTATTTAAGGACCATACACGGCCCATTATCGTTTATCTCTTTTCAGTGCTCATATTCGTCACACGAAGGCGGGAATACGACTTACTCAGAGAATGGATAATCTATTTTTTCAAAGAACGTTTCGGACATTTCCGAATTGTTTTACAAATTTACGACATTTATTTCTATTTGTCAAGTTATTTGTGAACTTTTTTGAGATTTGGAAACTTTCATCGTTTTACCACTTTGTGAACCTTAATCTCAAATCTTTTACAAACTTACGACATTTTTTTCAATCTGTCAAATAAATTAATATTTTTTTTCACTTTCGCCCCCTGTATACTTTAGAGTGGATGTTTAAGGTCAGCCTTAACTATTAAGGGAGCCACCCGTGAAGTATTTTCAATCTTCTAAATAAAACAAGAACTTTTTGATTTAACTACCGAGTATCTTTCATCACCTATAAGTGTCAAATCTTTTACAAACTTACGGCAAGAAATTGGTAGTATCAAATAAATATTTGATTTTTTTTAAAAAAAAAATATTTATCATTAACTATGTTTGTAAGAATAAAAAATGAAAATATAAAAGTTAAGGTATGTAATTCACCCAAAGAAATTTCTGAAGGAATGATGGGTAAAGAATTTATTGGATTTGATGGTATGTTATTCTTTATGGGTAATGGGTATCATAGTTTTTGGATGAAGAACTGTATCATACCTTTAGATATTATCTTTATTGATAGTGATTTAACAGTAACTGAAATACATTATAACTGCGAGCCGTGTGAATCACCAATTTGTAAGAATTATAATGGATACGGTAAATATGTATTAGAGATTGAGGGTGGTCGTTGTCAGAATGAAGGTATTAAAATGGGAGACAAATGTAGTTTTATATTTGACCTTTCAAAATAATTTTTTAATTTTAGTATTATGAACAAAATTAAAATTTTATTACTTTTACTATCATTTATTATTTCATCTTCATTTATTATACCATATCCTATAAAAATAGATAAAGATGTACTTTATGAAATTGGAGCAAATCCAAATTCTAAACCATCATATAGATTATATTATCTAATTGAGACTTACTCTGATTCATTCTGTGTTCCAAAATACATCGCTTATAATGTTGCATTCAAAGAAACCAGATATAAAGGTCCATCAGACACATTATATAATCCTTATTTATCTTCTAAAGCAGGGGCTGTTGGAGCCATGCAGATTATCCCTAAATACGCATCTTATTATGCTGGTAGTAAAGTTACTAGAAAAGACTTAATGTATGATTTAGAACTTAATGTAATGGTGTCAATGAAAATATTATCAAAAAATTACGATAAATACAAAAGTTGGGCTAAAGCGTGTGGAGCTTATAATACAGGTTCACCTAAAATTAATAATTATGCCAAATTTTGTGTTAATAATATAGAGTATACTAAAAATTGGGTTGTTACTGATTCTTTGATAATTCAATCTTTTCTTGAAGGTTTTTAACAAAGTCTCTTTGTAACATTTTTAAAAATTTAATATACGGAGAATCCTCTTTTTCCGCATCATACCTATATCCACCCTTTGGTGGTCTTTTACTCCTACCAATGTAATTAAGTCCTGAAATATTGGTAATACATTTGTGTCCTCCAGAATTAGCCTGAATAACATCCCAAACAGGAACCGTGTATTGGTCAAGAACAGTCCATTCATCTTCAGTTAAATCTGATGATTTTTTTTCCATTAAAGATTTAATATCCATCAAACTTTTAATACCGTCTTTATCTTTCACATATTTTTCACCATAAATTGCCGCAAAATCCTTGAATGTGAACCCAACAGATTCTTCATTAGTTGCAGTCTCAGAAACCCACTTTATAGTTGACAAAGGTATTTGTTTTTCTTTTAATTGTGATTCCCATTTAGATAAAACTTCTTGAGCTATTTCACCAAGGTTAACACCTTTAAGTTCTCTTTCTTTTTTAAATGGATTACAAGAGGCTTGTAACAAACCAAGAGGCCAAGCGATTACCAAGAAATCAGCTTCAGGATTATTTCTAAATGGTGTATATCTATCATACGAACCAGGTTTCATCATATTACCACCTCCATACTGAACAATGATATTACCAGAAACCTGAGGATGTGTTTTCATGGAAGAAACATAAATTTCTTTGTTTTTTTCTAAAACATCTTCTGAAGGAAATCCTTTTAAATTCATTATTTCTTTAATTTTTCTAAATAATGAAATTAATGAAGGTTCACACTCCATAACTAATTCTTCTAAAAATCCTTTTTTGTTTTTAAATGCCAAAAGTAATTTATTAGTAACCAATCCTAACATCATTCTATTATCAGCCGCAGATTTATCTTTATCAAATTTAAAGATATAATTCATTACAATCTCAGGTGTAATATTTCTTTTAGCATAATCAGCACTATCAACCATAGATATTGTGGCAACATCTTCAGGTGGAAATAAGTCACTTTTGGGTATTATTTGAGACAAGGTTTCAACGTTTGACCTTGCTTGTCTAAATGATTTTGAGCCAGTTTCTTCCGCACCAGCTTGTCTATCATGATGGTCAGTGTGAATAATAAACATTGGTTTACCATGTGCAAAATCAACTAAAACTGGCATAACTTCACCTCTAGCATCAGTTTTTTTAACCGCGAACTCCTTATCTCCATATTGAATAACTTCCACGTCAACCACGTCAATTCCGTTTGACTTTAAATAGTCCCTCATGGCTATTGCGGTAGTGACACCATCTAGGTCTTGGTGAAAATAAATTTTAGCCTTCTTATATCTGTTAGAAAGCTCTCTTATATTTCTAATACCTGATTCAGATATAATTTTTCTCATTCTAATGTTAGGAGATACTTTAATTTATTGAACCCATGTAACATTTCATCTCTCAAATTTAAAAGGTCTGAATCCTCTTGTGGGTCAAATACTTCAGTTAATTGTATTAAGAAAATACAAACTCCGTCGATAAAATTTTGAACAGATATTTCAGAAATGTCTTGTCCCTGTATGGTATATCCACCTTCGTATGATGGTCTTCCGTGTTTACCCATACAAGCCTCAACAAAATCATCAATTAATTCTCCTAAACTTTCATATAACTCACCATAAGCTTTGTGTTTAGCATAAGATTTTGTTTGCCAGTGTAAGAATTTTAGTTGTATTTGTGATTCTACTAATTTTTTAATTATTTCTGAATTATCCATCATAAACTTTTATTTAATAAATACCATCATATTAAAAAAAAATGGAGGTTAATTACCTCCAGTTTCAAATTCAATTTTTTGTTGTTTTTTTTGGTCAACAAATGCTTGTATTCTTTGCCTTGAAATTTCAGTGTAGTTTGGTGATAACTCAATTCCAATCCATCTTCGGTCAAGTGTTTCAGCAGCTACGCAGCTGGTCCCACTCCCATTAAATGGGTCTAATATAATATCATTCTTGTATGACAATATCTTAATAGCCTTAGTTGGGATATCCATTGAAAATGTTGCTTTTGTCATTGGTCTTGAGTCGTTTAAGTATTTCCACTGTCCGAACACAAGTTCCATAAATTCTTTTTTGTCTTTTTCCTGATAAACTACCTTTGTCTTGAATGTTCCATCTTCTTGTTCAATTTTAGTTGGAACTCCATTCCATTGTGGCACTCCTTTAACTTTTTTAATGTGGTTTTTCTTGTATGCAAGTATTACACATTCTTTAGGATTATATATGTAAGGGCTAGACGGGCTCATCCAACTACCCCAAGCAGTTGTTTTACTTCTGTGAGGACTATCTTCTTCTAAATCAACAACACCAAAGAACTTAAACCCAATTTCCTTCATAACCTGATATACTTCAGATACCAAAAAAATTCTACCACCTTTTTCTTGTCTGTTTATTTCATATGGTATGTTTAAAGCAATTCGTCCATCGTCTTTCAAGATTTTATAAGCATTAGTCATCCATTTACGAGTAAAATCCAAATACTCATTTATTTCCATATCATCATCATGAACATCATAATTAATGTTTACTCCGTATGGAGGTGATGTAACAATCAAATCAACTGATGATTCTGGCATGTTACCCATAACCTCAATACAATCCCCGTTGATTACTCTATTTACGTAATTTTCAATCATAATAATCTTCCTCTTCTTTAGATATTTTCGTAATTATGTGTTTGTTCCACCAAATATTAAATTTACTATTTGGTTTTTTGTTTGAATAGTATTCACCTAATAAAATTAAAGAGAATAAAATTAATGATGATAAAACATAACTAACAATAAATGTTATCATTTTAATAATTTTTCTATGTTTTCGATTCTTCTATTAAGGTACCAAGCGGCTTTCTTCAAATCCTGTAATTCTTTGTCTGATTCTTTTTTACCCGCCCTTCCAATATACTTAACAACATTAAAAAGGTACGCATCCTTATCTAACCCCCACGCCTCACAAACTTTAACAACTTCATAAACATTTTCCGCACCCCCATAATGTTCTGGGTTATTAACCATTTCCTTCTGTTCCATCATAATTTGTTTCAATTGTATTTTTATAGATTGGTGTCATCTTGCTAGTATCGATAACAAATCTTAATTTTGTAAACATAAGATTATCATCTTTATATGAACATTTAATCTCAAGATTTGAACCTTTAACAGGTAACAACAACCCATTAACCACTTCACCGATTGGGTCTAAATATTCAATCTTAACATCGGTTATTTTATATAGGTCAGCAGGATTAAAAGAATAAACAACAGTGTTATACATTGATGTTGTTAATATAAGATTTTCTCCTTCGTTTTTAAGTTTATACTTACTGAACTGGTATGGAGGTACTTTTACCTCATCGTTAAATGAGATTATCCATCTATTAGACTTTAAGGGTTCAAATGTTTTGAATTTTTCCATTTTTATTTTTTTTTAAAATGTAGTAACCATTTCCCAAATTATCAATAAAACCATCGGAAACTAAATCTTCCATAAGTTCAATTGTTTTATCCATAGGTAATTTTAAAATAACTTCACTTATAAATGATACGTGAATTTCAGTTCTTAACTTATTTAAAACTTGTTCTCTTAATGTAATCATCTTTTATTTTATTAAATTTTATTTGTACTTTTTCATTAGAAAAAAAAATAACATCACATTTTAAATAAAATTCAATAACACTAGGATTATCTGTTAAAAAAATAATTTCTTGTTCTCCAACTATTTTTTTATTGAATCCCATTCCTCAGATTTTTTATGATGCCCTTTTGTATAGTATAATTCAAAACTTTCCTTTTGAAAATAGGTAACAATGTACTTTCCATCGGAAATTCATTAGTTGCCTTTAATTCAAAAATTGGTAATTTCTTAACGTTTTCAGAATTATATATTATCGATTCTACACAATCATTGTTATTAAAATTAATCAATTCTCTAGTGTAAACTTTATTATCAATTGTAAGATTATCCTTCTTATCTATAATATATTTCCAAATTTTTTTAGTACCTTCTTTTTCATAAAAAAAATATCCAGTAAGTTCTGAAATGTTTCTATCGTTTTTAATTATTTTAATTGATACTGTATCGTATATCAAAGTCCACAAAGCTTTAACTATATTAAAATAGTCTAATATTTTTTGCCCTGAATATTTTAAAATCTTATCATATTCAATTAAATCTTCCTCATTTGTTATTTGTATAGGTCTAAATTTTAAATCAGATAATAAAACTTCGTCGTCAACGTTTTCCAATTTTCTTTCAAAATAAATCATTTTAAAATCACTAGAAATTGATTGTAAATTTGCAAGGTGAACTGATAATTCAGTATACATTGGGTAAAGTTCAAATTTATCAATTTTTTTATCACAATATTTTAAGAAATCTAGTAACATATATTGTTTATGTTCTAAATCGATTGGCTCTGTGAATATCCAATCTGTATCCATTTTAAAATTTGTTTTTTTATTTTTAACAATATCTTTAATCATGTTATTCTCATTATATAATAAGTTTCACCATTAAATTCAAAACTATCATAATCATTATCATAATGATTCATGTTACCATACCCATCCTCAGAAATTGAAGCCTCTATTAATTCTTCTTTGTCAATGTATTCTGACAAATCATATCCCATGTTTCCAGCAAATTCTTCGGGATTATCTCTGTAATAACTTGCAAGTTCTTCGGCCTTCTCTTCTATCGCACTATCATTATATTCGCCATCTGGAGAATCTTCAATTTCACCTATTTCAATATCTATTTCATTAATTCTATCTCCAATATTATCATACTCATCATCCCCAGGTTCCAAGTCATGAAGTTGTGATTCAAGTTCATCTTTTTCCTCTTCCAATTTTTTAATCTCATCTAATTGTTCTTGACTCAATTCTTTATCACTATCACTCAAATATGAATCAGGATTGTCTCTAACATCACTCTCATAAACTTCTAATGCATCATCATAAATCCTATCTAAATCGATATAATTTAACCAAAAGTCTCTTCGGTAACCATTAACACCATGTTCATTAAAATATTCTTCTTGATAATCCCTAATAGCATTGTCCATATCTCTTTCAGTACCAACAGTATATTCTTCTCCTTCTTTTGATGGTATTAATACTTCAAATACTGTTAACCCGTAATGCGTGTATTTACTGGGTATTAAAAAATACACATCTACACTATCTTCCAATTCTTCAATTTCAGTGTCTATTTCATCAATTTTTTCTTGTATCTCGTTGTATTCACTACTATTAACATCTTCTAATTGTTCTTGGTCATATTCTAAATTACTTCTTTTAGTCTGTAAATTACTCAATAATTCAGAATAATTTTTAGGTCTAACAATTTCATCAATATCCGATTCTAGATAATCAAACAAAACATTTGCATATAAACTTTCTTCGTCATTGTAAACTTCTAAATCCCATTCATTGTCTTCTCTTCTTGCGTTAGCTCCTGAAATTTTCTCCGCTCTAATTTTAGCCTTTCGTTTAGACTCAATTGGTGTCCCATAATCTGTCACATACCCTGTAACTTCAATACCATCTATACTAGATACTTTTGTATTTGAAATATCAAGTCTTCCCTCTATTTTTTTAATTGGACTCAATGACTTAATTGGTAATCCGCTTAGATTCAAGTTTCCTTGAACTACTATATTTTTGTTTCTGTATTTTTTTAACTTACTTAAAGCATTAACGTCATAGGATACGAATTTTAACATATCAATAAGTTCTTGTGGTTGGATAAAAATGTATTCATTTTCATCCTGTTCACTTATAATAGATTTTAAAATTTTCTTTAAATGATAATTCATTATTGTTTTTATTTATAAATATATAAATCCACTTACTATTTCCTTTTAATATCTTAGTGAAATATTTATATATAATAAAAATTAATATTCTAATATTATGGGGTGTTCATGTAAAAATAAGCAAAATCAGTCAAATCAACAACCTTTACCTCAAAAGAATACATCTTCACAAGACTCTGTTAAAAAGGTTATTGAGAAATACTACAACAAAAACAAAAAATAAAAATATTTATAAGTAATAAACCATTAAAAAAAAAATAGCGCTATGAAAAACGGTGGTGGTGGTTGCGGATGTGGAAAATAATCCAATAAAACCAAAAAATTAATCTAGATTACAAGGGGAAGTTATTTTCCCCTTTTTTTATATTTATTAATATGACTTTACAGACAGGTGATTACATAATTATTAGAGGTTATAACCAAGATAACTTTTTTTCTAATAAACATTTTAGAAAGTTATTAAATAAACCAACAAGAGTTTGGGATTGGGGTAATAAAGGTATATATATTGCTCATCCAGAATTGGACTTGGTTCCATTAAGTGATGATGTTGTTTATGATAAAGTCATTGATTCTGAAGATTTACCTGACCACTGGGACTATAAGAAAAAGAGTGATGAATTTTCAAAATTATCTAGTCGAGCAGACGTTACAGATGAAAAACCATTACTCAAATTTTTAAAAAAGAAAAATATAAAAGAACAAAATGAAGAAAACTTGTCAGAAAAAGATGAAAAATTTTTAAAAATTATAAAGAAATTAGAGGATGATGAAGGTATTGAATTTTTTGATAAGTTTTTTGGTGGTATCGAAAATTATTTCGAAATTTTAAGTAAAAAAGGTTTATTAAATAGGATAGACCCATTTAATCCAATATATGAAGATTACCAAAATCGATTATTTTATGCGTTTTATGAAAATGATAGTTCTTTTGTTTGGAGAATAGTTGATGAATATCTTTCAGATATTATAAAAATAGGAAGTGATTATTATTTTGACACATCTTCAGGTGAACTTTCAGGGTTTTTCAATACGTCATATCGTAATGAAATTAGTAGTGATTCAATTGAGAGTATTTTAAATGGTGAGTATGATGTGAGTTTTTGGGATGTGACTGATGATGTTTATAGAGACGTATATGATGAGTTAACTAATGAAAATAAAAAATTGGTTAATGAAAGAATTACATCTGAACTTAAAGATATGAAAACAATCGGTACCGATACTGAATTACTTGAAGAAATTGCTCAGGAACAAGGTCGTGATGATGTTGAATTAACTGATGAGGTCATCTCTCGTATACTTGGTGATGATGATACTATTGAGTACCTAATTAATAAGGAATTAGATGATATACGAAGTGATTTATATGATATCTATCACGGTTGTTATGAAGGAACATTAACTGATGAATGGTATGATAGTTTAATGTCTGAACTAGTTGGTTTTGTAATTGATGACAACAAACGAGATGAGTATTCATACAAAAAACAAGTTTGGGATAAAGAAGGTAAACAAGTATCTAAAACATTTTACGGAACAAGATACAAAGCCACAAAATGTGTATATGAAGTTGTTTCGGAATGGTTAACTGAAAACAAGGATTGTGATGGAATTCATTGTGATACAATTGAGTATTTTGGTAGTTACGGTAGATTACTAAAAGATTTAATAGATGATGGAGCTCGTGAATCATTAAGAGTACCAAGATTAGACGATTACCCTAACTCAAGTCAGGTCGATAATTGTATTAATTATTCAATAGGAGATTATTTTTAAATTACTATTTATACTGTTTTTTTTTGTTTTTAAATTTGTATATGAATAGTTTTTTAATTGATAGTAGACAGGGATTTTGTAATCTTTTTTCTGAATTTTTATGTGAGAAAATAAGTGAAAATGGGAAATTCAATACAGTTATAGGAGTATCTGATTTTGAATCTTTAATTATTTTAAAGGGTATTACCGAATCTCCAAACGTATTAACATCTCAAGAATTAGTTAATCAGTTTATTTCTAAGTATAAGTCTGAATTTAATTTTATGAATATTGAGAATATTAACACTTTAGACTTAATTTCTTATTTTGATAAAAGTAAACTTAAAGAAAAAAAAATTAAAATTAGATTTAATAAAGATTTTCAGTATGTAAATAAATCTAATTATATATCTTACGAATCATCCGTCAATTCTAAATTTCCGTTTGGGTATTCAAAATATTATTTAAAAAATTTATACCTATACTTGGAAATGATTGCATACAATATACAAAACCATTTTAATTATAATTTTATTGAATTCGAAATCGAGGAGCACAATAACGGTACGATTAATATTATTAACATTATTTCCGATTCAATATATCCATCATCAAAACTTAAATCAATCATTATGGATAATTTTGAAATGGATGTATTAGAAATTAACGAGATTATTAAATCTCATGATTTCATGAAATATTATTTAATAGACCAAAATTATAGACCATGGTTAAAAATTAAAGAAAACAGTTTTTTTCAGGTAATTTAAACTCTTTTAGAGTACCCTACGACCTGATAAAAATCTTTCTTACCTTCACAATAATCCTTAACTAATGTTAGTAGGTTTCTAAACATAAATGCTCCAGGTGTTTGTTTTTCACATTTAGAAAATAATTCAATAAAGGCTGTCAATACTTGTATCGGATAATATCCTTTATCTTCAAGCATAATGTGTTTCATCCAATACTTGGTAGGGCATTGTAACTTGTAATTGTTTCTCTCTTCTTCGTCCTTAAATGGTTCACACTCGTCATACATTTGTATCATATCCTCAACATAGGATTTAACTCTACCTTTATCGTATTGAGCTTTAGCAATTAAATCTACAATCCAATGAGTATGTGACGGTGTTCTTAATTTTTTACCTTCTTGTTTATGTTTAACAATGAAGTCCAAATCAGGACGAGCACCTCTACCTCCCTGATATATCGCTATTTTATTATTTTTATCAATTTCCCAATAAACCAAAGGGGTGTGGACCACCCCTTTTTTTCTAAATGTTAATTCTCTCATTTATAATTTTTCTTTAATAATTTTCAAACCTTCTTCTAAATCATTAAAATGTAAATCAGGTGCAAATAATTCAGATTTATTTGGTTCCTCCATATTAATAATCATAAATGCTGGAACAAAATCATTAGTTACACTAACAAATAACTCATACTCATCAGAATGTTTTTCAACATCTCTATTCGTAAATTTTATTTTTTCATTTTTTAACATTTTTTTAAAGTCATCACAATGAGGACAACCTTTCATTGTATATACCACTAACTTATTCATGATAAACTTTCAGATAAAATATTTTTTATCTCACTTTTTGGTTTAAATCCAACCATTGTTGATATTGGTTGACCCTCTTTGAATATTTTTACGGTGGGTACAGACCTAATCCCTAAGGATTTTGAAAACTCAACGTCATCCTCAACGTTTATCTTATATACTGGAACCTCTGTGTCAATGTCATTAAGTTCTTCAATAAGTCTGCCACATGGAATACACCAAGTTGCGTAAAAATCAACCATCATGGTCTCTTTATTTTGAATTTTTTCTTTTAATTCTTCAGGTGATACTTCAATCATTTTTTAAATTTTGTATTAACATTTTTATTTCAGCAATATCATTTGGTGAATAATATATTCTTAATTTATAACTACTTTCCATAATAGTAGATGACAAATAAATATAAAATTTTTTTTGTACTGAACAAATATAGTCAGTAATAAACTCTTTATCGTTTTGATACGTAGATATTATTAAAACAGATTCTGTATTTTTTTTACTTGATAGTTCCTTTGGGGTTAGTTTATGTGAGTCTTCGTAATTGATTACAGATAATAATCCAAATTTATCAAAAAAATCTTTTTCTTTAGTAAAATATTTTTCTTTTATATCCATTTTAAAAATTTAATAAATCAAACTGATTTGGTTTAATGTGACCACTGTCATAGGTTTCTTCTATTACTTCATTAAATGTAACATTTACTTTATTTTTACCTAAATAATTAACATAAAAAAATTCAGGTAATTCAAATTTTGATGTCGAAAATCTTTCTTCTAATATTGTGATTGGTAATATCCAATCTTCCGTATACATTTCATTGAATTTTGCTCTAGTTTGAGCGTTTTTCCAAAAAATTTTACCGTTATTATTTTTTTTAGGTATCATTTGTATTGTTAACCTATCATTACTTTCGTTTCTTAGAGAAACTATTACAGAATCAACTCTTGAATTATAAGTTTTAACACAGTTTGATTGATGTGAACTTTCCTCTGTATATTGTTCATACTCTTCAAGAAGAATTGGCCAATATGTTTGGTTATTTATAACAATTTCTTCTTGGATATAATCTTTGAATTTATTATCATAATTTCTCACATAATATCCTTTAGAATAAAACTCACTCTTTTCGCTATACTCAATATGTTCCGACTTAAATGAATTTAGGTCAAAAGATTTCCATTTTATTTTTTCGTATTTTAGTATTTTTTTATAAAAAACCATGTGGTCATTAAATGACCATTGATTAATACCTACGTTATTGTCAATTATTAAAACACATTTAAAAAAGTTTTCTTTTTCTTTCTTTGAAAGGAGGTCTATAAAATTTTTATCTAAAAATATATTATTCTTAATAATATTTTCATAAAATAAAATTAAATCAATCTCTGATTTCTGTGATAAATAAGTATGCCCAAAAATATCAATTATTTGTTTAATTAATTTTAAATTAATTTCTTTTAGATTATGTAGAATTTTTTTCATTTTATCCCCATGAATCCCGTACATATCCATATAAGATTCAACCATTTTATTTTTGTTGTTCTTATATATTTTTTTAGTCGGTCTAGGTATACAGTATTTAAATGCATAGAAATTATTTGGTTTTTTAATTCCTTTATCATCTAATAATTTACCAAATAAATCATTAATAAATGTTTTATTATTAAACTCATTTTCAATACCGACTTTACTCAGGAAAGTTTGAAATATCTCATCAACTTTGGACTTATCAAACTCTAATATTGGTTGGGGCGTATTTTGGTTTACTCTAGCAAAACTATAGTAGACATGATTAAAAAAATTATCAAAAAAGAAATTACATTTAATAGATGATGTCCTTTTTCTTTTTAAATGATAGTTAAACATACTACCATTATAAAAATTTTTTGTTTTTTTATTGTAGGTTAAAAACTTCATATTTGTATTAGTTTTAAAAAACCTACTTCCGACCCTTCTATTTTTAGTGAAAAAATAAGCTCTTATAGAGACGATATCATCATTCTCATCTAAACATAATGTATGTCTGATTATATTCACTGAACATAATAAATTACCATAGTCTTTTATTTTTTCTTCGGTACAAGTATAATTTCCTTTGAATTTCCATTCATTTTTTACACCAGTTACCATATTGTATCCAAACAGTGAATTATCCTCAGGTTTTACGTCACAATAATCATGATATTCAGTAATGAATACTCTTTCATTTTTAATTTTTAACAAATTAATCATAAAAAAAATATAATAAAATTAAACTAATTTAAAAATAACTTACCGTACTTTGTTTCAAGAAAAGGAATTTTGACTTTATTCAAATCATAATTTTTAATTTTATTTTGATTATGTAAACTAACCAAAATATCAATTATTTGTTTTTGTGTTAAAGTGATTTCATCACCATTTTCATGATTTGAATATACCTGTGTTCTAACTTTCTCATAAAATTTACTTTTGTCCATATGTTGCCCAATAAGTGCAATCAAGTCATTTGGATTCTTATCAAAGAATCCTATGAAGTTTGATAGATAAATTTCACAGTCAACATTTGTTTTCATAGCACCTTAATTTAAGTTGCTAATTTATGAAAAATTACGCAGTATACCAAAATCCGCCACCTAAATCTTCATATTTTTCAGTGATTCCTTCAGGTATTTTGATATCAGGGTTACTACCTCTAAGATTTATAAAAGTCATATTATCTAAATTAACGATACTATTAGGTAATTCTTTTAATTCTTTATTATCAGGTAGTGATAAAAAGTCTAATTTTGTAAGTTGTCCAATTTCTTCAGGTAATGTTCTTACAATATTTTGTAACATTAATGTTGTTAAATTTTTAAATTTACCAATACTAGATGGTACATCTAAAGCAACGTTATCTCTGGATTTATTTTCAATTACTAAACTTTCTAAACTTTCAGGGAATGAGTTGAATAATTCCTCGAATCCGTATAATGCAACAAATTTACCTGATGCACTATCAGGATAGGTGATTACCGCCTTATTCTCATTAGACTTCATAAGTCCCTTTGCGAATTCAGGTTTAAAATACTCCTTAACTTCAGATAGTTTACCATTTAACATTCCAACTAAATCAATTTGTCGGTCATGTCTGTCCATAAATTGAGCATCAGGGAATTGGAATTGGTATCTTTCAACTGGTAATCCAGATACTTTACCCACATCAGAAGATTCATTAGGTAATATTACATATAATGGGCCTCTACTCAAATAATTTTTCCAATAGGACATACCAGGTGAAGATGTACACCATCTAGATTCACCTTTATCATATTCATGAGAACCTCCATAAAAACAAGCAGCATCTTTTTGTAGTTCACCAGTACCTTCAATTTTAATTACAGTCCAATTAGGGCCTCTAAAGGCAACTTTACCACCTGGATGTTCATAAGTCTTTTTAGCAGTCTCTTTTTCAGATTTTGTAGCCTTAGTTTTTTCCAATGAAAAGTCTTTTACCAAGTCAAATAGTTCACTTGGTGATAACTTCATAATATCTCTTTTATCCGCAGATAATTGGTTTTTAAATCTCTCAAACTTTTTAAGGTCATTAGTAGTTTTATATAAGTCTTCTAAAAATAAATCTTTATAGTTTTTAACCGCAATTCCATAAGCTCTCTCATCTGAAGGGTCAGCATCTATAGAACTTGCAGATGGTTTCATAAAGTTTTTAATTAACCAATTAGTATATTTACCAACTTTACCTTTCTCCATATCTTCAGGAGTTGCGGTGTCAAAATCAAATCCTTGTGGAAATTTTGAATCTGGGTCAGCAGCAATTATCTTTTTAAGAATATCAAAAGGTAGTTTCTTTGGGTCAGATTTTTTACCTTTTTCTTCTTTTTTAGGGACTAAATTATCGTACAATATTTTAAATCTTGAATTCTCAAGAATTACTGATTTTAATAAGGTGGTAAATTTCATTTTAAAAATATTTTTTTATATAAATATATCAATAATTCATTATTAATAGTTCTTCTCCCATATTTTGTGATTTACCTTTTTTTGCTGCCGCGGCTTTAGCAAATTCTTTTTTCTCCCATCTATATTTATCTTCGGGAAACCACTCGTGTAAAAGTACAAAATCATAATAAGATAACGAAAACTTTCCTTCAATATTTTTTAAACAATTTGCAAGTCTTTCGTGGTCATCTCTGTCAAAATCGTGATTAGAATAATAATTTTCAGTTTTCCAATACGGTGGGTCAAGATAAAAATAAGTTGTTGGGCTATCAAATTCTTTAATCACATCTTCAAAATCCCCAATTCTAAAATGAGATATTCTGTTAAAATGTTCTACCCATTCAGGTTTAGATAATTTGTCTCTAAATGTAAGGTATTTTGATTTATACTTACCCTTCAAATCAATAAAGGAACTAGTTTCAGGTTTGGACCCGCTGAATACTTGTGTTAAGACATATGCGTATTTTGCGGCGACATCATAATCAGGATAGTTTATAGTAAACCCATCCCCAAATATTTCTTTTTGGAATGTGTTAAACTGTTCTCGGTAGATTGGAGGTGTCTCCTCAACTCCTTGTTGTTGGCAAGGAATTCTATTAACCGCAGACAGTAGAACGCCAGGGTTCTGAAGACACATAAATAAATTATAATTTAAAGGATTAAAGTCGTTATAAACAACTCTTTTAAGATTTGGATATTGTTTTAAATCCATATTAAAGAAACACCAAAACATTCCTCCGAATGTCTCTACATATGTTTCCATGTCTTTTGGGTAATACGGTACTATCCATTTACCAATTTTACTTTTACCGCCTATATATGAGAGCATACTTTTTTTATAAAAAAATAATCCTAATCTTGGTAGATGTCAACCTTCTTAGATTTCTTACGTGAGTAAACTTTACCTGATGGTACTGTTTTTGTAATCATGTTACGTCTTACTATTTGAGCAACATGTCGTATGTTAAGTGGTAATGTTTCCTGTTTCATTTAGCAAAGATACTGTACTTTTTTTTAAAAAAAGTTTTTTTATTTAAATATTTTGATATATATTTGTAATCGAAATTATATGAAGGGTTGAACCGAGATATTCCCTTACAAGAACTCGGCGGAACTGAACCACGATGATGTTCAGGGGCGGAAGCCTCAACTTAATTAAGTGAAAAAGATTAAACCCTCGTTGTCAGAATACATCGGGGGTTTTTCTTTATATGAAAATTTGTAATTGATTTCTACCAATATTAAAATCTTCTTTGTTCATTACAGTAACAACTGTTAATGTCCAATCAAATGGTGAGTTTTCTTGTGGGTTAATTACAATATTTAAAAAAGGAAATTCTTTAGATGATACTATAAATCTAACTCCGTCAATTATTTCACCCATAACAATATATTGGGTTATGTTAGTTTTTGCCTTTTTACATAACTCTAATATATGATAATCGGTAATTCTTTCTCCTCCGTCTTCTTTCTCGTGTCTTTTTTTTCTGAAAATTCCGTGTTTACTACTTGGTGTATGTTGTAATACATAATTTATATATACAGTATCTTGTAGTTCACCAATTTTTTTTTCAGTTATTAAAGAACTTAAAGAATATATTAATTTCATAATTATAAATATTATTCTATTAAACTTTACACCTAATAATTTATTTAGTAATTTTTTTATATGGAAAACAAACAAGAAAAAAAGAAATGTAGTAAATGTGAAAACGCTAAAAAATCAGTACTACCTTATGTGATAGTTTCTGTAATATTTTTTGGTTTTGGTGTGTACGGAATAATTGATGTGATTATGAAAATTATTGGTTTATTTTCCCATTAATTTTTTAATTATCTCATCTTTTGTAAACACATTTTGATTAACTATAATACGTCTCTTCTTAACCTCTTCTTTAGGTTTAGGCGATTCTTTTATAGTTTCTTTTTTTGGTTCCTCTTTTTGTTCGACAACCTGAACTTTCATTCTAGGTTTTTCTTCTTCTTGTTCAGCAATTTGAACTGTTACTTTCTTATTTGTAACCACTGAGAAATCAGAAGACCAAGGTTCAAAATAAACATCATCAGCAATAACTTCTAATCTCATGTTACCCTTAGAACCTTCATTTAAAAATGATTTTGTTTTAGGTACAATAACTTCACATTCACCATTACTCTGAATACTTCCTTTAAACATATAAATTAAATCTTCAGATTCTATAACTAATCTAACTTGTGATTTAGATAATGAAGTACCCTCAACTTCAATATTACAATTGAATTTATTTGACTTATCAGTGTATAATTTATATCCCATAATCAATTATAAATATCTATTAATCTATTATTTTCACATTTACATTAATCATTCTTTGTTCTTTTAGAGAAATTTCAACATCTTTTAATTTTATTTTAACTTTTGTATTTTTAGTTCTATTAACACGTTTTTCAAATTCTATTTCATCAACATTTAATCTAACAAACAAATTTATTAAAATTTCTTTTTCGTCTTCAGGTAACGCATCTAGTCTTTTTCTTATTTGATAGGACGATATGGACCCTCCTCCTCCGACTATTTTTTCAATGACGCATCCTTCCACCCAAGTGAAAGGGGTATCAATCCATGCAAAGGGTGTCTCATCCCAAGCGTAACAAATGGTAGCCATACTATTTATAAATAACCAAAAAATTGTAAAATTAAAGCATGGCCGATATTAAAGACCAATTAATTAAGGATAGTTATAATTACGTACTTCAATCTGACCTTTCAACAGGTGTTGTTTATCGTATAGGTGGTTCAATTCCTGTTAATCCAATTTTTTCTTCAGGTTTAACAGTTTATAGCGGTTTTACCTATTCTAATGGAACTGAACAAAATGGATATGCTTTATTAACCGATGGTACAGGTTATGCTTATTGGGGTCCTGTTTCAGGGTCTTCGAGTGGAGGTCTACAATATTATATATCTGCATCAACACCTACAGGAATTATTATAAGTGGGGATAGGTGGTTCAATACAAATACAGGTGTTGAATTGGTTTGGATTGATGATGGTGATTCACAACAATGGGTTCAGCCGTTCTCGGTACCAGGTCCTTTATCACCTGATGCGGGATATTATACAACAACAGGAATTACTACAGGACAATCTTTAACTTGGGATAAAACATATTGGGGTATAAGTGGTAATAGTAATGTTGATTTGGTATTACCATCGGTAGTAGGTAAAGAGGGTTATTATTTAATAATAAAAGATGAAGCAGGGATTTGTGGTACTTATAGAATAAGATTAACACCTTCATCAGGAACAATTGACAACAATAATTACGTTGATATGAACATAAACTATATGTCTTTAACCTGTATGGTTAGGGGCGGAAATTGGTATTTAATATGAGTTTTATATATAATAATGCGGTAAAATATTCTGATAGTCCAAATCTTGACGCTTTTGGTAGATTGAGGACTGCTGCGGTACAAAATCTATTGGACATTAAGCATGTTTACGACAAAAACCCATTACAAGTTAATGAAGTAACCGCAGGAACTGCGACATCAGTTTTTAATCAGGAGTATGCGAGAGTTAGAATGTCAACATCTTCAAATAATGATTTGGTAATTAGACAAACAAAAACACACCCAATATACCAACCTGGTAAGAGTCAGTTATTTGAGGGAAGTTTTTCAAATTTTCAGTTAGAAACAAATGTAATAAAAAGAGTGGGATGTTTTACTACAACAACCGCATCAACTTATAATTCAGTTTTTGACGGGTTCTTCTTGGAAAGTAACGGAACATCAAATACGATAAGTTTTCAAATTTGGAGGTCAGGTACAACAATATTTAGTGCGTCAACAACAACTTGGGAAACAAATGAATTTGACCCAACAAATCTTATATGGTCAAACACTCAGTTAATGACTGTTGATTACCAATGGTTAGGAGTTGGTAGGTTGAGATTTGGACTTGCTTTATCTGGACAAACATTTTATTTTACTGAACATAATTGTTCTAATAATGAAAGTTTAGTTTATATGAGTTCACCAAACCAACCTATAAGATATGAGATAAGACAAGTTGGGTCGGGTTCGGGTAGTTTTGATATGATATGTAGTCAAGTTTCTACTGAAGGTGCATTAAATGGTTTATATAGTACCGTTGGGGTTATACATTCATCAACTGCAACCTTATCGACTTCAGGTACAAAATATCCATATATTGGGTATAGATTAAAACAATCCTATAAATCTGTTACATCACAATATAGTAGTTTAAGTTTATTAAATACATCAAATGATAACTATTTAATGACCATTGAGTTTAACCCAACCTTGTCAGCGACACCAACTTGGACTGATATTCCTAACTCACCATTCCAATATTCATTAGGTGTTGGGGCTACCACAATAACAAGTAGTGGACACATTATGTCTTCATTAATTGGGGAGGCTGGAACATCAGCATTAACAACAATAAAAGTGGATGATAACCAAATAAGAGTAGGTTCTAATGTGAATGGTACTTTAGATGAAATGTGGGTTTGTATTACCCCATTGGGTGCTAATGCAACTTTCTTAGGAACTGCTGAAATATTATATTATTTATAACGAAAAGATATGCCAATTAATTTTCCAAATAGTCCGTCACCAAATCAACAATATACTTACGATAATAAAACGTGGGAATGGAATGGTATATATTGGGAGGTATATTCCGCACTTACGAGTTACATAACAAGTGCTTACACTGTTGGTAACGGTGTCTCAGATATATCTGGTGTTACAGGTGGAAACATTGCTCTGAAAAGTTTTAGTGGTGTTAATATTACTATTATAGATGGAAGTGATAAACTTACCTTTAGTGGAACACCTTCGTTTAGTATTTCAGGTTCAAACAATCAGGTATTAACATCTAATGGGTCTGGTGGAACAGTTGCAGAATCTTTATTGACTTTTGATGGTACAGTGTCGTCTCCGACTTTGGATGTTAATAGTGTTTGTATTGGTAGGGGCAATGGAAATGACTCTAGTAATATTTCGATAGGTAATGTTGCATTTAAATTACCTGTATCTTTACTAGATAATAATGTCTCTATAGGTAAAAGTACTTTAAAAAATTTATCTACTGGTTCTAATAATATAGGAATAGGAACTTCTTCTTTAGAGGGTTGTTGTATTTCTGCAAATTTTTGTGATAATATCGCAATAGGTAGGAATAGTCAAAAAAGAAGAAGTGGGGGAGTTAATAACATTTCTTTGGGTAATGATTCTCAATATTACTCAGCTAGTGGTAGTAATAATATTTCGTTAGGGGCTAGTACTCTAATTGATAATAAAGCGGATAATAACATATCATTAGGTGTTAATTCTCAACGCTCTAATATCAATGGTACTAAAAATATATCAATAGGTACAAACTCCATGAGAACTAGTTGTGATGGTGATTCAAACATTGCAATAGGTTACGATTCTTTAAGACTAAATTTAAATAAATCAGACTTCAATATCGCAATAGGTCAATCATCTATGTACTACAATTTAAGTCAGTATAACGATTTTAATATTTCAATAGGAAGATGCGCATTATTATGTAACAGGAATGGTTCAGGTAATATTGCAATTGGTAGGAGAGCTTTGGCTGGTAGTACTAGTTATGGAAATAGAGGGTCGTATAACATAGCAATGGGTAGAGGTTCAATGTATTTAAATGACTGTGGAAGTTTTAATATTGCAATAGGTAGAAGTTCATTGTATTCAAATAATAATGGAAGTAAAAATGTTTCAGTAGGATTTAGGTCAACCGTAAATAGTACAAGAGCTAGTTATCTAATTTCGATTGGTTATAAGTCATTATATTATAATACATCAGGAGCCAATAATATTTCAATAGGTTATAAATCATTATATTATAATACTACAGGTTCGAACAATATTGCTATAGGTTGTAATACAAACTCTTATAATTATCGCTCGTCAATTATTATTGGTCATAACGCATTTGCAACCGCAAATAACCAATTAGTGGTTGGAAGCTCGTCATTTCCCGCAGGAACAATAACTTATGAATCTTGTAAATCTTATAGAACTTGGGAAATTATAATTAATGGTAATTCATATAAAGTTTTATTAGCTTAACTTTGACATTTATAACTTTATAGGTTAAAATTAACCCATGAAGAAAATATTTTTTAATGCCTCTTTACCTAGAGCGGGCTCGACATTAATTCAAAATATATTAATGCAAAATCCTGACATATATTCTACACCAACATCAGGTGTTATAGAATTAATTTTACAAGCCAGAACAATATATTCAACAGGAGACGCATTTAAAGCTCAAAATCCTGATGAAATGAAAGAGGGATTAAGAAGTTTTTGTGAAAAAGGTTTAAATGGTTTTTTTGATGGTATTACTGAAAGACCTTATGTTATTGATAAGAGTAGAGCTTGGATTGGTAACTACCATTTCTTAAAATGGTTTTACGGTACTCCAAAAATTATCTGTATGGTTAGAGACCTTAGGTCTATTTTTTCTTCAATGGAAAAAAACTATAGAAAGAACTCACATAAGGACCCTCTTTTAGTAAATGTTTCTGAGCTGAAAAATATGACAACTAATTCAAGAATTGACCACTTTTCGATATCTCCGCCAATTGGTCCATCTTTAGAATGGTTATATGAATCAATTCACCAAGGATACGATAAAGATATTTTATTTATCCGATTTGAAGATTTAACTTCAAATCCTGAATTAGAACTAAAACGAATTTATAATTATTTAGAAATACCTCCATATCAACATGATTTTGAGAGAATAGAACAATTAACTCATGAAAATGATGTAATCCATGGTATTTTTGGTGACCATACCATTAAAAATACTCTTTCTCCTCAAAAAGAAGATTATAATGAGATATTAGGTATTGAAAATTGTAATAGATTATATAATCATTATAATTGGTTTTTTAATAAATTTAACTATAAATAAAATAATATGGATAACGAAAAAGAAAGAGTTCCAAATGTTGCAAGGTCAATTAATTCAGCATTTGACTCAGTGAACCTAATAAATGGTATAATCGATGGGTCTAAACTTATTAATGACGATATTGACACAAAAAAAAATACTGTAGAAAGAAACTATAAACATTTAGAATTGATGAAAAATAAAGATTGGTTTATGTCAGGATTAACTCAAAACCAACTACAGGATATTAACGATTCAATTCAATCGGGTAAAAACTACATATCACAATGATTTATTGGTTTACAGGTCAACCTGGTGCAGGAAAAACAACATTAGCAAACGCTTTAATTGAGAAGTGTTCAGATAATTGTATTAATGTTGATGGAGATGGTTTGAGAGAACTATTTCAAAACTTTGATTATTCTTCAGAAGGTAGAATTAAAAATATCCAATCTGTATTAGATTTAGCTAGATTTTTAGACCACAAGGGATTTACTGTTGTTATTTCTGTTGTTGCTCCTTATAAAAAAATGAGAAACTCATTAAAGGAAACTAATGAAGTTTGTGAAATATATGTTCACACAAGTGAAATCAGGGGTAGAGAACATAATTTTGTTAAGGAATATGAACAACCAACTGAAGACTTTATTAATATCGATACAACAAATAAAACTATAGACGAATGTCTTAATTTAATACCTTTTAATAGAAAATGAGTAATTGGGATAAAAAACTTCACGTTCAATCCTCTTTAAAATCAAAAGATGGTCAATTTGCAATGTTTGTTGGTAGGTGGCAACCTCTACATAAAGGACACCAGGAGCTATTTAAACAAGCTATGGATGAAGGTAAGAATGTTCTAATTTGTATTAGAGATATTGAGCCAGATGAAAAAAATCCATTTACCGCACAAGAAGTTAAAAGTAATATTGAGTTACACTATTCAGAATTGAGTGATAGGGTTAAAGTGATGGTTATACCTGATATATGTTCAATAGAATTTGGTAGAGGTGTTGGATATGATATTATTGAAAGAATCCCTCCACAAGAAATACACGACATTTCTGCAACTAAAATAAGGGAACAAATGAGGCTTGAAGGTAAATTATGAAGAATATAAAAACTTTTCAAATAAGATACAATACTAACTCAACAAATGAATGTGAGAGATGGAGACTAATTGAAAACGGTAATGAAATTTTAGTTTCCGATATAATTGTTGATGGTCATACTTATACAACTAAGGATTGGGTTCCCGAATTAAATGAATTTAAGTGGCATATTAGCTGTAAAGGAGTATGTGAATTAAAAAATACTGTAGCCTATATAACTACAATTAAAGAAGAATCGGTACTTACAAGACACATTTTAAAAACAATTTCTTATCGTATATTAGGTACTTTAATAACAGTTGGTTCAGCTTTTTCTTTAGGTATTTCATTAGAACTATCATCTCTAATTGGTATTGGTGAATTGTTATTTAAACCTATAGTTTACTTTATTCATGAGCGTGTTTGGTATAAATTTATAAGAATTGGGACAAAAAAATAATGGAAAAATATATAGTTTGGCACATACAGGGTGGTTTAGGAAAAAATATTGCGGCAACTTCATTACTATCTTCACTTAAAGAAAAATATTCAGATAGAAAAATAGTAGTCGTTGCATCATATCCTGAAGTATTTTTAAATAATGATTCGATATATAGAGTTTATAAATTAGGTAACACTCAATATTTTTATGATGATTATATAAAAGATAAGGACACCATAATTTTCAGACATGAACCATATTATCAATCAAATCATATTCATAAAAAATCCCATCTAATTGAAAATTGGGCTGATTTGTTAGGTATTGATTATAAAAATCAAACTCCAGTACTTAACTTAAATTTACCACAAAAAAGGTCATCTAATAAATGGTACAGAGAAAAACCTATTTTAGTTATACAAACTAATGGAGGTGCCTTTAATTCAAAACAACCATATTCATGGACTAGAGATATTCCTTTTGACGTATCTCAGTCTTTGGTTAAAAAATTTGAAAGGACTCACCATATAATTCAAATTTGTAAACCATCTTCTAGACAACTCAGTGGTGTTGAGGTTGTTAATGATGAGTTATCATCTAATGATTTATTCTCAATTCTTTTAGTGTCAGATAAAAGAATCCTAATTGATTCATGTTTACAACATGCATCGTCAGCTCTTGGTCTAAAGTCTAACGTAATTTGGATTGGTACTTCACCCAAAAATTTTGGTTACGATTTACACAATAACATTGTTGCTAATTTACCTTCAGACACAGTAAAATTGATAGATTCATATTTATTTGACTACTCATTTGAGGGAATAAACCACGAGTGTCCTTATATGTCAATTTCCGAAATGTTTGATGTTGATAAGTTAGTTAGTTCAATAATCTAACTTATTTTTTCTATGTCTAACATACATTCTAACATATAAATCACCATTTTCATTTTGGTAACCCTTACCTTTTACTTTAAGTGGTTTACTTGTGTCTATGTCGTCAGGTAATGTTAAATTTAAATCACCTGATGGATGTGGAATTTGGATTTTTTCTTTAGTAAAATCATCTAATGACATAAATTTATTATAAACTAAGTCGGAACCTGATTTTTCAAATCCCGCTTGTGGTATAATATTAATTTTAAATATAACATCACCAAACATACCGTTAGAGTAATCACCCATTCCCCCAGCCTTTATTAACTGCCCGTCAGATATTCCTTTTGGGAGATTAACTGAGACTGATTTTGTTTCGTCGATTCTTCCCTCTCCTAAACATGATTGACAAACATTAGTTAGACTATAACCTTTACCATTACACTCATTACAATGAGTTTGTATAATGTTAGAGAAAAACGCATTACCAACTCTTTGTGTAATAAATCCGCTACCATTACATTTTTTACAAGTATTTCTAGTTCCTCCTTGTCCATTACAAGGTTGACAATTATTTTTCCTGTTAAAAAATATATTTATTTCTTTACCTAAATAAGAATCTACGGCACCTACTTGTACATTTATAATCTTATCAGGAGCCCTTTTAACTTGTTGTCCTCCAAAACCTCCAAAAAAATCTCCAAATATATCACCGAAAGGATTATTACCAAATGGGTTCTTTCTTTGGTTATCATACTGGACTTTTTTATTATCGTCACCCAAAGTAGTATACGCCTCATTTATCTTTTTAAAAGTTTCCTCGTTACCTCCCTTATCAGGATGATGTTCTTTTGACTTTTGTCTGTAAGCCTTTTTAATTTCATCTTGTGTAGCGGTTTCCGCGACTCCTAAAATATCATAATAGTTTTCCAACTCTATATCTTTTTAAAAAATTTATTAAAATTAAAATTATGAAAGAATCAAATTTCTATGTAATAATATTCAAAAATAATAAAAAAAGAAAGGTTCTTAAAACTTTCATAACTGAAAATAATGCAAATGAATTTTTTAATAAAAAAATAAAAGAATCTGAAAACGTAAAATTTAACATCCAATATGAAAATGGAATTAAATGTCAGTATAAAATAGGTTTAGTATCTAGTAACTGGAAACAAGACCAAATACATTATACTGATGAAATTGGTAGAAATATTATTATAAACCCTAAATTAGATTCTAACTTATATCTTAATAAGATTTCAATATATAATAAAGAAGAAAAGATTTTTGACGTAAAAAAAAATAAGAGGATATCTTTTGATGATTTATTAAAATCTTACTTAAATGAAAATAAAATATATATGATATCAAAACTTAATAATAAGTTTGTTATACAATTTGATGATGTGTACACTCTTTTCTCGTTGAAAAATGAATACGACTGTGATAGACTTTTAGATTTACTACCAAAATATTCAGATAAGAAAAATTTTATAATAGTTAAAGATTTTTCAAGTCCTCAAAAAAAATATCTGTATCAGATTTTAGAAAATTATGGGTATAATAAAGATTTCTTATATAGAAATACTACGACTCATCTAAAATAAAAATAAAATCGGTACCTGATATATCTACTTTAAATTGTTTTTTTTCTGTGTCCACTTTATCTTCAAATTTTAAATACATATTTCTGAAATCTTCTAAATTCAACTCAAAGATAATACTAACCTTACCATTACACAAATCTTGTGCTGCGTCGGTTAATAATGCTAATTTACTTAGAAATTCAGTGCTTTTTTTATTCTCTGCCATAATGTTAATTTGACTTGTCTTGGGATTACGTCTTCCTTACTTAATCCTTTAATTTGTTGTACAATTTTTTTCTTTTCAGCTTCTAATTCAATACTATCATTCTTCTTGGCTTTCTCTAACCAATTCATCATTTTTTGATTTTCCATTTGTATTTAAATTAATTTCTAAAGTTGGTTTTATATCAAATTTAAGAGACTTTAAATTATCTAAGGTTTGTTTTTCAAAAATTGTTCTTAGTTCATCTATCTTAGATTGTAGTAACCTATCTTTCATTTCTCTTTCCAAATTGTAATTAATAATACCTAAAATATTACTATGTACTAATGTTAAATTTTCATCTGTAATTTCAGAAACAAATGATAACATCATTTTATCAGTTTCAATTTGTCCATGATTTACAAATCTATCCTCAGTAATAAATTTTTTTAATATCTTCCATGTATTTGGAAAATGCATATCAAAGACTAAATAATCTTCCATTTTTCTTATTTGATGAAGATAGTTAGAAATTGGTGAAAGTTCTTTATATAAACCCATTAATTTTGTAGTATAAATGTTATAATGTATGATAATGATATCCAGAAAAATAAGAGCTCTATTTTTCCCATACTAAATCTTTCAGGTTTTAATAAAGCTCTTATAAATCTTAAAAAAACGTTCAACACATTAAAGATGTTTAGAACGAATAAGAAAATAAATATAGTTGTTATATTAAGCATCTTTCTTAGATTCGTTCAAAATTTCAACTCTAAGTGTCTGTAACAAAGATTTCAATTCTTGAGCAGTCTTACGAGCTCTTGTACCTGCACTTTTGTTACCCTTATAAAACTTACCAGCGTCAACTGAAATTGTTTCTGTAAGTTCTTTAATTTTTTCAATTGTTTCCATTTGTGTTTAAAAAAAATTGTTTATTATAATATTAAAAATAATTTCTATTTTAATCAATGTAAATTATTATTCATTAAATTTTTATCTAAACTTTTATATACTGTTTTTAATAAGTCCAAATCAGACATTGTATACATTGAGTCAAGATTAAATATTTCGTTGAAGAATCTGTCTAAGGAATACTTTACCTCATTTATTTTTTGTTTATAGAATGTGTCGACAATAAACCCTTTGAAGAATTCGAGATGCTCTCCGTCCTCTTCAAAATAAATTTCTTCTTTTTTAAAATTACTTATTACTTTTTGCCAACACCAAATAAAATGTTTAAGATTGTCCTCATCACTAAAATATATGTTGGTGCTTTTATCAACATTATTTCCAAGATATGTTGTATAAATTAAATGTATTAAAGAATTAACAAAATCATGAAATAATTCGAACTTAACATAACATATATTATTTCGTTCAATCCAAATTTGAACATCTTCCTTATCAACAGGTTTAGATATGTATGTAAAAAAATTCTCCATATGTATTATTCATATGGAGAATTATAACTATAAAAATTAATATGTAAATTATTGTGTTTTTTTATTGTAAGTTAAAAGATGTTTCATTTTAACCATTTCTTCGTTTAAGATATTTTCAGTTTCTTCATTTTCAGATTCTTTCAATTTTTTAAACATATTTTTTAACTTACCGTCTTTTTTTGAATCTCCAGCGTTGTCTACTGGTTGGGTAACTCTATTATAACTTTGGTCTAACTCTTTTTGATACCAATTTTCTTTTCTCTTTTTGTTTATCTTTTTACCAAATCCAGTATCGACAGCATTTGCGTATTTTGGAGAATTACCTGTTAGTTCAGAACCTTCAATATTTTTTGTAACCCACTCGTCATTGTAATCAATTTCATCTGTTTTCAAATTTTCCATACCTGGAGCATATGCAAAATTGGTGATATACTCTTCAACGGCATCTGAGGCTTGGTATGCCTTTTTAGACATTTCTCCTAATTCACCATTACCTTTTGGGAAAGTTTTAGGATTCATGTCAAATTTGGATTTAGACCCAGGTTTAACGTATTCCTCCATTTTTTTAGCAACATCATTTATTGCTTTTTCATTAATATCCTCGTCTTTTTTATGTACTCTATCGTACTCAACAGTTCCCTTAGCTTTACCAGTACCTCTTATATTAGACTTAATTTTTTCTTCTAAAACAATATCCTCAATCATATCCACCATTTCATTTTCAGATAAATTAATTAATTCACCATCAATTTCCACTTGGTAGACAATTGATTCTTTTTGTACTTTAAACTCTTTACCTCCAACTTCAAAAGTATCTTTTCCCATTTCTTTTGCCTTTGCAAGTGCTCCTGTAAAAGCATTTCCTTCTTCCATTTCTTCCTCATCAACAACCGCTTTACCCTTTCCTTTCCATCCTTGTTTAGCTCTTTTAGCAAAATAAAGTTCACTCATTTTTTCTTTCATTGAGGTTGGGACTTTTTTACCTTCTTCTTTATACTTTTCAGTTTTAGATTTTAATTTTTTAATTTCTGAGTTAATTTCAGAAATACTCATGTCAGAATATTCTCCAGTTTTTTCAACCTCAACATCACCTTTCCACTTTTCATTCATTTCAGTTTCGGCAACATAGTCAAACTCATTATATTTTAACTTATTTTTTATTTTCTCAGTAATTTCACTAGCCTTTTTAGTTAAAGACTCAGATAAAATTTTATTTACTAAATTATTAATTTTTCTCATTTTTAATTTTTTTATATAAATAGTTATTTTTTTATCTTTTTCATTATTTCTTTAGTAAAAAACTCAATTATCAATTCCTCACTAATATTATATTTTTCAGAAAGTTTTTTAGCACTTCTTTTAACTTTTTTACTTTTACTCAGGTTTAGTGCGTTAATATCTCCCTGATTACAATATGGAAAATTCTTACATTTCTTTTTTACTTGTACAAATGAACCTCCAGGATATGTTGTTTTAGCTCTTCCTCTCCAATCTTTAGGACTCATTGATTTGGCCCCGAACGCAGGTCCTGAATATTGTCCTGACGATGCTGAAGTTGTTGCTTCTTTAGCCTCAACTTTTTTTAACTTATCATAGTAATTAGGGTCTTCAAACAAATGGTCCATAGCAATCTCTTTAGCCTTTTCTTTATCTTTAGTATGTTCCATCTCTACTTTAATACCTTCTTTAAATTGTAACTTTAATTTTTTATACATACTCATAATCTTCTCATTAGATGTTGAGTCCTTTGAGTCGTCGTAAGCATGTTTTATTGCAATATCTTTTAAAGTTTTATTGTCGGCTAAACCACCTTTTAATTTTTCTTCATTCATTTTAGTAAATAAGGGTCCTGAATAGGCACCTGCAGATGATGCCCCCATCGCTTCTTTGTTTTCACTTTTTTTCTTTTTTCCTTGGCAGTGAGCTCTTTGACTAAACCCCTTTGGGTTTTTACAGTTTATTGAGTTCTTATACTTTTCGGACCATTTTTCTTTAAGTTGACTTTTATAATCCGCAATCTCAATAGCACTATCAGTGCCAGTCGTTCTAGAATCTTTACTGTATTCTTGTTGTATTTTTTTTAAAAGTTGAGTTTTTAAATCCATATTATTTAAGCATTTTTTAATCGTGGTTCCCAGTAACTTCTTTGTGTCCACATGAATTGATAGAATTCTCTAAATATTTTAATAACAATGTCTTTAACCTCACCCTCAATTTTACCTTTCTTAACTTCTTTAGCGACTAAATCAATTAATTTATCTTCATATTGTTTAGTTGTATTAGCATTCAAAAATTGTTTAATTTCTTGTCTTACAATTTTTTCAATTTCTTTCTTGTCTGTTGCTGTTAGTGCCATTTTACTTAGTTTGTGAGGTTTTTTTACGTACGGCTAATATTTTAGCCCATTTTGATTTAAATTTTTCGTAATATTTTTGTAATTTCTCAACCATCTGTAAATAATTTTCGTCAATTTTCATCATTTCACCTGACATGTATATTCCATTACTTTCACCAATTGTAAAATAAAATTCAACATCAAAATCAATTATCAATCCTGACCAATCAACATTGTTTTTATAAACATTTAGTTGTCCAAAATTTACTAAGTCTGAAACTTCAGAAACAAACTCATCCATAGTTTCTTGGAAAGCAGTTTTATCGTCAGTTGTTAGCTCGGTTTCTTTACTAGAATCTCCATGAATTACTAATACCCCTCCACTTATTCTATACCCTTGACTAACGTCATCTGGTTTACCTTCATCATTTTCAATTTCTTGTTCAGTAGACTTAGGTACATTATATCTATTAATGTCCCTTGGTGAGTCGTCTTCGGTAATTAAATATTTGTCTTTAATTTCTTTTACGTGCTCTGAAACAATTGGGTTAGTTTCACTATAGATGTCTCTAAGAGTTCTAATTTGTTTTTTTATTAAATCAATTTCATTCATTTTCAATTCTTTTTTTAAATTCTTCAAAGTCAAATGATGGATTAACATCAGTATATCGATTATCATAATTACTTCGACATACTATACCATTAAATATCTTAACTCCATCAACTTTTGTATTGTGTCCAATGAACCTTCTTGAGATTGAAAATTTTTTTGTTACTTTTTTACATATATCAACTAAGGAATTAACCTGTTCTTCGGTATATGTTTGCCAATAAATCTTATCTCTCCACTTTCTTTCAAACACTTTACCATTATAAATATCACCAATCCAATTAATATATCCCAAATTAAACGGTGTTTTATTCAACCATCCATTATTTTCAAGACATATTATTATTGAATTTCTATTAACTTCATAATCGTTAAAGAAATTAGATACGGAGTCATCTGGTAACAGACTTATTATTTTTCCAGATATATCAATAAAATAATTGGGGACTTTTTTATAGTCCCCATTATTTCTGTACTTTAAAGAATTTAAATATTTCTCAGAACTTCTAAAAGAATTACAAAGAATTATTTGTTTTTTATTTTTATTTTTTTCAAAATTTTTAAATTTTCCAAATTTAATAACATCACTCATCTCTTTTTGAATAATTCAATACTTTATTTATTGGTTCGGGATTTGATAATTCAACGTATTCATTTTCGTCATCATTAACATTAATATCCTCTTTATTATAATCAATCAAAGCTCTTTTAACTTTTTCAATGTCTTCAATATTATCAGTAAAAATTTCTTCTTCTTGTGGGATATTTTTTGATTGATTTAATAAAATATCTTCTATTTTTTTTAACTCCTCATAACTAGGTGTGAATTTAACTGATTCATCAGTCTCAGTTTTTTTTGGTCCGTCATAACCCACATTATTTAAAAATTCATCTAATTTTTCTAAATCTTCTTCCTTTGGGGTGTACTTAATTTTTTCAGATTCTTCTTTTTGTCTTTTAACAAACTCATCAATAATCTTACTATATTCTTCTTCAGTTATGTTTTCATCAGGTTTAGTAATCATTGGTACTTCTTTAACTTCTTCGTTTCCATTTGGAGCGTTTCTATCGTATTTTGTAAAGAAGTGTAATGATGTTAAAGATATGATTGGTAGAAGTCCTCCTTCCAAAAATGCTAACCACCTTTTTTGTGATATAACATCTCCAGGGTCTGAACCTAACATTTCCCAAAGTGGACCAGTAAGTTCAACCCAAGACTTAAAAAGGTCACCATTAGCATCTATTTCTTTAAATGAAAAGAATATATTACCAATCATCTGAATAATAGTTACCAAAATAAACATGAACCATACCCCACCCTTAATTCTATTTGTTGCAGCAACAAGTGCAGTCATAGCCGCAACCTCAATGGCTATTGACAAATAAATGGCCCAACTGATTGGGTTGGCAATGTCGTACCAAGAGACTACGTGTGATATGGATATACCCGCCACCAAAAGAATAGGGACCAAAAACATGGTCCTATTCGGGTTATCTTTAACCCACTTAAATAATTTTCTCATTTCTGAGATTCACTTTTATAATGGTTTATTGGCATATTGTTCTTATCAGAAAGTTCTTCAATTTCTAAAGTTCTCCAAAGTACCGTAGATTCCATTATTTTCTTCAGTTTGTCTTCCGTCAAAGTTATACTAGTTAAAGAGTCTACTTTATATCGAAGTACTTTATTTTCTTTTTCAATCATCTGTACTTTTGATGACGTTCCGCAACTTTTCAATAGAATTAAAAATATAAAAACTATTGTTGCGTAGGGTAAATATTTTTGTATTTTTTCCATATATTTTTTGTTTAAAAAATAATATTATAATCTAATAAATAGTAAATTAAAGATAATCGAATAACATAGAACATTCGTTTCTCATTTTCCTAAGTCCTCTTTCCTTAATTTGTCTAACTCTTTCTTTTGTTAAATTAAAATCTTGTCCAATATCTTCTAAGGTTCTTGGGGTCCCTGACAGTCCATAATAATCCATAATGATTTGTTTTTCTCTGTCATCTAAAACATCTAATAAATTCAATAAACCTTCTTTAACTTGTTTATCATTATTAAACGAATGGTCAGGCATTAATGAATCTTTATTCTCAATTAAGTCAATCAAGGTGTCTCCATCTTCATTAATTTGACTTTCTAAATTAATTACTGACGGTAGGTTAATGAATCTTGAGTCCATTTGGTCACCTGTTTTCTCTACTCTTTTTTTCTCTTTATGTAAATCTTGAACAACATTCACAGGTATTCGAATAGTCCTTGAGTTCTCGTTTAAACATTGTAGTATTGACTGTCTAATCCACCAAACCGCATAAGAAATAAATCTTAGATTTTTTGTCCAATCAAAATTATTTATCGCCCTCATTAATCCGATATTTCCTTCGGCAATTAAATCAGATAAATCAATCCCTTGATTTTGGTACTGTTTCGCAATTGTGATAACAAATCTTAAATTACCTCTCAATAATTCTTGGTTTATCTCTTGTCTTTGTTTATCTGTGATGCTTTCACTTTGTATTTTCGCAGACAGCTCTCTCTCCCTTTCAGGAGTCATTACTTTAATCTTTCTAAGTTCTTTCAGATAATACTGAATCTCTTCTTGATTGATTGGTGATACATTTTTGTCATTTTTTTCTTCACTTAGAATACTCATATAATTGTTTTTTTTCGATTTCAGTTAAACTATTAATTCCATTTTCATTAATCTTATCCAATAATTCGTCCAAAGATAATTTCTTTTCGGTTTTAATTTCAGTTGTAGTATCGGTATAAGTGGAATTTGACATATATTCGTTAAGAATTTGTGAAAATTCTTCTAAATAGTCCAATGGGACATCATAACTATACGTTTTAAATTCATCTGACTTATTGTCATTTTCTGACACATTGTCAGAAAAATTCATTAGATGATTTTCAATTTCTTTGTCTTGGAAATTATATGTTATATTATCAGTGTTTTTAAATAAGAAAAACATTGCGGATAATTCTTTAAGTGATGGAGTTATTGAATTTTTCAATTCTTCAACACTGTATATAGATTTGAAGTGAAATATTGCACCTGCATCACCATACTGATATTTTACATCATCAGATGAAACTTTATTTAACATTTTTGCAATATTCTTTATTACAAATAGATGCTCCTGATAATCACCGTAAACAAATAAGAAATAACTCATATTTAATTTTTTACAAAACTACATTAATTTCAACTAAAATCCAAAAAATATTTTTAAAAATAAAAGATACTTAGGAATTGATAACATCAATTAACTATTTTACTGATGTTATCAACTTTTTTAACTTTTACTGTGTTGTCGGCCCATTGGCTAATCATGGGATTGTGGGTGATAACAAAAATATTTTCAAAATATTCTTTTATTTTTATAAAGAACTCATAAACAAGTTCCAAATTATCGTTAGATATTTTACCAAAAACTTCGTCAAAAACAACCACGTTAGGTTTTGGTAATGAACATACTTTTGACAATACCGCTCTTAGAGCTAACGAAGCAATAGTTTTCTCATATCCTGACCCTGAAACCATTAATTTTTCAATTTGAGTATTATTATCAATCATCCAAAACTCAACTTCATTCTTCTCACTAATACGAATCTCAAGTCTAAAGTAACATGAATCTTGTAATAATCTTTGTAACTCAGAATTAATCAAAGGCATCATATTTTTCATGATTCTTTTAGCAATTCCGTTTTTACCAAACAATTCCAAATATAACTTGTATTTAGTTTCTTTCTCTTGTTCTTCTAATATTTTTTGAATTGTTTTTAGATTACCTTCAATTTTTTCTTGGTTTTGTTTAATTTGAAATTCAGAATTTGAGATTGTTTTATTTATTTCACTTTCTTCTCTTTTTAATTCATCCAATCTTAAATTAGCCTTTATTATTTGAGATTCAATCTGTTCATTAGTTTTAATTACGTCTTGCATCTCCACATATCTACCTAGTTTTCCTTCCAAAGTTTCTTTCTTTGTTTGTAGGTTTTCAATCGTTGCTTGGTATTTTTCATACACAAGTTTGTTTCTTTCATACTCATCAAAGTCTTTTTTCAACTTAACAAAACCTTGTTCTTTGTCTGATAATTCCTGCATTAACTTCTCAATCTCGGTTTTACGAAGGGCAAATCCATCAAGTTCAGCAATTCTGGATTGTGTAATAGATGCATTCATTAGTTCAATTCCACAATGTTCGCACTTGATTCCACCACTAACCGAACTCTTTAGTTTGTTAATACCATTGATGTTAGTGTCAATCTCAACCTTTTCTCTATAGGCCGTTTGGTATTCTTCTTTAACTTTATCGTGTTCGTTTTCTTTATAGAACTCTGAAGGTTCAACAATTTTAACACCGTCACGTAGAGAGATATTTTGTTTAATTTGAGATTCAAATCCCTCAATTTCTTTCTTGGTTTGGTCGGGATTCAAAAGAGTTAATTCTTTTTCTACTGTAACTTTTTGTGATAACAAATTGTCACGATATTCCTGTCCTTTTTGTAGTCTTCCTTTTACATCTACTATTTTGATTTCACATTGTTCAATTACATCCTTTAAATTAGTTATCGAAACATTAAGTTCATCATTTTGAGTTTTTAAACTTTCAGTATTGTAGATGTTTGAAATCATAGATTTAGAAAAATCAGAATATACCTGTTTTCCTATTTCTTCCTTCTTTTTTAAAAAATCTAAACCTAAAAATCTTGATAGTACTTGTCCTCTAGCGGTCGGTTTTGCTTCAAGCAAATCTTCTAAGTTAGTACCAGTGGTTAGGATTGTCATTAGAAAGTCATCGTAACTTCCGATTGAGGCCTTTATAAAGTTCTCGGTTTCTCTTCTTTGTTCTCCTGTGAACTTAACTAAGGAACCATCTGAATATCTCTTAAAAAAATCTAACTCTGTTTTAACATTCCATTCTCCAGATTTAGATAGTTTTCTTTCAAGTTCACGAACAATAATATAATCTTCACCGTCAATTATAATTTCACCTTTAACAGTAACTTTATTACTATTTGAAAATCTATTAAAGATTTCTTCAGCTTTATTTGTTTTAGTAGTTGTGTTAAAGAATAAAAACAGAAGTAAATCAACGGATAATACTGTTTTACCTCCAAAGTTAGGTGGGTCTGATTCAACAACAGTAATACCATTTATTTTTTCAAAATCAAGTTTTTGATTATCCCCATACGATAAGAAATTAGAAAACTCTATGTTTCTTATATACCATTTTTTAAATGCTGTAGTCTCTTCTTGTTCTGACAACATTTTGTTCTCAACAACATTATCTATTTTGATAATTTCATCATATTGAGTTCCTTGATTTTTACTTTCCAATAAACTTTTAATAAGTTCATGTTGGTAGTTTTTGTCCATTATATTTAATGAAACATCAATATTATCCTCAACATCTTCAGATTTTTTAAGTTTAGTAATAACATTAACACTAGTAGTCTGATACTTTTTCTGAAAATAGTGTTTTACACTTTTTAATTTTTCTTGTGTAAAATTTTCAGGAAAGTCTTCCCAAACTACTTGTATGTATGGATTTTCTAATTTTGAAAAATCTAAATCTTTTATCATTTTAATAGGTGTATAATCTACGGGGGTTGAAAATAAATTAAATACTTGTTGTGGTCTCTGTCTCATTTTGAGCCGTTTCTCCGCTAAGACTTTCAAGATATTTGGACATTTCTTTGTTAAATAAGTTTTGGTACTTATTTTGGATACCTTTAATTCTAAGCTTACGTGCTTGTACTTTCTTTTTGTGGTTTTTTCTTTGTCTTGATTTTGGCATAATTTATATTTTTAATTGTTGTTATTTGGTCTATTTTGTTCAAACCATTCTATTATTGCGTTTATTGCCCAAACTGCCCCTGAAGATAAGATACCATCAAAGAACCATGAAATATATTCGTGTGTTTGTAATAGTTCATGTGATGGTGAGTAGATAAAGAACCCTAAGAAAAATCCTCCCCAAGTACTAAAACACATAGGACAAGATAAAATACCTGAAATAAATTCCCCTACACCGCTAAATGGAGCGTACTTGGATTCACCCCAGTCTGAAAAGAATTTTCTAAATCCTTTGAAAATTGAACCATAAACCATAATGTTCATGAGTCCATAACTCATAATAAACCAAGCTAATAATATTGTAATCATAATCTGTCTTTTAAATTTGAATTTTTTAGATAAAAAGCATAAGAAGTTTTTGTTAGATTCTCAAGGTCGTTAACCTTATTTCTTAATTCTTTTATTGTTTCGTTTTTATCTCCAAGTTGTCTATTTAATTCCATTAGTGTGTCTTGGAGTTTGCCACACTCAACTTCTTTTTGGTTCTCTAACTTACCCTTTAAAATATAAATCTCATTTTGTAATTCTTCAACTTTTTGGTTATCAATTATTGGTTTTTCAACAATTACTTCCTTCTCAACAATAACCTCTTTGATGACTTCTTTTTCAAGTTCTCGTTCAATAATGTCTGGCAAATTACCTTGATTTAGTAACCCATATTTCTCAACATAATATCCTTTACGAAAACATAATTTAGCAAACCCTTCTGAATCTGTTATTTCATTTAGTTTACAAAATGAATTAAAGTCTTCAATATCTTGTTTTGATAAATCAATAGTTAACGAGTTTTTCTGTTCCATTTTCAATATCTTCGTATGAGTTTATTCTAAAGGCCACGAATGGTTTTGGGTTATGTAAATCAACAACAGTATATTCGTCTTTCTCAACATTATAAATCCCATATCCATGTTTTGTAACAGTTTCTCCATAATTTTGGCAAATAGTCGAGCCAATCATATACGCCTTATTTCCACCAGGTATATCAAAGATTTGTCTCTTATGAATATCGCCACAGAATACCAAATCACATCCGTCAAACTTTGAGGTTTCAAATCCATCCTCAAACTTAAAACCTAAGTTGGTTGTAAGTCCTTGTACTGGTCCGTGAAACAACCCAATCTTAACTCTATCAGATTTTTCAATTGTAGGTGGAATGTTATGGTCCATAAGTGAATACACGCACCAATCAATATTTTGGTCGGGGTATACTCCTCTATTCTTGTAGTAAACAACCATTTCATTTTTAAGTGAGTCAACCACAGGTGTTAGGGCATCCAATCGTTCCATATTGTTTTCAAGGAAGTCGTGGTTGCCAGGGATTAAAATTGTTTTGGCAATCTTTGAACACTCGGTCAATACCCAAGCGATAAACTCAACAAGTTCAGGTGTCATTTGGTTCTTACTATGAACCAAGTCGCCAGTGAATACAATTCTATCAGGAGCAATATCTTTCCATTGTCTAAAAGCATCTTCCAAAATACCTTTGTAAAGGGCGTGGTCCTTATATAACCTTACGTGAAGGTCACTAAAGTGAACAATTTTATTTATCATAGTTCTAATTGTGGAGAATCAATATCAAAAGGGTTCAACTCTTTATTTACATGCCCGCAAGATAAACAAGCATACGTTGGGAATGGTACAATGGTATCATCTACGGAACCTGTTAATATTTTTGGTACTTTTTTGAGGTATGTAATCTCTTTAAATTCTTTGCTACCGCATTTGTCACAATTGACAAAATCCATCTTTCTTAAATCAATCTTTGGTTTTTGTAAATCCATATTATAAATTTTTAATAATCATGTTTGTATTTGAAATAGGAACTCTTAATACAGGTATTGCTTTATCGACATCAGATGGTTTATACATAACTTCATAAAATCCATCTCTAACCTGAACTGTAGGTGTGTCATTATAAGAAAATAGTACATCAGTGTTTACAACATGTCCAGCATGTAGTGTAGTTTTTTTATTTTTTGTGTCAAAAATTAGTGTTTGCATATTCAATTATAGTTAATTATTTTAGTTATTTCAAGTAAGGTATTCTTTAATATCCATATCAAGTACTATATCAATAACATTTTGTGGGACTCTAAATTCTTCAAATTCAGAATCTTCTCTTAACAAAACAACAATACATCCATATAGTCTAATATTTTCATATTTAGAACCTTTTAACATTTCAATTAGTAATTTACCATATAATGGTAATTGTACATAATAGTGTCCTAATGCAGTATTTGGATAGTTTTCAAAAGGTTTGAACATTGGTTTTGTAAAACTGTTTGACAAAAAGTTTTTAGGTTTATTTGTTTTCCAGTCGGTTATTAATATCCCGAATTCATCCCCCTTTTTATTTACAACTAACCAAACTTTATCGGGTTGTCCTGTATAACCTAAAATAGGATGACCTAATACCATTTCAGTATCTAATAATACCACATTTCTATCTTCCATTAATTTTAGATACTTGTTACCAGCACTAATCATACTGTCACCTTTTAAAATTTGTGTAAAATCACAATCAAAAATTGGTTGTCTAACTTCTTTATAACTTCCATTATTTTCAACGACTTTTTTTTCTAAAAAATAATGGACTCTACTTCCCATATTTGTTGAGTAGTCTCCAGCCGCTGCCCATTCTTCAATTAATTGTTGTTTTACTACAGGGTCACCTTTTGATTTTTTTTCAGCAGCCTCATCAGTTGGGAATTCGGGATAGAATTTTTTAAGTACTTTTGACACTGATGGAAATGAGTTTTTAACAACCCCATCAGTATCTTTCATAAAATATGTATGAGTATCTTCAATAAAAGATAATTCAAGTTCTTTTTGTTTATTAGATATAATTTCTCTTATTTCTAATGCAATTTGTTTTAGTTCCATATTATTTTTTTAATATATTAAATAAAAAGTAAAAAACTATTATTATTATTGAGCATACTATTAGATAATATGTTTTTCTACTTAATTTTGTTTTTTTTACAAATATCTCATGTTCTTTTCCGTAAATCTCAATTAAAGACTGGTGTCTATGATTACCATTAATAATTATATTTTTTCTATCTACGGTAATATATCCTTTATTATAATCAAACCCTTTTTTCAGAATACTTAATTTAATCTTGTTTTTTTTAGATTCTGATATTTTTTGAGTTCTACGTATACTTGAGAGTTTTAATTTTTGTAAATCCATTAATAATTCATTTGATAATAAAAATCATCAATTTTACCCATAAGTTCGGCAACATCTGTATTTTTTGGTAACTTTAATATTTTAATTTTACCCCTTAGTTTACCTCCATTTAATTTGTTATAAAGGCTTTGAGCATCTTTCCAAGCGTCCGCATCTAAACAAATAATAACGTCAGATTGAGCATTAGTATATATTGTCTCAAAAAGCAAATCAGACAATATTTTACCAAGTAAAATCACTGGATTTGGGGTGAAGAATCCATCGAACACACCTTCACATAAATAAATTGGTTTAGTCCAATCTATTAATTTTTCATTAAATATTATAGTTTCTTTAGGGTATTCAGGATTCTTATACTTATTTTTAGTTTTAAACCAAGCTCTAGAAACAAAATAATTTAATTCATCTTCTTTATCATAAGATGGTACTATTATTCTTCCAGCATATTCACCTTCAGTTGCAAATCCTATATTATATTTTTCTATTATCTCATCAGTTATTCCACGTTTTTTCAAATAATTAACAGCCTCTTTGTGTGGTATATGTAATGGGTTTACGTTTTTAAATGAAATAAATTCTTTAGGTAATTTAATCTTTGGTTTATGTTTTTCTCTAACTTTGTATTCTTCAGGCTTGAATACATCGTATATTTTTCTTTGTTTTTTTGTACCAAAAATATCTATTAATTTACCTAAAACACCGTGGGTACCATTATAATCAGAGCACGCCCAACATTTATATACGTGTTCGTTAATATTAATTTCTAAATTTCCTTTGTTCTTACCCTCATCACAATATGGACAATTAAACGAAATTTGTCCTTTTGAAGCATAGTAATTTTTATCCTTTCCGAATAGTTCCCTTAACATGTCAACTAATACTTCATTTTCTTCCATAAACTAAAATATAATAAAAAACTTAATTAAATCAAACTTCACAAACTTTTCAAGACTTTTATATTTATAGGTATGCCGACTTCAGTAACAGTTAGTAATATTACAGGTTCAACTCCATATGAGTTATATTTATGTTTAACAGGTGGGACACCTTGTTATTATATGGGTGTTATTACGTCAGCAGAATTACCTTATAGTTTCAACGTACCATACCCTATTCAAGATTTAAAAGGATATTGTGTAAGGATAGTTGATAACGATGGGTGTGAAATAACTAATTGTTTTACAGTAACTTAATTTGAGCTCGATAATTTGGTATAGATTTTCAGGATGTTGTTACGGAGACACGTTTCAAATTCAAACGGTGTCACCGCCTAATACTTTTACAACAGGTTTAACATACTATTTAGTAACAGATAAGTACACAGGTTGTTCTCAAACAATTGCAACTGGTTTTACATCAGGAGTAACTGTATACAATTTATATAGTGCGGACACTACCTCATATGCATCTTGTGCTTCTTGTACCGCAGTTTATCCTTGCGTGCCAGGTCCTACTCAAACTCCTTCGGCAACTCCAGCTCCAACACCTACACCTACAAAGAGTCCAACTCCAACAATTACTTCAACACCAACCACAACTCAAACCCCAACAATTACTTCAACCCAAACTCCGACTCCAACAACAACCCAAACACAAACTCCAACAAATACCTCAACTATAACTCCGACTCCAAGTATAACTGCAACTATAACTCCGACTCCAAGTATAACCGCAACTATAACCTCAACACCTAGTTTAACACCAACAAATACACCAACAAGGACAAATACTCCAACACCAAGTATAACCCCAACAAATACTATAACTCCAACTAACACACCAACAATAACCGCAACCCCTAGTATAACTCCAACAAATACTCCAACTCCAACAATAACTAAAACTTCACTACCATCACCTGACTGTACACCTACACCTACACCAAGTATTACACCAACAATAACACCAAGTCCTACGTCAACACCATGGACTGGATGTACATATAATAGTTTCTGTCTGTTTACAAATTTTAGTAGTACTACTAAATATGATGGGACATATTATAACTATGGTGGTTATGATGGTTATGACGTATTTCACAATCCTTCAGGAATTTTACCATATTTTATATATTATAATACAGGAGACACTAGATGGTGTCTATCTGATTGTGTGGGTGGCGAATGCTTTTTATTTGGACCAACAAATTCGAGCTCATTATGTCCTGACTTAGATAGTTCTATTTTTGGTCCTTTCTGTCCTACACCGACACCAACAACTACTGATGAATGTTTAACTTTTAATTTTAATGCATCTTTTGATTGTAGTGTTACTTCAGGAACTACTCCAACACCTACCCCAACATTAACTCCAACATCAACAATAACTCCAACACCAACATCTACTCAAGTTTGTTATGGTAAATCAGTAGATGTGTCAGGTTCAACATTTTACTTCCCATTCTTAACTTCAACCCCTACTCCTACTCCAACAAATGCGTCTAAAAATTGTTCGATTGTTGATACTGTTGAATTTAGAACATTTGAGTCTATTTTCTCAAGTAACTTTAATAAACAATTAACTGACTGTTCTAATGGGTTTAAATATATTATATCTGAACCACTACCTTATAATACTGGTTCCACATTTTTAGCAACTATAAATGGTAAATCAACTTGTGTTACATATGATAGTGATGTTTTCAGTCCCGCAACATCAATATTACAATCAATAGATAGTGGTAATTTGTTTGAATGTAGGTTCTGTGTGCCAGTTGCATCTCAAACTCCAACACCAACTCCAACTGTTACTCCGACTATAACTCCGACAATAACATTAACCCCATCTACAAGTTCATGTCAAATGGTTGGTATTGATTTTAGTTTTGTTTCAGGTGAAGGATTTTTACCTTCAGGGTCACAATCAACATTAGGTGTTTATGAATCAAGTATTTATAATAATTATTATGTTTTTGGAGCATTTTCAGGATACTCTAATTCAATAGGAAATGGTTTAATTAGAATTAGTAAAGACGGTGTATACGATAAAACATTCAATACTGAAGTTGGTTTTAGTGGAGCAACATTTTTATTGATGAGACCTTTAGGCTTCACGGAGCAATCTAATGGTAAGTTAGTTTGTTCAGGTTATTTTGATTATTATAGTGGAGTATCTGTTCCTAATTTTTGTAGATTAAATACTGACGGTAGTTTAGATACCACATTTAACTACGGAACTGGTCCAAATGGTGTTATAATATCAATTAAAAAACAATCAGACGGTAAATTGATTTGTATAGGATATTTAACTCAATTTGACGGTAACTCGGTTGGTAAAATTTGTAGATTAAATACTGATGGTAGTTTTGATTCTACGTTTAATCCTTTAGGTTCAGGATTCAATTTAATACCAAATAATTTAGTAGTACTATCAGATGATAGTATTGTTGTTACAGGTAGCTTTACAACATATAATGGTGTTTCTGCAAATAGGATAGTTAAATTAACGAGTAATGGAGCAATTGATGGTACCTTTGTATATGGTACAGGGTTTAATGGTACGACTCGTTCTATTTTAGAATCAAATAATAATTTATTTATAACAGGTACGTTTACAACATATAATGGTTCTTCAGTTGCAAGAGGTATCATTAAATTATCTTTAACAGGAACCTTAAATTCAACATTTAATACTAATGCAGGAACTGGTCTTTCAGTTACAGCATATGCGTATGATAGTACTGAAACCGCAGATGGTAATTTAGTATTTATTGTACCATTCGCATTATCAAATTATAATGGAACAACAACTAACGGAATATTTAAAATAACTCAAGACGGATTATTAGTTAACCAATTCTTAACAACAAGTGGATTTAATTCAAATTCACAAGGTTTAATTTCTGACAATCAAAATAGAGTAATTGCTGTTGGTAATTTCTCAACTTACTCGTCATTAAAGGCTAACGGTATTGTTAGATTACTACCGTGTCAGGAATAAAAAAAGGGTGAAAATCACCCCCTGAGTAAAAAAAATAAATCAAATTATAATTTATATACTATTCAGATAACTCAATACAACTGTGTAAGAATCTGACATATCAAAATTTTCTTTTTTTAGTGTATTATTTCTAGTGAACAACCATTGAATTTGTGGTTCTCTTTTCGCAACAAGTTCCCAAACTATTTGTTTCTTATCACAGTCTTTAGGATATCCTCCGAACAAAACAAATTTACCTTTTTCATTTTTTTGAACTAATTCAGGAAACGCTCTTTTTCTTGATTCGTATGTTGATACATATTCAGGTACAACACCTAACACATCATAAACTTCTTTACTAATAAGAGTATTATACCTTAAAAGAGTTCCAATAGTGTAAGCGTTATTAGAGTTTAATAATGGTTCCTCAATAACACATTTAATTATTCCAAGACCTTTATATTCCTCCAATTTTTTTCTGAATATTCCAGATTTCATTAGTAACTCCTCCATTTTATTTTCAGGAACTGGCTTTGGTCTTGGGGATATGTGAGTTAATTCCAATAAGTCTTTTGAGGACATATCAAAAAGTGCCCATCCTATTGTCTTTGTTGACACGTCTAATCCCAAAATTTTGGGCGAATTTTTAATGCTTTTTGCCATAAGTAAATTAATCTTAATAAAGTAATAAGTTTTGTAAATTAAAAATCTAATTTAATGACAACTTGTTGTATACCTTGTCTTGCTTGTGGTGATTGTAATTTAGCTAAAACTAATAAATTTTTATCAGTGTCATATAAACCTATTTCAGACATGTATGGTGTATATGTATTACTCCAACTTGGATTTGAGCTATTTACAAATTGATTATTTGGTAAATTAATCAAATATCTCATTTCATATATTGTTGCCTCAATGTCAGTTTCTATCGTACCGTAAAAGAAATATTCATCTCCAAAATTTAACAAATCAGGTTGTCCTATTGCAGGTAAACTAATTTGTGAGTCTAACAAATATGAAGTACCATTATTATAGTCTGTTTGACTTACTGTAAATGTTAATGCCGTTAATCCTTCAGGTATTATGTATCCATTAGAATCTACATAACCATTATTATCAAGGTGAGTAGTATAGTCTATTTTAATCCATCCTGTTGAAGATGGTCTATTTTGTGAACTACTTGTTTTTTGAGCCAATATGAAAAATCCATTTCCTCCCCATCCATATGTATTTCCAGTGGTCATACATTGGAAATCTCCTCCGAATGAAACTGTAACATTTTTCTCATCAGTTGAGCATCCAGAAGTAGGTCCTACTATTTTTTGGTAGTAGTTACAATGCATACCTTGCCAATCACCTTCAAATCCATAAGTAATCCAAACACATTCTGAGTCATTGTCTAATAATCCATCGGAACTACCGTCACAAACTCCAGGTGTTATAAGCCCTAATCTAGGCGCAGGTAATGTGAAATTTCTATTTGAGACATACGACATTGCAGCAACAATTTCTTCATCATCAAATATTATAATTTTATCGTCAGGGAAAACTTTACCTACTCTGTTTGGAGGTCCATCATTATATGCTTCGTTGGTATCGTATAAATGATAATATCTTATACCAGGATTATTCATATCCGTATTTTTTGACGACTTTATATAATAAGGAGTCAATAAATCAAACCCATCAAATCCTGGTGGGTCAATATAAAATGTGGTTCCTGAGCAACACTCTGTATTTTTATGCCAATTTAACCATGGCATTGTTATTTTAAAATTTCTTGCCTGACCTGTTTGTCCAGGGTTAGATGAATCATAAGCTTCGGTTGCGAATTTTTCACCATAAAAATTAATAATTGTATTATTAGTATAATGAACAATAGCAATCGTTTTTTGTTCTTCAGGTGACACAATAATTTGTTCACCATATGAATTATAATAAGTAACCGCAGAGGTATCGGTTTGTCCTGAAGATGACATATAACCGTAATATTCTTTAGTCCCAATATAATCTTTTGAATTAAAATAATCGTAAGTATAGTTCTGTATAGGATTAATACCCGCTGGACTTTCAGACCAAGGAATATTCATGTTCCATATCTTAACTATACCATCCTCAGGTGTACATATTGATTCATAATTAATTACACTATTACTCCAATAATTCATCGGTGTTGACAAGTCGTACCCTGTCATTCCACTAGGATAGAAAAATAATCTAACAAACCCTGAATATCCCAACGACACCAAATCAGGTAGTTCTCTATCTAAAGCAACTTGTAATGTACCTGAATTCCATGATAATACTTGATATGTTAATATTGGAAAACAAGATTGGAAACATCCACATTGGTCACCAGAATCACCATCCATAAAAATTGTAACATAAGTACCTGCAGAAATAGTGCCTGTTGATGAATCTGAACAAGGATTACTAAATACTGTTACTATTGACGTGCCACCATTAAAACCTCCAGTTAATATATCCGCCTGATACTCTGAATTATAGGTATAAGCAGAACTTTTTAGTGGAGGGTAACAAGAAGTGTTTGCAGAGAAAAATCCTGAAGGCGCAGATGTATTATATACCTCATCAATATTTGAAGCTTGGTATGGTATTCCATAAGTTATTCCTGATGTACCTTGTAAATAAAAAGGATATTTGATATCGTTTTTAGTAGATTGTGGTACTCCTGTATTATTGTGGGCGTTATATGGTGGTTCTAACACCATAGAATCATTTTGATTATAATTTGGTATAGATGTGTAATTAACTTCACTATCCCCTATTTGGAAATAGCTTATGTTAAAAGACCCTTGTGAAATTTTTCTTCTTCCTACATCAGTTAATCTTGTAACAACTAAACCCTGATTATCTTTTATTATATATCCCATTATTTAGTAAATATCTTTAGCTTATAATTAATGAAGTACTTATTGGCCCCAAATATGTTTGTGGTCCTTTTTGTTTTGAACTTCTAATATATGGTGTCAAATTATTGTTAAATACAAAATTATAACAGTTTATGTTTGGAGATGTTTTAATGAACTCAATTTCAAATTGAACTGCGGAACCTGGGGTACATCCATTTATATTTGAGTCTACTCCGTGAGAAGGTTGGTTACCTTCGGGTCTAAATTGTGACTCCATTAATAAATCAAACTCAATAACACTACTATTATTTAAAGTAATACTATTAAGAGTGTTTGATTTTATAGTTTTCCTTGTTTGTTTTGATACACATGTTTGGCTTTCTTGTGTTAATAAGAAAGATGGGTTTATTCCATTTGGTCTAATTAATGTATCATCACTAATTAAGGTTGAAGATGGAATAAATTGAGACGAACCGTTTATTCTATACCCTGTAATGGTCATGTTAGATGAACCTCCTCCTTGCCATACCGTTTGAGTAAATCCATCAGTAAACGCTCCCTGAATCTTTGTTTTAATCACAAAATATCCTGTAACTGTTTGTCCTGCAGGGATACCTGTAATTGTCGCAGTAACAGTCATAGGTCGATATGTATAATAACAATTAGTGTACGGTCCACCCGCACCATTTACAGTGTACGGTCCATCAGTAATAACATTAGCACTATCAATAGCAGTATTTAAATTCATAGAGATAACCGATGGTTGTTGCTGTGTTATTGTGAATGTTATAGTCTGACTTTGGTTTCCATTAACATCTATAACATAAGCCGAATAGTTTCCTGGTAATAAATTAGAAATTGTCGGTCCACTCTGTAGAGAATTATTCAAATAGTATGTATATGGAGCACCAGAACCACCATTAGCCAATAAAGTAACATTACCAACATTATTTGTACATGTCGCATTTGTAATATTAATTGTTGATACCGTAGGTAATACTATTGGGGTTCCTCCCCCGCTTGATTGGTTAGTACATTCTCCAGGAACTACGTTAGCGGTATTATTAAAGAATATACCATATCCATCCCAAACACCTATTGGTTGTACATCATTTGGTGTTGTAGATTTAAAGAACACTTGTGGAGTTGTAAAATCAAGACCACAATAAGTTACAAATTGTGGGGTACCTGTTAGTGTTTCAATACTTGTTACCCATCCTTGTGGTCCATTGTATAATGTCATTCCTGTTATAGCAATTACTGATGGATTTGTAAGGGTATATTGTGTAACATAGTTGTATTCTCCATTAGCCGTGAAACTTAAATTAAAGTTTGTTCCGCAAACATTAATTTCTAAACATAAATTATCAGGATAATCAATTCTATCAGGAGTACCCACTTCACAATCTATAGTGAATGTTTGTAAATCTTCTCCTTCACCTGAATCATTTATAGTTAAAGAATAAGTACCTGCAGTTAATCCTGTAACAGGTAAATTAGTACTTGTACCTGTGTATATGTATGTGTATGGAGGTACTCCTCCAAAAGCTTGTACATTTAATTGTCCATTGTTAGCCCCAAACGCAGATACTGAAATTGATGCACAATACGCACTTAATATTGCTGGTGCGGCATCTAAAGTACAATCAATTGTCTGTGTAAAATCACCATATTTATCAACAACTCTTATACTATATGTTCCTTGAGTTGCATTAGGAAATACTGAAAACACATTTGATATTGGTAATGTATTTGGACCAATAACTTGATTTGTGTTACCACTATAAAATACATAAGGTGTTGTTCCGCCAGTTACATAAATAGAAACCTGTCCGTCATATAAATTGAGTGCGGTTGGGTTGCTTGAGGAACACTCAACATACATAGGAAAAATTGTTTTAATATAACAATCAGTTCCTGTTGCCACAGACCCTGCACCAAACTGATTTAAAAATATTGTTTCCTCAGATGGGCAACTATAACTATCTGTACATGTTTCACAATCAGTTTGTTGTGTCATCACAAGTAAGTCATAAGTAGGTGGTTGGTAATTTAATGTTGGTACATTAACATATGTTGCACAGAAATTTTCTCCCTGAGTTGTTTCAATATAATAAACTTCAAACTCGGATACCGTAGCAGGTATTCCGTTTAAATAAAAATAATTAGATGTATTACAACAGTCTTGAAAACCTAGTGCCATTACATATAAATAATAAGATTTAGTTTTTTTTGTAGTTTACTTAACAAATAAAGACATTAAAATTTTCGCACCCATTTCTATCGACCATTTTAATTGCGACTCTTGAGGTACCTGAAAATTTCAAAGGTAAATTTATTTCAACAGGATAAGTTATAGGGTCATCTATAGTTGTAATATACTCACAACTATAAAACCCAACATCACATAAATAAATTTGGTATGGTGGTAATCCGTTTATACTATTAATTGTTATGTAATTTGCTGGCATTCCGTGTCATCTAATGGACCGTTTATTTTTAAAATTTCAGGTCCGTTATACGATAATCCACCTGAAATTTTAATGTATATAGAATTATTTGGTTCTATTTCTAAATTTTTATAATTACCATCACAATCAATGATTTCAACTATAACTATTTCATTTGATAAATTTTCAAATTTATAACATTCGCATTTAAAATTTAATTCTTCCATATTTTTAAATATTTTTATAATGAACCAAAACTATTACCTAAATTAAAAATTGCAATTCCAACCGCATTTGAGGTACCCGCTTGACCAAATAAAGCAATACCTGGATAACCCATAATAGTACCGCCAGTATAACTTATTGGGGGTTCTATTGTAAAAGTATTTCCATTGGTTGACCAAAAAAATGTTGCACTACTATAATTTAAACTATATACTCCAGTTGTTACTGTAGCGTTCGCGGCGGATAATGATGATAATGGTAAAGTTGACGTTGCTCTTTGTAATGAATTACCCGTAACTTGCATAACCATTGAGGCGAACGAAGAATTAATATCTATATCGACTTCCCAATAACAACCTCCATTTAATTGTCCTGTAACATATGCAGTACTTAAATCATTGTTTTGTGTACCAACTATTGTTGCGTATTTATTTGTTGTTGTTGGGGGGCCTACAGTTGTTCCTACGGTTGGGAATCCCCATCTACCCACAGTTAAAATCCAGCTACCGTTCACTGTCTCAAATAAATTATTTCCAACAACTCCAACTCTAGCCCTATTTGTTGCGACCGTCCCTCTACGAATATAAGCTCCTCCATATCCTCCGAATCCAAAAGTACAACTAGTACCAGTTGCTTGGGCGTAGTAGAATGCGGTGTTATTAGCTTGTCTAACCGCTCCTGTTGAGTCGAATGCATAAAATCTTTCAAATACATCTAAACCTAAAGTTGCGGAATGATTTGTTTGATGCCAATAAGTTGTTGCGGTACTATATATTAAATTTATTGATTTTTTGGGTGGTAAAAAATATCCAAATGGTATTGAAAATGAAAATCTATTACCAGAACTACTATTAGTACTTTCATTCTCTAAAATAATTAAATAATTACCGATATTAGTAATTGTTGCAATTCTCCCTGAAGTACCTCCACTTAGTCCTGAAATTTTAACAACTTGTGTAGGTGTAATTAAAATCTGAGTGGCTTTATTAGGATAAGTTCCATTCCATCCAGTTGGTGAGTAGTTATTTTGGTTGGCCGATATTGTATCTTCCACAACTCCAACCTTTAGTGATGCAATATGACCTGACACTGTGTATGTCGAATTGGCACCTCCATCAACTGAAATTAAATTTTCACCAACAGTGAAAACTCTTTCATTTGTTAATATTGTTCCTGCGGACAGTGATAATATTGGTACGTTACCTAATAGTTTAGAATTTAATTGTGTTTGTACATATCCTGTTAATCCCGATAGATACCCAAATTCAGTGTTATTAACGTCATTGTTACCAACATATGTAGCGTCTAAGTCCCCATAAAACGTATTTGCACTAATAGTAAATGCGGATACACTATATGATGTTGTTGCTGACTTAACGTTTAAGTCTCCATATATATTATACATATTACTCATTATACATTATCATTATAAAAAGTTAATCCAACCCAATCAATAATTACACCTCTTAAATTTGTTGCCGCTTGGGCACCTCCAGTCATAGATACATTCATAATATTATTTAAACTACCTATAATAAATCCAGTCAAAATTTGTCTTTCAATACTGTAATCTTTATCATCATATGAATAAAAAAAGCAAGCGTTTCTGTTATTACCAGCGACGGAAGTAGCCTGTTGGTAGTGACCAACTATAGTATATGCGGACGTAATTAATGGGACATTTGTTGTAAAAACCACATTTGAGGTTTGTCCTGTTGCGTATTGTATTACCCAATTTGTTGGCGAAACTGTTCTATCAACTTTCCATTTAGCTCCCTGTGAAACCCCCTCAAAACTACCCGAAATATAATTACCATCAGTACCAGTTAAAAATTTATAGTCAGATGTGGCGGTTGGGATGTTTAATAATTTAAGTCTTGTTGCATTTAATTGATTAGCACTACCTACATTTCTTCCTTGGCCCCAAGAAAAATATTGTGATACATTAGTCGCTCCTCCAAAAAAAACCGCACCAAAACTATCTGTATCTCCAGTTTGTATTATTTGTGTGGTTCCACCTTTATTATAAAACGCAAACCCTCCAAATGGAGAAAACCCACCTCCTCCAACAATTTGGAGTGATAATGGAGCATTGGCAAAGTCAGTAAAAATTGAAAAATCATTATAGGGTCCTTCAGTTTCGGTACTTTCTTCCCATAACGAGGTTGTTGAATTATAAATTAATGTCACAGTTTTCCATGGTACTAAAAAACATCCTCCATTTCTTGCGAACGACATTCTATTTGAACTAGATGAATTTTTACTACTTAAATGTTCTAATATAACTAAAAATCTACCTAAGTTTCTAACTATTAAAACTCTACCTTCTTCACCCCCTTCAAATCCTGAGATGATTGTTGCGGCACTTGGTGTTAATGTAATTACTGTAGATTTGTTAGGATAAGTTGAATTCCATCCTGTTGGGTTGTAGTCGGTTTGAGCACTTAATGGTGTTACTGTAATCTCATTAACATCTAAAACCCCAATATCCATCGACATTGATAGATTGTTACCGTCATCTTGTAAAATAATATTTTCACCAGCGGTAATTACTCTATCATTGGTTAAAAGAGTACTTGAACTATAAGTTAATAGTGGGAGGGACGCATCAGGTATACTATTTAATTGTTCTTGTATATTAGATGTAACCCCACTAACATATCCAAACTCTGTGTTGTTAACATCATTGTTTCCAACATATGATGCATTTAAATTACCAAAAAAAGTAGAAGCACTAATAGTATTTGCACTAACACTATTAGAGTAAATTAAATTATTACTATTTAAACTACCTCTTACTTCTAAAGTATTACTCATACAGGCATAAGTTTTTTAAGTGATTTAAACACCCATGTTTCAGTATTAGGTGTGACTGATAAGGTTATATCTATATCAGTACCATTTATAATTGCTGAAAGATTATCAATAACATCAGTTGACTCCATAATTTCGGATGGTCCAGCATCATAATAATTAATAATTGTTAAACCTGTATTCCAATTCGCAGTAAAAGTTCCACTTCTTATTGAGCCATTATTACTTGTTAAAGTATAATCATAACTAACTTGTCTATATCCAATTGTAGTATCAATAGTATCTATAACACCATCACCTATTGTTGTTGCCGTATAATAACTTAGTCCTGTATTTCCTGTATATGCAGATAAATTTATTGTAAACGCTGAATATTGGTCATTTCTATTTTGAGATAGGGTTACCGTATTAGAATTTAAAGTAAAACCTGTAACATACGTATCAGGGTCGATTGGTAAATTTAAATACGTTGTTGCTGAAATAGTATTTGCAGTCAGTCCCGCAGTAAAAGAAGTTCCTCCAGTAACTGTTCCCCCACTTAAAGGTAAATAATCTCCTGAGAATGAACCTGTTGTACCTGTAACATACGTTACTACTCCATCAGAATTCGCCACCAAATATCTTGTATTTGCAGAAGATTGTAATCCTTCAAATCTAACAGGATGTGTAGTTGCCGAAACATGAAGAGTATTAGTTACAGTTGTTGTATTGATACCTAATCTGTTAGTGTCAAATTCACCAAAAATTAGTGGTATCCTAGTCTGGCAATTAGCAATGTGTAATCTATCAGAATTAACTTCATTAAATCCTGACTCTCTACCAATGAATACATTTCTACTACCAGCGCTGTTTTTACCTGAAAGATAACCTATAGAAACATTATGGTTACCATATACATTACTGTATAAACTGTCAGCTCCGATTGATACATTTCCTAACCCTGTTGTATTATAATATAATGAATTATACCCTATAGATATATTATTATTTCCTGTTGTATTTTCACCATTAGAATTCCTACCAATCGCAACGTTGTGTAAACCAGTACTATTAGAATATAGTGAACTTCTACCTATAGCAATGTTATAGTCACCGTTATAATTTTGATATAAACTTCCTCTCCCTAAGGCTATGTTAAAATTACCAAACTGCTTATTAGGATTGTTACCTGCCAAAGCTCTTCTACCTATAGCAATGTTTTCAGTTCCACCTGAATTATAAAACATTGCACATCTACCTATAGCAATATTAAAATCAGTTCCTGAAGAATTAGTGTCACTATAATATAGAGAACTAGCCCCTATAGCTATATTAAAGTCCCCTATATAGTGTTTGTATAAAGACCTATCTCCTATCGCAACGTTACCATATCCACCACTATTTAGGTTCATTGCGTATGTACCTATCGCAATATTTCGATTTCCTGATGTGTTTGCAGATAACGATGAAAGACCTATACTTATATTATTGTATCCAGTATTTGTATTAGTTTGTGACCCTGGACCAATAGCAATATTTGCAACACCACTTGTTGTGTTATTTAAAGTTAGGGGCCCAATACCAATACTTTTACTTGAGTTGTTTTTCCCTCTCCATATAGTTATTCCATTCACATTTAATGGTGGAGATGATGCTAATCCATCAAAAGTTAACAATGACTCAGCAACAATTCCTCCTGACCCATTTGAGGTTAATACTTGATTATTTGAGCCAGGTACGGTAACACCTCCTCCACTAAAGACTAATGTGTTAGTAGATGCGGAAGTTATGTTTATATTAACACCACTGAAATTAATAGTTTGTGACGCACTTGTGTCAAATTGTACCACATTATTAATAGATACGGCACTAAATCCTCCTCCTCCACTAGGTGCGGTTGTTGTGTAAGTTACAACACCGTCTGAATTGGCAACTAAAAATCTTGTATTAGCGGACGATTGTAGACCCTCTAATCTCAATGGATTAGAAGTTGCATAAACATGTAATGGGTTTGTTACTGCAGTAGTTCCTATCCCTACAAATCCTCTTGTTGACCCACTACCTTGTATATGAACATCAGGAGTATTACTACCTACAGTTTGACCAGCATAAAATCTTATATAATCATCAGTATTTGTTCCAGGTCCATTAATAATATTTAACCCATTTGTATTTGAAAAGGCAAACACAAATGTGTCACCAGTTCTTCCTAAAGAGTTATTTGTTGTAGTACTAGAATTACCATATCCTCTTGACCCAATTGCAATACCATGTGGCCCTAAACTTCCTGAGGCATCAGGCTGAAAAGAAGTATACATTAATACATTATCAGTATCTCCTGAAATTGCAATTTGTTTCCAATCACCAAATGGTGCCACTATGTCATCTCTAAAGAAAAATCCCGATTTTCTATCAAAACTCTTAAAATCAAATGTATATTCAGGATTGTTTATGTTTAATCCTAATCTTGCAGATTTTTGAGCCGTTTCTGAATTAAAGTCAATTGTTAAACCTGAAGCCCCACTGTTATTTCCAAAGTAAACTCTACCTGTTGACAGTGGTTGAATTTTTATATCAGAAGTGCATGGGTAAATTTCATTCAAATATAATTGGTTGATACAATTTCCTGACCCTCCTGAAAATGTTTGACTAAAACCTGTGATGGTTATTGTTCCACCAGTTGAGTTTGATAATGATAATGTTGTATTTCCACTACTATATGTTCCTGCCGAAATATACAATCCTGTTACACCTGTAACAGTTATTGTTCCCGCTGAAGAAGTTAAATCTAATTCTAAATTACTACTATCAAAAGTACCTCCTGTAATTGGAGCTCCTCCACCTCCACCTGAACCAAATCCAGTAATATTTTGTGTACCACCTGTTATATTAGTAAGAGTTAAGGTTCCAGTTACTCCGTTAAAAGAACCTCCCGTAACCGCCAAATTAGTACCATAATATTTTTTCCAAACCGCATTACTTCTTGTTACACCACTTACCCCATCAATTGTATTTGCGGTCCATGATGATACTAAAAGTTGTCCTTCAGGTGTTGAGGTATTTACGGTTGTTCCATATTCAGAAATAACAACGGTATTTGTTGCCCCAGTGGCGTTATTCCAAAGTGTTTCGTAGTTATCTATTGCAAATTGGTAAACTTGGTCATATTCATAAACATAAACTAACATCCCAAGTTTTCTTCTACCTGAAGATATATTATCAGGGTTTAGAGTTAAAACGTCAGTTGAAAATGGTCCAGCACCTCCTTTCAATAAATTTACAGGAATTGTATTACCAGTATATTCAATTGAACCTGTTTGTCCTGTTGGTATCGTAAAAATTAAATCAGTTACATTAAAAACTTCCATGTATCCACCGATACCATCAGTACTAAAATGAGTACCATAGGTCGCTTCTCGGTTAACTGATTGTGTTCCGAGTAATTGTATTGGCGAAATAGATTTTTTATATGGAAAATTTGACATACTATTATATAATTATCACCCAACTACACTTCCTCTAAAATATATATTTGTTGAATTTTTTAGTTGGAAATTTGATGATGGGAATGACGTATAAACTCTATATGTCGCTCTTGGAATTGTATTTCCTGTATATGTAAATGTATAAGCGTAAATTGTTGATTCCATTAAAGTACTAGTTAACACATTTGGGTTATCAATACTTACATCAATTTCTTTTTGTATTAATCCATTTGTCAGTCCAGTTGGTATTATCCATGTATACCATGATTGGTCTTCTACAGTATTTGCAGGTATTGACATGGTTTTAAAGTTATATTTAACAATAGGATTACCATAATCGTCAACTCCTCCTGAAGTCGATGGCACATCTGAGTAAAATTTCTGAGGGAATGAGCCACTTGTCCAACCTGAAAAGTCAACATAATTATTAAATTGTATATTAAAATCTGTTTGATTAGTTGCAGGTTGTCTACCATTTGTAAATCCGTAAAATGATAATCCTTTATCATACATCCATTGTCCAATATCGGTCGAACCAGAATATGGTTCAATAAATAAAATCGCACTTATAAAAGATGGTGGTGAAGATATTGATGGTGTTGGTGTATTTGTAGGTGTAACTGACGGAGTTGGGGTATATGTCGGAGTAACTGACGGTGTAATTGTGGGGGTTGATGTTATTGTTGGTGTAATACTTATTGTAGGTGTGTTTGTAGGTGTAATACTTATTGTAGGTGTGTTTGTAGGTGTAATACTTATTGTAGGTGTAATAGAAGGGGTAATAGATGGTGTCGGGGTTGGTGATGTAAAACATTGATACTGAGAAGTAAATACACATCCAGTTGAGTCAACTATTTTAATTAAAACAATTGGAGCCATGATAAATTCTGATGGCAAATTAAACTCAACTGAAGGTGGTACATATTGTGTTATTGTTGTAACATATACACATGAAAATTCATTAATGTCACATACACTTACATTATAAGGTGGTATACCTGAAATATCATTTATTGTAATTAATCCCATTATGGACAAACAATATCATTTATCGACAAACAACTAATATCATAATCTATTAAGATATCAAATGTTATTGTCTCATCTTTATAGTATTCAACCCCTCCAACAACTTCAGATTCAATTTCAATAGAACCATTAACAGCATCAACTGTACAATCTGTAATATATGGAATACTCAATATCGCATTTTCCAAAATACCTGAAAAATAAGATAGTGTAGGTATTCTATCGAAAGTGGTTGTATAATAGAATGGGAATGTGTAGTCAGTTGAATCAATCGTAACTTTCAAACTAAATTCAGCACTGTTTAATTTACAATATTCAGCATCCGTAACTAACGAAGAATATCCCGAATAAAGCATATTTTTTAAACTTAATTTTGATGAAGGACTATACTCTCTAACCCCACTACCGTATGTAAATGAGTAGGTTGTTGAGGTTGATGGTACACATACTATATCAGTACTTAATAATTGTTGACACCCTGTTTCTCCACTTACGGTTAAATAGTATGTTCCAGCAGTTAATCCTGTAATGTACATACCAGTCTGTCCATTAACATTATCACTCCAAGTTAAATTAAATGGACCGTCAGATTCTTCAATTAAAACTTGTATTGTACCATCAGTACCTCTATAGCATGTTGACGGATACATAAATATGGAATATGGTTCCGAATTACTTACTACCGCATAATCTAATTGTTTACATTGTTCGGAATTTACCACAGAAATTTCATAATTACCCGCAGAAACACCAGTAAAAGTATATGTTGTTGCAGTGGTATCAACTGATGAACTTCCATTACTAAGTGAATAAGTATAAGAATTACCAGTAGTACTGGCGCTTATTATTGATATTTGTATTATCCCGTCATTGTTACCACAAGTAGTACCCGTAGAATTAACTGAAAAATCATAAGAAGGATTGTTAGTAATAACAGTACTTCCACTATAAGTACAAGCACTAAATGAGTCCCTAATTAATAAAGTATAGGTATCAGAACTTAATGAATTAAAGGTTGTATTTGTTAATGTTGAACTTATGTTTATTTCGGTACCCTGAGAATTTATTAACGACATTAAATATGGTGGAGCCCCTCCATTTAATTGTACGGTAACTGAACCATTTTTATAACCACATTTTGAATTTTCAGAAGTTATAGAAACAACTGAAAAAGTGTTAGGTGTACTTAATCTAGCATTTGTTTTAAATGTACACAAACTAACATCAGTTACATTTAATTCATATAAACCTGAAGATAAACCTGAAAATGTTATTTGTTCTGAATAACTAACGACTCCATATCCATTACTTAATAAATAATAATATGGGGCACTACCTCCTGATATTGTGAAAGTTATTGAGCCGTCGCTTTGTAAACAAGTAGGTTGTACTACCGAATAATTAACTAAACTAATTGGACTTGCATTATCAACAAAAACACCCTTAGTTAAACTACATCCATAATAATCAGTTACAGTTACACTATAATTATTTCTAGTTAACCCTGTTACAAAATAAGATGTTTGTCCTGATGGTACATTAGTTGACCATTCATACGTAAATGGTGGTGTTCCAGTTAATCCTGTTACGTATATCTTACCATTGTTTAATAAACACGCAGGATTATTAATAACATATAATTCAAAATCTAAAGTTTCAGAACCGTGAATAATTACAGAATCACTAGTTCCAACACATCCACCTTCAGATTCGACATTAGAATAATAAATACCAGGACCTAAATTTATAAAACTAAATATAGTTCCACCACCACTTTGTGTTTCATATAATTCACCATCTTTAAATAAAGAAACTGTATTTGATATAAAATTTGTTGGGGTATTAGCAGTAATAATCCCGTTATTTTGTCCACAGGTAGTATCCTTAAATACTCCTAAATTAATAGTTGTTGATGAGACTATGGATACGGAACCTATTACAGTACTAGCCGATGTTAATAAAGATGAATCTGTTAGTTGAAATGCGTAGGTTCCAGCACTCAAACTATTAACAACATAAGGATTTGTTGTAATTGTTTGAGATGAAAACGTTAGTCCTGAAATTGGCGATATCCATGTAATATTAAATGGTGGAGAATCCCCACTAACTGATAAACTAAACGACCCCGATGATGTGTTTGAACAATCACCTACTGTTGATATGTTATAATATATTAATCCCATCTATTAGATACATGTTAATTGAACATTTATGAATTTTAATTCTAATTCAATACTATCTATTACTTCACAATTTTCAGATGTAAATATTAAATTATAACCATTTTTAGTATATCCAATACCTAATTGAGCGAGTTCTAAGAAAATATACGACATTCCTTGAGCAATAAAATCATACCACTGAGTCTCAGTAATATCTAATGAACCCGCTAAAAATACAACTGGGTCAATATAAGATAAAGTATTTGAAGTTCCGTCATAATTTGTAATCACAATATCAAAACCATATTGCATACTAACTATAGTTGTTGTGCTAGGGTCACAATCTAAAGCAAGTTTAGATAAATTGTACTGAGTTTGGATGTTGTTTAAATCATATTCCATGTCAACAATGAATTGAGTTTCACTACAATCATTGTTATTATATCCTCCTCCGACCTGTGGTCCTGAGATTTCTTCTTCTATTGTAAAACAACCTCTTTGTGGTCTGTAAATAAATTTTTGTCTGTGGAAAATTGAATTCTCTAATTTAGTTCCTGTATTCCATATAGTAGTTGCGGGAATAAATTGTTCGACAAGTCTTATCCAATAATCACCTATTCCTTCAATGTAGTTTATCATATTTTGATAATTGAAGTTATTATTTTCAATTCCAACGTCTTGGTACATTGTTAGATATTTCCAAAAAATAGACTGTAGTGTTGGGTATCCGCTAGTTTTTCCATCTGAAGAAAATTGTCTATTTCTAACATTTATCATATTACTCCAAAATGTTCTATAAAACTCATAGAAAGTTTTATTTTGTGGTTTAGGATTGATAAATGTCCAATCAGTACCTCCTGTTTGTGGATATGGTGATGATAGTCCTGTACTTGGTATTGGGTAACTTTTTGTATTTGATAGGTACCACACATCATAAGCCAATGCTTGTGCAGGATTTAAAAATAAATCGATATTCTTAACGTTTATAACAAGTTTATCATCACTAACTTCGTATAATGAATTATACCCAGCATTTAAAGATTTTCTAAATTCACTATCAGAATTTGACCAAGATTTTTTATTGTCATTTGTTTTAAGAATTTCAAATCCAATACCTAAATATGGAAAATTTCTATAAATATCTAAATATTTTTCACCATATGTAAAAGGTTCTAATGATGTTTGAACATTGAAGTTTTGTCCAGTAAAAACACTATTAGTGTTGTCAACTATTTCAGGACTTCTATGTTGTGGTGTTGATTCAAACCACCCTTCTCCTTTTTGGAAAAACATATTATCAGTATCTTGTGGTGACGATGGATATCCATTATCGTCTATTGGGAAATCATTGATGGTTGTTGATATATCAATTATTGATGTTGAAGAAGTAAATGCCGAATAGGTTACTCCATTAAATCTATATGTGTTATTTGAATCTAACTGTGGTAATGTTGGGGCGTAGGTCCCTCCAGTAATCGTTATATATAATTCATCAAATTGTTCAATAGATATAGGACCATCCGCTAAATAAACATTTTCATTAAACTCAATTAGTGCCTCTGGTGCCCCTATAAAATTTAATAAAAATTCTATAGACTTTCTAGTTCCTTTAGACCTAAAAAGATAACCTGAATTCATTATTAAATTTCTATAATACTGATATTGTAATTCTTCTAATGTTTTACTGTCCGAATATCCTGGAAACTCATTTTGTGTTTGTCCATATAAAGAAGTAATAAATCCACTGTTCTGTATTGGGGATATATTTGTTGACCATCCTAATGTTTGAGCAATGTTAACCAGTAATTTTGACGGTACATCATTACCAACATTATAATTTATTGATGTCATGTGAGTTATGGCATCGATATATTTTTTAGTCTCGTCAAAACTACGTCCATAAATTTTCAATACTTTTGCAACTTTATTGTCGCTAGTATCAAACTCTTTAAATGCGTCTGTCGTATAAAATCTTGAAACTAAATCGGTCCTAAATGTATCAAAATCTTCCCCTATTAAATTTAAAGTTTCAATATAATCTTGAAAGGCGGAAGTTCTTATATCAATATTCCATTGTCCGTCTAAATTCCATGTTACGCTTTGAAATTTAATGAATATTGTTCCATCATCACCTTCGGTAGGTACTTGGAATTTCGCGGTATATCTTGGTGTAATATATCGGTTTAAAAGTAATTCTTCTACCTCATCTAATTCTAAATTAAAAACCTCATTAACTATTGTATCATTTGGTCTTATAACTAAAGAATCGTAGGATACTGATTGTCCACTAAATGGGTCACCAACAACTATTATTGATAGTGTACCAGCACTTATTGATGTTGTAGGTGTAATATCAAATAATTCGTATGAATTATTATTTACCTGTAAAATATAATTAACAAATTCACTAGTTAAATTTCTATACTTTGAAACTTCAAATTCTAAGTTATTTATATTTTGAGTTGCATTTGTAGTAAAATCTATAGAAAAAGGATTCTTAATAGATGCAACAGAAATATCTAAACTTGTGAGATTTTCTAAACTATCATAGGTTATATTAAAAGCGGTTGACCCTGTTGTTAAATTTAACCTCATTTTATCAACCTCTAAAGCCGCAGGGTAAAAATTAACTATATTAGTTACCGCGGCTGAAAATCTATTAGTTAATGGCCCGTATGCGACAAAGTTTAAAATATTTGTTTCGTCAAAATTTGGGTATACTTTAAAATTAGCATTATAAATTTGTTGGGCTTGGTCAATTGAAGTTATATCTAAATCAGAAAGTGATATTGGTTCTGAAAATACACCAATATCAAATGTCCTATTAACTTTTTCAACTACACTTGTTGTAAATTGGAAATTACCTTGCGTAAGTCCTCCACCTTGTACGATTTGTAAACCAACAAGGTTGTCTGAGAAAGAACCAGCACCGCTAGGTTTTTGTGGTGGACAAGCGTATTTAGCCATTATGAAATTATATTTTCAAAGTTCTTAGTGTTATCAATATCATCCCCTCTGTCTTGTCTAACTTCATAAAGAAGTTCGTTGAATTGGTCTCGGATTTCATAAAGATTATATTGTTTATATATATTATTATCGCTATCGTATATAGTATAAATTCCATCATCAATTGATTTCGTTTGATTACCATATAATGCAATTGCAATAGTTGAGGAGTCATGTTCGACAATCTCAACTTCAACCACTGTTGGGTTAAAAAAAGTATTTGTAAAAACAATATTTTGATTTGGTACCCCAATATATGGAGTCGCATTTGGTTTTACTGTTGGTGATGCCGATGGTGACAATGTACAAAATAGTAAATCACTAGTACCATCTGTGTATCGATACCTTACCGCTTTTTGTATAGTATTTGTTAAATTTTGGGTAACTGGTTCACAATAAAAACAAGAAGTCACTATTCTAAAAAAATTAGGTATTTTAGTTCCATCAGAATTTAAATACTCCACTCTAAATCCAACAAGTCCTTGATTGACAAATTTATTTCTATATTCAGTAGGTACGTCTTGTAGATTTATAATTATACCTTTAACATTCGGTGAAGACGATAGAACACCGCAATCATTTATTTTTGTTCTTATTTGTGAAGGTCTAAAATATAAAGTATAAATTCCTAAAGCATTAAATTCATCTGCAGGTAATCTAAGATTATACAGTCCTCCAAGTAGTTCATTATTATTACCGCCAGTACTACTGTTGTTGTAGTATGGTGTTAAGTATTGAAGAGAATCTAATTTTGTTAACGTAAAATTTGTAGTATCATCTCTTGAGGGTGTATAGTGTAGAATAATCTCAACATCCTCAGGACTAACGTCTGATGGTCTAACTATTCCGTAATTTCCTGTAGCCAATTTAAAAAAAATTTAAAGTTTATATTTCATTGTAATTCACAACATTAAAAAATTTGTATCCATATGTTACTAATTGTTCCATACCTCTTACTTCACCAATTCTCCTAAAATTTTCTAATCCTGAGTTTTTACCTCTTTCAATAAATACATTTGTTTGTATTTCTGGTTGGTCAATTATGTTCATTAAATACTCAAATTTTGTCATCGCCGAAGAAACAATCATATCTGTTGTAATACCTGACGAATAACAAATAAATGCAGTAGTACCTCCTGAATAGTCAAAGTATACTAAATCATTTATTGTATATGAAGTATATTCTGGACTTTGTGACATTACATAACCCGTACCTCCATCTTCAATTTGAATTATTAAATCATTTATATATGGTGACGCTCCGTAGGTTTCTAATTCGTTTAATCTTGATTGGGTGAAACCAGACACAACAAAAGGAGTACTAACATAGTTTGAGCTAATTTGTGAATTTACACTTGTTTCACTATCACCAGTAAAAATATAATTTTGTGATGTTGGGATTGTCGACCACGAACCTTGGTTTACTTGGAATGTTACCGTACCGTATGGATTAGTTATAGGGTCAATAGTATATGGTATCTTTATATCCTTTTCAATAATGAAGTTACCAATATTGTTACTTCCTGTAAATGAAATAGTATAAGTAACATCCGTATCAACATTAGAATATAAATGACAAACAGACTCAGGTATAAAATTTGTAACTTGTTCGATATTACCGTCACCCCAATTTACAAAATAAGTTGTTTCTTGTAAGTAATTAGCAAGATTATTAGATGTATTATATATACAAATTTGATATGGTGATAGTGTATTACCTGAAAATATAAAATTAACATCTTCTATACATTGTGATAAATCACCATCAAACACAGAATAATATCCAATATCATTATAATCACTTTTAAGTAATATAGGAATTGACAAATCTGTTAATAATGACTGACCATTAGTACCTCCAGATAAAATATTAGGTAGACTTGGGTAATATCCAAATGTAAATCCACTACTTGTGATAGTTTCAATATCATACTTTAAAACTTCTGGCGATATTTTAATTTTAAAAATTTCCATATTATACTAAAGGAGGGTTTTCATATTCGAACCAACTTACGTTTGATAAGTCAATATCATTTATTGCATCTAAAATTCTATATACTTTATCTCCATAATCAAATTTAACTCTGTAATAAAAATATTCATTAGGTATCTGATATGGGTCAGAAAAATTATTTTGTGATTTTGTTGTAAATTTTGTATATGTACCGTCTTTCGCATCAAAAAATTTAGATGTCATATACAAGTAATCAACATCTATTAAATCTTTGTCTTGAAACCAATATATATAATACCCTTCTTGGTTACCAACGTGGTCTAACGTGAATATCGGTACTATAGAATCATCCGCCTCAAAACTAGAATTAGGGTCGTTACAGTCACATGACTGAGATGCGGTAGATGTATACACCCCAGGATTACTATTTGCGAAATTTACAGGATAACCAGCGGTGTTAGTTATAAAATAAGCAGATGTACCCGCTAAGCTACATATTGGTACAGGATTTTCGCTAGTTACATTAATAATATTTGAAACATCACAACAATCCTTATATCTTAATTCCCCATCAAATTTTGGATTGAACAAATACTCAATACAATCTCTACTTATAACATTACCATTAGTTGGCCTAATAATTATTGATAAATAAATTTTTTGTTTCTTAGGGTCCATGGTATCATATAAGTCCAACTTAAAAAAAGAATTCTTAAATGAATTAACTTTTTTTCTAACTTCATTTAATGTAAACCTTTCACTGTATGTGAAACTATTTTCCCACACATCAGTATTTGGTTTTTTAAAATAAAAAGTATATATTTGTTGCGTTTTTCCACCATTTAAATCTCTTGAGAACCTATCTAACTCATAATTAATAGGTAATCCAATTACTTCTTCTAATACTGTCGTTTCGTACGAATCAATCGTATCTGAGCGATTTAATAAATCCCAATTTTGACCAATAGGAATTTGGACAGTTCTATCATTAAATGATGGGGTTAATTTTATTTTATTCACAATCATCTATTATAGGTATTTCTATTGTGCTTATTTGTGTAATATTTGAGCCTTCAGGTATTATCCTAAAAATAAAATTTTCATAAGGATAGTGTTTGTTATTCATAAATGGATAATCAACACCATTACCGTCAGAATCAATAAAACCATAAGAATACATATCTCTCCATATAAATCTATTTTCATATTGTGAGTAATACGCATAGTTTGGGATGTCTACAACGTTTATTGTAGAGCTTTCTTCTATATAGTCAGAAAAATCTTTAATTTTAATATTATAATGAGGATTATAATAATACCCTAATGGGTTATCTATACTACCACCAATATTAAAATTGTCAGGATTATATGTGAATTTTTGGTAGTATTTAGATATTACTGTTTCTTGTTGTGTAATATTATTCCACTCACATAAGTCACCATAAATCTCATCACCTATTTCATAAGAATCATTTGACCAAAAAAATCTATTTTGGTATCCAGGTATTATTGGGCTAAAATAATTTGTACCCAAATTGACTTCAGAATTTATATTATTTCGGTTCCACCAATTTGTTGTTTCAGATGAAATATTAAATGCCCATCCTTCTTTTAATGCGTTACCTGTACCTGTCGGGAATGGTTTATTAAAATATCCAAAATAACCTCTATTAACTACAGTTACAAATAATTCACTTATAGGTCTATTTTTATTATCATATAATCCATTTATATTAAGTGTTTCTTGAAATGATATATTATAGGACTGTGAACCCTCTTTTATAGAAGTTCTTGCTAAAAAATTAGGTGTTAATTCTTTTGATTCGTATTTTTTGGTGGTTCTAAATGCGTTTTGTTCAAACCCTGAATTAGTAACAACCGAACCTGTGTAATTAGTTAATACTTTGTGTTTTCTAACATAATATTCTGATTTACTTTCAATTGGATTATCATTATTAACAATTCTTTTAAATTGACCAATGTTATTTAATCCAAATCCTGGTGAAGGTGATGTAGGAAAACCAACATCTAAAATATTAAAAATCTTATCTTCTGAACCATAAATCTCGTCGCCTAAGGTATACACTTGGAATCTTACCACTCCCTGTATATCAAAATCTAACTCAACGTATTCACCAACTTTTAAATTATGGTTTACTGGACATTTAAACTTCCAAACATTTTTACCGTTGAATGTTGTTTGAGTCATTTGGTACGGTATTCCATTCTTTGGTTGCCAATTAATAATTTGTCCATCAGAAAACTCATATTGTAAAAATCTACTGTCGTCACTTGAATTGGTATATGTTAAATAAAAATACCAATTATATCTTGTCGCCTCCATGGGTTCAGAATAAACATGATATTGTGGTGGGGCAGTGTATCCTTCTATATTATAATCAGTTCTGATAAAATTAAATTCATTATACTGTGGGTAACCCGCCCAAGCAATTGTGTTTGGTTGTAATAATTGTAACTGTTTATAATTTAACTCATCAAAATAATATAAATTATTATTAAATGGAGGATAAGGATTAAAAGGTGTTTGTGTTAGTCCTGTATATGAATTTGAAAAAATAACTTGGAATTTACATGTCGGTACAAATAAGGTAGACTTTTGTCTTTCCATATTATAAACCTCACCTAAACTAGCCGATATATTTCTTTCAAATTCATCTAATTCTTTTATTTTACCACTTAGCGGTATTGTTAAATCAATACCTTCCTCAACGGCACCTTTATACCTTAAACTACCTTTTACAAAATTTATACTACCTAAATCGCTCATATTATCACTTCATTTGTGTTTACATATTTAGTTATAAATCTATCCATAGCACTACCCCCAACTTTTAATCCAAAATAGAAATTAAACGGAGAACCAAAAGTTACAGGACTGTTTGGTGACTGAGAGTAGTTATATGTTGGGTTACCATTTGTATCAAAATTAACAATATACCCTCTGAAATTACGTATTAAATTACCATCAGGTTCAAAGTACTCCGAAGAAGGATTAAACCTATCTAATCCTTGGTACTTGTATGAGAAAAACGCTCCAGTATTTGTTAAATAATTATTAGACTGATATCCAAAAATTGACGGTGTGTTATTTTGGTAATTAATCTCCCACTGATAAAAAGGTACTACTTGGGTTTTAGTTGGTATGTAGGTAAAATCAGCCTGAGTTCCAGGTACAACTGCGTTTTGATTCCATATAGTTCTTCTTGGAGATACGTAATCTCTAGCTTGGGTGTCCCCAGTAAGTAAAAGTCCGAATACACTATTACCTAAATCATCCTCTAAAAATACAACAGAAGTGTTATCATAACTTTCACTAGAATACTCAGTAAGTCCAAATTCAGAATTAATAGATATTAACTGACTATAATCAGCATCAATCACTCCAGGTATTAACCCGTTAAAATACAATGCCCCATTTTTCCATCTTTTGTTTGCGAAAAATGCTCCGACTGATGGGTCGTCACCACCTTCCTCATTACCATCATCTGCAGTAGAAGGAATTAATGTTTGAATAAATGTAGTGTTTATTAATCGACTTAAAACAAATAAATTAAGAATATCACTAACATTTTTAAATGATGTTGATGGCACCTGATTTATTATGTATCCATCATATTCATCCGAACTAACTAATTCTTGTATAAATTCAACTTTTGGCCCAATGTCTAATATTGTCGTTGGGTATAATAAATTTTTGAAATTACCGTAAACTGATGATGGGCTTGAGTTTGGTAAAGCCTCTTTACCTATAAAATTAATACCATCATATGGACTGCTCCTGTAGAAGTAATTATTTATTGAGTCATTAAAATAAATAGTATCTTTACAATATAACCTATATGGTTGGTTTTGACTATCAAAAAACGTTGTGTTTTGGAAAGAGTACGCATATAATGTACCGTTTATCCAATTATTAGAATACGTGTGGGATATTACGTCAAAACAAAGTGCAAAATTAAGTTTTAATCTTTGAACCCATTCAACCACCATTGCGATATCGCTATAACCTCTACCATCAGGGTCTCCAGGAATGTCTTTTCTAAATAATGATAATATAGGTCTTGAAACTAAATTGTAACACCCTTCACCTCTATTAAACCATAAGTATTTATTTTGTTTACTATAAGGGTCAAGGTCATAAATAACAGGTTGATTATTTTCAACACCATAACTATTTAAATCTACAGCTTTACTACATTCACTTAATGACTGTGATATATTAGCAATAGCCCCGTCTTCACCTCCAGGTAAAGTATTATAATCAATATCAACAGAATTAATTTGATTCGCTGGTTCACCACCTTGTTGAACGTACGTACATCCTGTACCGAATTTAAATATTGCAAAGGTTGGGTTTTGATGTAATAAAAATCCATTACCATTACCATTTGTACTTAGGGTTGTTGAAGTCGGCAATCTATCTGTTCTAAAAACAATTTTATGTCTATTGTTTACAGATATTTGATGATTAGGTGTTACATAATCTTGAGGCCCAGTTTGTACTTCAGGAAATGCGGCGTATGCTGGAGATAAATATAAAACATTACCTAACGAATGTGCTATTGCACCATCACATTCGTTGTTATTAGAATAACCACACCAAGTAGCATTAGGATATCCCCCCTGATATCCAGAACTATATAATCTAGCGCCACCAGGATAACTATTACTCCATCTAAATCCCATAGCCGACCCACCTTCAACATATTCTTTTTTATTACTATCAATCCAGTATCCTGAAACCCTATTGGTTTCTGAATTATAAATGTAATCACTACCAATTTGACCAACATTTCGGTACCAACCATAAGAAGCAATTTCGTCACCGTTAAAATAACAATCGGCAATAGGTCCAGCATTAATTGGAAAGCACCTAGTGCATCTCGCAGAATCACTAGTCGCTTTATATCTACTAAAATTAACACCAAAACCATTATGTATGTCAATAACCATATATTGCTGAGAAACAGTGTTTTCAGAACTTGGTTCAACCATATTTGTGGGTCCTGAACAACCAGGGTTCCATACACCCGAATTCCAATAAGCATTTATATCTAAAGCCGAATAATAATTAGGTAGTGTGGTTGTAAAAGCACTAAAGTTATTTGAATAATTAAATAAATAACTGTCATAAAAAATACCAATACCCTCACTATCATCAGAATTTGTTAGTATTTGATTGTGTCTTGGTAGTTTTAATCCAGACACATTTTGAGGTGACCCGTCCTGTATTGGTATATTCATTCTAAAATTACCCTCAATTACAAACTGATTATTTTGTGCCCCGTAATTTGGATATCCATATAATCTAGACAAATCAATTTTTTGAGATATTGGTGGAGAATGTACATCAACTCCTCTTTGTAATATTAATAACTTTCTTGTTGTTGAGCCAGTAAATGTATTATACGATAACGCATCTAAATTACTACCATATTTATGGAATACCCCATATCTACAAGCTTCTATAGCGGCATTGGCATTTTCTGTACTTTCAGTAAAATATGCCATTGAGTTATCAAATCCCCAACTAGAGGTTCCATTAACCCCAACATCTCCATTAAAAATATGTGAGGAATCTAAAAATCTCCAAGGTAATGAAAATCGATTATCATTATTCGAAAGTGGATTAGCGTTTGATTTATAAGTATCAAAGTCAACTATATCAAGTACTTGGAAATACTCAATATCCGCCTTAAAACACGTAGTTCTAGTTAATTCTCTTTGTTCTTCGCTATACCAAGGCATCGCGTACGTAACTTGGGATTCACCTAAGCCAAAAACAGGGTTAGCATATCTAACAGTTATCGTTTCGGGTATTGATGTTGCACCTGTTATATTATTAGCGTTAATATCATTTGACATAGCAGGATTTTGGAAAGATATAATATCACCTCTACTAAATCCTGTAGTTTCGATTAACAATACTAATGTATTGTCAAAGTGATTTAAATTACCGTTAGCTTCAGGAAACCAAGTAACTTTTATTTGATTCCATCCTGTATTTCCAGGACTTAAATTACTATTAGTATTATCAAAATACTTAGCCTTAGTATTAAATAAATTTAATCTTTCCGCAATAGGTAAACTTGATGATATATAATATGTTGCACTATTATTATTATAATAAGGAACTCTATCAATACAAGGTCTATCAGGGTCATTAGACCCAGCCAACAAAACAGATTGTATATAATTAACATTTCCGTAACTATTCAATGAAGTAAAATCAATAAGATTAGAAGTATTTTGTAATGAATTTTGAGCAGTCCATTGACTTAAACTGTCGGAATATGCGTTATCACTAACATCAACACCATCAATATTACATCTGCATCTTTCACATCCATCTTCAGTATATAAAAATAAAGGTAATTTTATATTCTTAAAAGGATTATTACTAAATATTTCACTATCAATTGGTATCGGTGATGGGCAATCAAAACTTAACCCTAATAATCCAGCAACACTATTTATACCATTACAAATAGCTATTACGATGTTCGCAATTACACTAATAACGATTATAATAATTGCAAATATTGGCCATAAAAAAGCCAAAACGTGTACTATAACTACAAGAGGTACAAGAACAAATTTTAAAATTGTGAGAATTAATGTTAATGCAAGATAAATAAAATCATATCTAAAATAAGCGTCATTAGTTGGGAATGGGTTGTAATCTCCCTCACACTTTGAATCTGTGATGTGTTTAATTTGTATAGATTTTTGTGGGGCATATGGAAATTTCTGTCTAGTTACCCTATCTAATAATTGTGAAACGGTGTAAACTTTATTATATTGTAATTCAAAAAATCTATCCTCACAGTTAATGGCTTCATTAACCATTAAGTCATTACCATAATCTTCCCAACTTAAACTATAAGCGTATGAACATTGTTGTAACCATTGACTTTCTGTTAAAATAGTAACAAATAATTCACCATCAACAGATGTATCGGTTAATGTGTATCTTATCTTTACAATGTCACCACTATCTAAATTACATATTGGTATTGTTGTTTGATATTCAGGTACTACAACGTCATTAACCAAAATTTCATAACTTTGTACGTTTTGGGAATTATTAATATTAATCGCATTATCATTAAATTGCGCACCAAATACTAATTCTTGTGGGTCAGAATTATGGTTTAAAGTAATACTACCACTAGCAATACTTTGGTTAGATGGGTCATTACTAGATGATTCCCAACCATACTCTTTAATATTTGGAACTAAAAAATATCCTCTTTTATTTTCCTCTGAGAGTTTTGGGGATTGTTGCCATTTTATTTTAAATCTATACTTACCTTTTGTCGGTACTCCTACTGTTGGGTCATTTGAAACTAACCTATTGCCGTATTCATCCGTATACACATATTCTAAGTTCATTGGGACTTCAACAACCCATGTTCCATTATCATCAATTATTTTACCGTCATTTTCTAATCTAAAGTCTTCAAGTACTGGTCTTCCATCTACATCAGAATCAACTGTTTGTCTAATAGTTTCTATTTGACCTGGACCTGTAATTAAATCACATAACCAACCAGCTTTAGCAGGTGTTTTACAAGTCCTTTTTATTTTCTTTCTGTCATTAGTCGAAATTAGGGACCCCATGAACACTGCTGTAGGTTCAAGAGTAATTGAAGACTCTGTTGTTAAATCGAAGTCCGCTCTAACTATATAGTAATCACAGATATCAGGTTGACCATAAAAAGGGGCAACTTGTATTATTTTTTGTAATGTTACAATTTGTGGTAACTCACTATAATTTTCAGAAAACTTAAAAGAAGCACCATTAACTTGACTTTCAGTTGCTCTTCCAATTCTAATTAAATCTTGTGGGGTTAAAGAAAATTCCCCAATATCAGATAAATCAATCTGCATAAATAAGTTATGCTGACCAACAGGTACCCCAAAAATCATGAAGTCACCTGAATCATTTGTCTTTACAGTAAACTTATAGTATTTGTCATAAACCTCAATTACTGAAGAATCTAATAATACGTCTTCTCTCTCAGGAAATGTACCAACAGGAACGTGACCAGAGTGTGATTTAGTGTACGGTAATAAATTATACTTATAACCATCTTCATTTAAATCTTCAAAACTCTTATAAGGGTATAGAGTAGAGATTATTGGATTTAATTCATCTTCATCTGATATAGGTATAAAAATTGCAACTTTAGCATTTGGTAAACCAAATCCTTTGTTACAAAATACCCTACCGCAAACTACTCCAAAATCAGGACAATTCCTTGTATAAACATCGTTTGGAAAAATAGAAAACGATAATATATCAAGTTGGTCATAATCTTGTTCTAATTTAACTTGTAGGTACTTATCAACACCAACTTCAGTTCTAATCCTATAAGAATTTGACATATATTTTTTTTAATAAATAGTTTACTCACTATTTTTAAAAAATAAATGATAAGACTTAACTATATTATGAGAAGTTAACAGTTTGTAAGTTAAGCACACTTACAGTTATGTCATTTTGAGGAAATCTTACTTGATATATCTGACTTGGTTCAGCAAAAATAGTCTCATTAATTAACCCTATTTGTTTGGTTGCAGAGTCAGAATATGATTGTGAAGTTTCAGATGAAGAATATAATCCTCCAACCTTGTTAAACACATCAATCTTTGATAATGTTATTACTCCATTTTCACTTTGTATTAATTGTCTTATTTCAGCAACATTAACATTTTGTCCCATCTCACGATTAACAGGATTCATATAATTGGATACTCTAGTAATTATATTTGAAATTACCGCCCCCTGATTTTGAGTAGCGTCTAAAGTAACATATATTTGGAATGATAAGTCAATAACACTAGCACTTGATATGAATATGTAATCATTCATCATTCTATAGTTTGACAAATAATTAGCCAAATTACTTTTAAGGGTATTTGAAACTAATGGTGTTAATTTACCATTAATATCATAAGACAATATATTAATTTTAATCTTATTATCTTCTTCAGTAATTGCCACTTTTGCAGGAGCTCCGAATTGTGAGGGCATTTTACGTATTAATGCTTCGTAGTCACTAACTGTAACCGCTCTATTTTGAGCGGCAAAATTAAATGTAACATAATTTCTAACTTCTTCTGTTGTCGGTGCGTTAGAGCCTCCAACTGCGGCAGTTACGTTATTACAATTTAATGATGTTATTACACTTGTATTAATAGTTTGTGAGGGTCCATTAACATTAAAATTTATAGTTCCAATTTGATTCAATGTGTTAATACCTAAATTAGTCCCTAAACCTCCTCCGACTCTATACTGAATAAACAGTGTTGAATTAGCCTTTAATGTTGACCCTAATGAGAAATTATTTTGGTATTTTGATAAGTCTAACGGTGTTCCATTTCTTGCAAACTCTCTTAATAATTCATCTGTAGATGTATTACCCCCACCAAAAGTTAATTTCATAAACCCTTCTGGAGTATACTCAGTTATAAATCTAGTATTAGTCTGAATATATTTACCAACTTTAACTCCTGGCGTGTCTGAAGTTTTAGTAGGGTCTTCTATAAAAATTCTATCCTCAGCCAAAGCTTGTACTTCATACCATTTATTTGCAACACCTAAAAATTCTTGAGCCGAGGGTACATTAGAATAATTAGTACCATCTTTAAGAAGAACACTAGTTACGCCTAACACATTTTTTTCAGGTAAAAATATTTCAAAAAAAGGTCTAGATTCCGCATTAGTTATTGTTTTTCTAAAAACCTTCGTAACTCCATTAATTACAGGTTCTCTTTTAACTATAGTGTAATTAATAATTTGATTACTCGCATTATAATTAGGTATTTTTAATCTATTTGGGTAACCTTCATTATTAAATGGTGACGCAAAATCAATGTCATACGCCGCTTCAAATACTTGCCCTGAACCTTGGACTTGACTTCCTCTTCTTAAAATACCACAATATCTTAAATCTTCTTTATCTCCAAATGGTGGCACTGTTATAGAAAAATCAACTAAAGCAACTGAAGGTCTTAAACCTGGTATTTTTAACCCGTACGTTCTCGCAATATTGTATATTGAAGACCTTTGTTGAGCGTATTGCAATACTGTTTCTTGAATCGCCCTATCAATATGAAAATGTAGGTTATCAGTAACCGCAGCATTTAAATCCATGAATACACTGAATATCGCAGCGTCATTAAAATTACCTATAAGTTCAGGATAGTAAGTTTTAGTATAATTTACTAATTCTTCTCGAATGTTTTCAAAATCACGAGTTGTATATGAAATCTGTTTGTTTGCCATCTTATATATTAATAATTACAAAATCTTTAGAATTAAATACATCATTTGTAATAGTATATTCAATTCTAACTTTAGCGGTGTATTCTCTTTCAGCTCTTCCAGGTAAATTATAAGTTCTAGTATCAACATTACCCTCGGTAGTTACGACATCAGTCCCTTCTTCATCTGTTGCTGCAAAAACATTAATAGAATTAACTAATAAATTAGGAATGTACTTTTCAACAGAATCTCTAATTTCTGCCTCGATTTCGTTGAATGTCGGTCCATCTAATGGTTCAAAAATATATTCATATAATCTTGTTCCAAAATCAGGTAAAAAATATCTCGCCCCCTTTCTAGTCAATAATAAATGAATTAAATCACTTCTTATCTCCTCATTAGCGTAGTCAGATAAATCAAGATATTTCCCATTAAAAGAATCTCTAAATGGGAAATTAATACCATATGTTTTACCGTTAGCCATATTAAATAAATAGTTATTAAATCAAAACCACTAATTTCCCATTTATTTTTTTTTGTACATTATTTTCAAACTCATATTTGATGTGTTCTAAACTATTAAGTATAATATCATTAATTGGATAATAAGGTATTTCAGTAAGTTTTTTTGGTATACTACTTTCGTATTTGAAATACCCGATATCAGTCTTCTTCATCTATTTTGAAATCTTTATAGAATTTTTTATAACTTTCTTTATAGGATTTTAAAGTTTCATCGTTTTTGTCTTTGGTGTATTGCCAATTCCAATATAATTTATTATTCGGTTTGAACCCATAAAATTCATGAACTTGTTTTTGGGTATCTGTTACGTTTTCTCCGTTCCAATTTTGTCCCACACATATGAAACCACTTTCAATATTTTCTACAATATTTTTTTCACCTAATGACGCATGTCTATTTTCAATCCAAGTTAATCTTTCAATTAGATTTTGGTAGTACATATTTGTTTGACCCCATCTAACTGAACTAAAAAAAATCACTGTGTCAGACTCAAAAAGTTCTTTAGAAATTTTCCAAAGTTCATCTGTTTTATTATTTAAACTAGCCCAACATCTATGGTATCCTGATGGATTTTTTTTATCATCTTTTAATAATGATTTCATAATACCACAACTATTACCATCTTTTCTGGAAACATTACCTTCACATGGGAAAATTTTTAATTCAGTAATGTCAATTAAAACAGAATTGTCTTTTAATTCTTCATTAATATATGATGCTAATATTTTAGATTTAGGTACATCAATATTATCTTCATCCCAATTAAATCTATTGGAACAACTTAATAATAATACTTTATTTTTTTTTGATAAAATATCAATGGTTTCTTTTAAAGAGCTGTATCCATTTTTTTGAACCAGTTCTTCTGAAATCATAATTTTTTTTATTTTTTCTATTTCTTCTCTAATTAAATTGTCCATGGTAACATATAAATACCTTAAAAATAAAAAACCCCGACCTAGCTCGGGATAACACATCGGATATTTTAAGATGAACATCCAAAACAATCAAATTCACTATTTTCAGGTTTTGGAGGTAAATTCATATAAGAGTAATCTACCTTTGGTGGTTCAGGTGTTGGATTTGGTTTTTGTACTTTTGAGATGTCAACCGCCAAATGTTTCGCTCCTGTTGAGATTGCCTTTGTTCTAACATAATAACAAAGTGTTTTTAATCCCTTTTCCCATCCGTAAAAATGTGATGATGAAATCTTTGACAATGTTGGGTTACCCATATAGATATTCATTGATTGTGATTGGTCAATAAACGGAGCTCTGTCTGCGGCCATTTCAATCAATGACTTTTGTGAGATTTCCCAAATTGTTTTATACTTGTTAATCAAGTGTTCAATTCTTTTAACTTTTGAATTGTACTTCTTATCTTCTTGGTCAAGGTAGTTATTGAAGTTGATGTTTTGGATTGAACCTTCGTTCATAATGATTTCGTTCTTCAAATCCTCACACCAAATTCCAATTTTTTCAAAGTCGTTAATCAAGTATTTGTTAACAATCATAATCTCACCACCAACCACACGTCTGTTAAAAATAGCTGAGTGAGCTGGTTCAGTCATTTCATATGACCCTGTAATCTTAGCTGAAGATGCAACAGGCATTTGAGCCGTGAATAATGAGTTACAAACACCATACTTACTAACATTTTGTTTAAGAATTCCCCAAGGCCATCTTCCTGATAACTCATCTTCTTTCAATCCCCACATATCAAATTGGAATACTCCTTGTGACATTGGTGACCCTTCAAAGTGAGAGTACGGTTGGTATAATCCATCAATACACAATTTATTACTTTCAGTGATTGCTGCGAAATAAATTGTTTCAAAAATGTCTTTGTTCAACTTACGAGCTTCATCAGATGTGAAGATATAATCCATCAAATAAAATACGTCCGCAAGTCCTTGAGTTCCAATAGCAATTGCTCTTTGAGCTAATCCACCTTTCAATCCTTTTTCTGTTGAGTAGTTGTTAATATCAACAACTTTATTTAACGCTCTAACTACTTTACGAGTTTCTTCATATAGTAATTTGTGGTCAAACTCTCCATCCTTAACAAAGTTTTTTAATACCATAGATGATAATGTGCAGATTGCAGTAGTATCTTCGTCAGTATATTGGTAAATCTCATTACAAAGATTTGATTGTTTGATTACACCTATATTTTGATGGTTGGTCTTTTTGTTAGCATTATCTTTAGAACATAAGTAAGGAACTCCTGTTTCAATCTGAGATTCAATAATTTTATTCCAAATTTCTTGAGCCTTAACTTTTTTACCGATACCTAATTCAACAGCCTTATTGTAGTTAGATTCGTATTCATCCCCATAACACTCTTGTAATGCTTTAATACCAGATTTCTTAATATCATTAGGACAGAACAAATACCAATCTTCATTATTCTTAACCGCTCTCATGAAATTATCGGGAATCCAAAGTGCGGTAAACAAATCACGAGCTCTTAATTCCTCAGCACCTGTGTTCTTTTTAATATCTAACAAATCAAAGATATCTTTATGCCAAGGTTCCAAATAGATTGCCGCAGAACCTGGTCTACGACCTTGTTGATTAAAGAAACGAAGTGACTCGTTAACAATCTTCAAATACTTTAATAAACCACCTGCAAATCCACCTGATGAATTAATTCTACTTTCTTTACTACGAATATTTGACATGCAAAGTCCAATACCTGCGGCATCTGAAGAGTAAGTAGATATATCTCTCATAGTATCTAATAGACCTTTACGAGAATCTTCATCATTATATTTTAAAACACAAGAAGCTAACTGTGGAACTTTTGTTCCCGCATTAATCATTATTGGTGTTGCGGGAGAAATTCTTTGTTCAGATAACGCAGTATAATATTCAACTGCCTCCTCAAATGATTTTGTAATCCAAAGAGCGACACGCATATACATGTGTTGGGGTCTTTCAACTACTTTACCATTTGGTAATTTTAAAAGATACATCTCTTGTAATGAACGCCAAGCAAAATAATCAAAGTTATAGTCATTATCATGATTAATAATATTATCAATATTTGACGGACCATAGTTTTCAATTATCTCCATTAACTTATCATTAATGATTCCGTCAACATGTAAAGTATGCATTACATTTGAGAAACTTGAGTCTGTTTCTTTATGATAAGATGAGATAGCGACTGAGGAAGCTAGTCTAGAATAATCATGATGACTACCTGTAAATGCCGCGGCAATTTCATAAATTAACTTATCTAATTCTTTTGTAGTTATTACACCTTCAGTTGGTACTGAGGTTATTACTTTAATAAAAATTTCATCAGAATTAACGTTAAGACCTTTTGAGGCTCTCTTAATTCTATTATAAATTTTCTGCGGGTTAAAGGAAGCGTCTTCACCGCTACGTTTTTTAATTCTTAGTGACATCATAGTTTAAAAAGATAGTAAATTAAAAGTCATCAGTAAAGGAGAGGGTCTCATTTAACTTTGCTTTTTGGTATTCAACTGTTCTGGATTCAAAGAAATTACCCTTTGTTTCAACGGCAATTTGTTCCATAAATTTAAATGGTTGTTCAACGTTAAATTGTTTTTTACAACCCATTTTAACAAGTAAACCATCAACCACAAACTCAAGATATTGTTTCATTAAGTTTTGGTTCATACCAATTAAAGAAACAGGTAGTGATTCAGTGATAAATTCTTTTTCAATCTCAAGTGCTGAAAGTAGAATTTCTTTAATTCTTTTTTCACTTGGTTTGTTCTCAACGTGATTATTTAACAAATGAATTGCAAAATCACAGTGTAGGTTTTCATCTTTGAAAATCAAAGCGTTAGCATTACACAATCCTTGCATAATACCTCTTGATTTCAACCAGAAAATAGAACAGAATGAACCTGAAAAGAAGATACCCTCAACAGCCGCAAATGCCACCAATCTCTCTTGGAATGACGCATTTTCAATCCAATCCAAAGCCCATTTAGCTTTTTTCTGTACTGCAGGTAGGTTATCTAATGCGGTAAAACATTTATGTTTTTCATCTTCATTTGAGATGTATGTATCAATCAATAATGAATACATTAAACTATGAATGTTTTCCATCGCAAGTTGCATCCCATAGAAAAATTTAGCTTCGGGGTATTGAACTTCTCTGTAAAAATTTTCAGCTAAATTTTCATTTACGATTCCATCTGAAGCCGCGAAAAATGATAGAACATTTTTGATAAAATATTGTTCATTTTCTGATAAATTTTCCCAATCTCTAATGTCACCGCTTAAGTCTATTTCTTCTGCGGTCCAAAAAGCCGCTTGGTGCATTTTATAATATTCCCATATATCGTTATATTGAATTGGGAAGATAACAAATCTATTTGGATTTTCTACTAATATTTTTTCCATATTATTAATTATTTTGTTGTTGTCTTTTTTTCTCCATTAATTCTTTAATTCTATCTCTATTCTTTTGTTCCTTATTTTCTTCAAACCCAAGGAAAGTCATAGAACTTTCGGTATCAATAACTAGTAATTCATTGTCAAATTTACAATTTTCAAAAATTACTCCGTCCTTACCGATACGTGATTTTGTGATTGCAATTGTCGCAAGTTTAAGTTCCTTTTGTTGTAATGTTTTAGCCACTGATATAATAACGTGACCAACTTGGGCCTTTTTAATTGAACCCCCCATTTGGTCTGTTGTTACAACTTCAGATGAAATTGAACTTCTATTACCTTGTGTTGCGGTCCAACCTGCGATATGCAATTCGTGACACATAGCTTCAAAAGCTCTCATTACTGAACCTTCGGATTTCCATTCGTCATCCATATTTTTTTCAGGTGTTACACAATCAATATAATCTAAGATAATAACGTCAATTTTAATTCCATCAGCTATCATCTTTCTAATTTGATTTTTAATTTGTGTCATTGTAAGAGTATCAGATGGAAGTTTTTTCAAAATTAACTTGTTTTTCATCCTTTCTTCAACTTCACGAACTTTATTCAAAACCTCTTCTTTGTGTTCACCTAACAAATCAGGAGCAATTCCAGTCCAAAGTGTAAAATGTTTTCTTTGTATAATCTTTGGGTTATCCTCAAAAAATATCTGTAAAACATTGAACCCCATATTAAATGCGTGATTCGCAATCTTTGTAGTTAAACTTGTTTTACCTACTCCCGTTGGAGCGAGTATCACACCTATTTCACCTTTTGCTAGTCCGCCCTTTAATAGATTGTCAATACCTGGAATTCCCATAGGTATTGGATGTCTATAATCATCATCCAAAACTTGGTCCAAATTTTCAAATACATCTCCTGTATCTTTATCAACCACCCCAACCTGTAAAGCCTCTCTAACCATTTCTTCAAGTGTGTCATAATTTTCAAACTCACCAGAATCAATAATTTTTTGGGCTTTAGTCATTACCTTCTGAAGTTCTTGTTGTTTACAGAATTTCAGAGCCTTCTCTTGGACAAATGTTACGCCTTCTTCAGATACATTTTTAATTTCATTAATTGTATCAATTACTATTTTAAGTAGTAATTCTTGTTTAATCTCAGATTTAACTATTTGTAAAAGCGTTTCAAAGTTAGGGGGACATTCAAATTTAGAATAGTATTCTTTAATCATCTGTATTATTAATTTATAATACTTGTTTTCAAAATAACTAGATTCTAAAACTTCAAGAATTGAGTGTGCAAAATTCTTATCAGAAACTATCTGATTTATAAGTTGTTGTTGGAAAGTATTTCCTAAATAATCAAAATTTTTGTCCGCCATAATTACCTCTTTTAAAATTAAATACTATTAAACCAAAGAGTATCCTAGGTAATTATATGTTAAATTTTTATCTGAAAAAATGTCAGTCAATGAATTAAGGATACCTTTTAGGTATGGGCGTACGTCTACGGTATATCTAACCTTTGGGGGGTACGGTTTAGCGTCAAATGTGTAATGACACATTGTCACTCCATTATGTTTCAAATAAAGGTTAAAAGTTTCAGGTCCGTCTGTAAAAGAGGTTTCTAAAATTTCAGGGTTTTCCATAATTTCAAATGAATTGTCTGTCATATAAATAACTGATTTCATTTTCAGATTATATTTCAACTCTTCAATAAAATATTCAATGTTATCAATCAACTCTCTAGAGTTTTTTGCCTTAGGATTGTAATCCTTAACATTAAAAAATCTTTGGACAATGAAATTGTCATTTACGGTCATTAAAAACTCAAGTTTTGTAATGTCATTCTGTTCTTTCATAAAATTAATTTTTGTTTTTTTGTTTTTTTTCTTTTCTTGTTAGTTTCATAAATGGTTTTAAAAAATATGTCCACGAATCATCTCCTTTAGGTAGGTATTTAAATATCCCGTCTTCGACCATGTATCGAATAACGTTTTTATAACTTCTACCTTCAGTTTCTAATGTTTCGTTAACAATTTGAGAGATTTCTTGTTTGTCCTCGTCTTTAAGGAGTGGGTTTGATAAATCAACAATCTGTTCATTGACCACATAATATTCGTTTTCGTATATACCTGACTTTGTTTTTCCTGTTAGAAGATTTTTTAAAGTTTGATTATCTTTTTGTTCTTTTAAAAGTTCTTCTGCTCTTGTTAAAATATCGTTATAAGATGTTGGTTTTTCAAGCATCTCAGGAAAAAATTTAACTAATGTTTTCTCACCCAAAAGATAAATTCCTTCAATATTATCACTTTTATCACCAGTCATAATTTTTAAGGTTTTAACATTATAATGAGGAAAATAAAAATCATCAAATTTAATCTTATCCCCGTTTTTAAATGTAGTTTTTAATGATGGCGAGTATAATGATACTCTTTCAGATATAAGTTGTGTTAAATCCCTGTCTGATGAAAAAATTAGTTTATCTTCATTATCAGAAACCTGACAATAGTAAGCAATTAAATCATCAGCTTCTCGTCCTGATATTTCAATCTGTCTTACATAGATTTCTTCAAGGTATTGTTTGATACGATTTTTTTGTTTTAGGTAGGACATGAATATTGCGTCCTCCATAACTAATTTTCTGTTTTGTTTGTATTTTGGGTAAAGGACTCCACGAATACTTGTGGAGTCTTCACCATCCCAAAATACAACTACTTTATCGAAATTTTGTTCTTCAATAAACTTTCTTAAAGTATTAATGAAGTGATAAATCGCTCCGATATGCTCTCCGTTGTGAAAGTAATCCTTCACACCGTGAAATCCAATCTTCATTAAATTATTTCCGTCTACAAGGAGAGTCTTCTTCACAAACTATTAATTAAAATGGTTCGTTTTCAGTTTCAAATGATTCTTCAGATTCATCAAGAGTAATTTCACCAGTACCTGAAAGAATCGCGTTCCAATATTGTGAATATTGTTTTTTGTATTCTTCTAATGCCTCTTTAGTGTCTGAGATATACCCTTGTGGTGTTGCAATAATCTTACCATCTTTATACCCTAATCCATTAATATGGTTCTTTAAAACAGAGATTTTAGTTCTGATAGCGTAAGATACCGTTCTACCATTTTTAGTTGCCGTAATGTGATTAATACCAGCATTTTTTTGATTTCCAAAAAGGAAAACCAAAGCTGACGCTAACCAAAGAGCCTCACCACCTTTTGCCTTGATTTGTGGTTGTCCAAATGGATTGTCAGGAAGTTCCACCCAAGGTTGGTTAACCACAACCATAGTGTTATAATATGGGTAATCTTCTTTTTTAGATTTAGTAATACGAGCGTGAATACCCATACCAATTTTATCGGCCAAAGTAGATGCGTTATGTTGCTTTCCACCTTTACCGTCAAATGTCATTTTACAAGGAATAGAACCTACAGAATCCCATAGAAAACATAATGAATATGGAATATTACCTTTTTCTTGTTCATCTAATAATTCGTTAATATAGTCAGTTGCCTGCTCAATGTAATCAAAATTATCATTAAATATAAAATTACCATCCCACTCACCATCAATCATTTCTGCTTGAAGTCCTAACTCAACGGCGTGTTCCCATGACCATTTTTTCTCGGTGATAATGAAAACAGGCAAATGCCCCTTCTTTTGAGCAGACACAGCCGCTTTGACAAGAGCGGTCGTTTTGGAAGAATTTGAGTGCCCCAAGAACATATTGATGTTCCCCAAAGCAGGGCCAGGTAGACCACAAGAACTATGGAAAGCTTCATCGACTTCATAGAACTCCGTATCCTTGTATTTAGTTTTTGTAGAATATTTGTTTTTGATTGCATCAAGAGAAAATTCTTTTTTCTTTATTGCCATAAGTGTCTATGCGTTTAAATTGTTTGTATTAAAAATAACAAAGGTTGGACACTTTGTCCATGATAGTGTCCAACCTTTTATAAATTAGAATGGTAAATCACCATCTGGCTCAGCATCTGCCTGTGGGTCAGAATATGATGAACCTCCACCCATACTCATTTCAGACGCTTCGTTACCATAAACATATTTACCTAATTCTTGTGACCATCTTGGGGTCTCTCCACGAGCAATTGCTTCCAAGTACTCAACAGGTTTCTTAGAATAAACATCCGCCCATGTAAGTGGGTCTTCAATCCAAGTTTTCGCAGTTTCTGCATCTGCGTGAACAGGACAAGGGTCATCATACATAATAGTTTGAATTACTGTGTAGGTTGCTCCTTTTGGAGTTTTAGCTTTTGTAAGTTCCAAGATAATGTCACGTCCTTTTTCAGGGTCAGTAATATCACCTTTAGCTTTCCAAATAGGGATGATTTTATCCAAGATACCTTCGTTCTTGTAGTTGTGCTTAAATCTCCAAAACTTAACACCATCCGCTTCGTTATCACGGTCAATAACCTTAACGATGTAGAATTTACGTGGTTTATAAGATTTTGCAAGTTCTTTATCAGACTCTTTACCTGTTGACATTAATTCGTCGTGAATTTCAGTCAAAGGTGAACGCTCGTTGTCGTTCTTTCCTGGGTCATAGATTTTATTCCATTTACCCTCGACTTGAACTTCGTGATACCAAACTTCTTTGAACGGTGAAGAACCGTCAGGTGTTGGTAGAATACGAAGACGTTTTTGTCCTGATGTTTCATTTTGCGTTAGAATAGCCGCAAAATATTTTTTCATTCTGTCTTCTTGAGACATTTTGTTTTGAGAGTTTCCTCCACTTTTCGCTTTTTCATACTGAGCGAGAACAGCATCTAATGAATTTGTCGCCATAAAAATATAAAAATTAATAGTTAATAAACAATAGTAATAGTGTCAGCCGTAAAAGTCAAATAAGTTATTAATTCTTAATTGACATATATTCGTTATTATCACCGTACTGAGTAAAAGTATTTTTAATATCAGAAGGTGAAAAATCTTCAACATCATCGGTAGTTAAAACGTATTCGTTTTTACCTGTTTTTTTGATGTCTTCTTGTTTGTCTGTGAAAAAATCTGTTAATTTTTGGTTAAACGGACCAGAATCTAAACTTCTTAATTCTAATTTTTCTTGAGCACTTTTTGGTCTGTAGTTTTCTATCTTTGACTCAATACTATTAAGTCTTTCCATTACAGAATCCATATCTTTTAGCTTATCCTCAAGGTTTGATAATTGACTGAATAAATTTTCAAAATATTCAGTTTGTTTATCTTCAATATTTTTTTGTGATTTAACTAAATCAGTTATCTCTAATTCCTCAGTATTTTCTTCTTCTTTTTCCTCACCAACCTTTTCAACGTCTGGGTCAGAAGCAACATCTACAGGTTGTGGTTCTGTAGTTGTAGGTGTCTCAGCACCACCTTCAGCTGGAGGTGGAGGTGTTGCACCTGCGTCAGGAGCTGGAGGTAAATCACCTGCGGGTGGTGGTGGCGGAATATCAGCAGGAGCCTCTTGCTCAGAGATATATTTATTAATCTTATTATATTTCTCTATTTCTAATAGAATTTTTTCAGAAACTCCCATTTTTTTATCCGTTTAAAAGTTGTTTTATTCCAGTTGTCGTTTCAACGTTAATTTTTTTATTTGACATATAAGTATTGTCAACTCTTTCAATAAGACCATCTTTCATTCTTATTGTGTAACAGTCACCAGTGTCTAAATCACACACTTCTTTAAATCCATTACCAGCATCTTTTTCAGTGATTCTAGTTTTTCTTCCTAAATAGTTATCTAACAATTGTTTTACGTCCATGTTATTATTTTTTATATAAATATACGATAAATTAAATAAATCAAATACCCATAGATTTCATTATATTATAACAATCTGTAACTTTTGTTTTTAGATAATTAAATTGTGTTGTATTACCAGTTCTATAATTATCATATATATTTGGTGTTTCAGATAATCTATCCTGTGGGAATCTTTCTATCCATGTTTTAGTAAAACCTGATACGAAGACATTTTCGTCTTCAAAATCAGTAATACCCACAGTGAAATAATCTTTATATTTATCGTAACAGAAATTAACACAATTTGTTACTGATGGGAATGTTGCATAAGATGTACTTTGATTATCTGCACTTGTTAAACATGTATATTGTTGATTAAATAATTTTGGTAGGTCGCCTCCCCATTTACTAATACTACCACCTAAAGGTATTGTTGCCAAATTATAATTGTAATACTTAAATCCATCAGAATTAGCGGTTGCCAAATAAAATAAAGTAAACACAACTTTATTCATATTAGCGGCGTCCGATTTAGATGACAATGAACTTACAACTGAATTTTTTATTGTTACAAAATCACTAATAAATTCAACAGGAAGAATGTTTTCATACGTACTGTAATCACTTATAGGGGTACACGTCTGATTAGGAGATACCGTGAGTTCTGCGGAAATACTATTAGAAATATCATTCTTTTCAGTTATAATATTAGACGTTAATCCTTTATTAACTTCTTTTTTATTAACCGCATCATTAATTAATTTAGTTATAAATGAATTTCTTATTACCTCAAGTAATTGATTTTGTAGTGGTAGAGTATATATCCTCTGTCTTGTTCCTGTAAATGTAGTTTTAAAATTTCCATTTGTTATAACATGGGAAACTTCATCAATTAAATAAGGACCAGAAAATAATGGTACATTTCTAAGAACAAAATACATGGTTGGTTGTATAATTGCATTACCAAATGCCGTAACGGTCGCTTTATAACTTCTATTTTTATATATGTTATATAAGGAAACATTTTGAGTTGATGACTTAACCCCTTTTGATAAATTAGCCATATCATATTCCATCTGTAATGATTCTGAAGTCGCCTTACCCAAATCTTGTGAAACTTGTACATTTTCAAAAACTCCTTGGTTTTGTAATCCAAAGTCTACTGAAAATCCAACAACTTTATTTGATAACCCATAGTCATTAGTTGTTTCTTTACTTGTTTGACACTCAATTAAAGGGTTGTTTGTTGAAAGTCCAAGATTAAAAGAATCGTCATTATAACCATTAAATTTTCCCTGATTGTTCAACTGTTCTGATGGTTTTTCAGAATATAGACAAACTATTTTAGGTTTAGACGATTGATAGTCTACTTCCGTATACTGTCCGAATAATTTATTAGCAAATTCAAACTCGTTTTCAGCTTGTGGGTCCTGACCTGGCGTTTGTACATTGTAAAAATTAACATACGATGGTATTGAAAAAATTACAAAATTATGGTCTTGTATTATTGATGAGGCAATTGTGTATACATTTGCCTTTTGATTACTTTTTAAATAATTTTTAACTTTAAAAACATCCACAATAACTTTGTCACCAACATTTCTGTTTGCCCTATCTAAAAATAAAAAATCTTCAAATAGTGTTTCCGAGTTATAGTTATTACCCGCAATCCACTTGTCGTTTATCGCTTTAAACAATTCATAATACTCAACCTTAGTCTGCATACCTTGCGTTGCCGATGTATCTAAAGTATCAGTATCTAAATTAAAACTTGGTAAAGATTTTTGTATTTTTGAAAAAACTCCTTCAAATATATTGTTTCTTAAAAATACCAATCTATTTAAATAATCATCAATTTCTGATTTAAAATTAAATTCGGTAGCTCCATTTAAATTCGCATATTTTCTAGTCGCATATATTTTTATTATGTCGGAAAATATTTCAATATTTTCAATATTGAAAGCAATATTATTATCAATAAAGAAATCAGTAATATACGAACCATTATCTGAATACGTAAATCCGCTAATGGTTGAAAATCCAACATATAATTCAAGTATTTTCCATTCTTCAGGATAATTTGACTTAGACTCAGATAATGTTACCGCTCCACCATTCTTAGGTAATGAATCAGGAGTTTCATCGGTATATTTTTTTACATTAGTTAATACATCAGATAAAGGGTTTGATGAAAAATAACTAAAAGTAGTTTTATCAAAATTAGTTGGGTTGCCTTTTTGGAAAATTAAATTTTGAGATACGAAATTTGAAATGTTTTGATTAAAAGTTTTATTTTGTAGGTTTTGTGCGTCCTCAACTATTTTATCACCGTCAGTCTCTGATGGATTATAAAAATTACCATTCATAGATTGTCTCATTATATTTTGTAAATTAAATGAGTCGGTTGTACTTAAATTACTTTTTGTAAAATTTAAAAATTCGCCCTCAAACAAATCAAGTTCTTCTTTTGTGAATACGGAAAATAAATCATCTATTTGTGAGTAATAAGAATTATCATTAAGTAATGAGAATGGATTTTGAGTGGTGTTTCCTGTAAATATATTTTTAGGATACTCTGTTGGGTTACAAAAATTTATATTATCACTGTCAAAATAACCAAAATTAGGCATCCCCCAATTAACTCTTACTGAACCATCGAAAATAGATTGGTTTAGATATAATGGAATTTGTAAACCATTTTGGTTAAAACATTCAGATAATGTTTGATTTTGTCTACTACCAAATGATGGGGCGGTAAAGTAATTATTTCCGCTAGATTGATTTGGTAGTTTGTTTTTAAATAAAACACTAAAAGTATTAATAAATGAAGAGTTATAGGAATTTCCATTATCTGTAGTTCCAGTCCCAACCGATATATCAGAATCAAATCCGTCAATTAAAATTAAATCACCATTATTAATTGCTTTTTGAATATCTTCTTGTATTGTTGTATTACTTCTATATAAATCAATTCCATTATAGAATCTATAAAAGTCATTTAGGGTCTTGGGGTAAAACCCAACATTCATTAAATCAACAGTCTGCCCACTATCATCTAATATATTTTTAGCTAAAAATATATCATAAGTAGTTGAGTTTGCGGTTAAACTGTAAGTAGTTTGTGAATCAAAATTTACTGGGTCAAAGTTAGTCAAATAAGAATAATTAACTAATGTATTTGATAAAATGTCATACCCACTATTAATGAAAGTTTTATATCTATGCCATATAGACCCTACTCTACAAACCCACAATTTAGGTATTGAGTTTACAGTACCAAACTTTTTAAAAGTTGGAGCCAAATATCCATTAACAATCTCATTATTACCTATCTTAGATATTAAAGTTTCTTTTGTAGTTGACAGTGGTAAACTATTTAAAAAGTAATAAGACGCTTCAATATAAGGATTTTCAATATTTTGTCTTTCTTTTTCAGCTCCGTCTTGGATGGCTTTAACAAAAAATGGCGTGTTTAAAATACTTGTAGTTTGGTTATTACCAACTAATCCGTTATACCCATCATATTGTACATATCCCTCAGTTAAATTAAAATCTGAAGGAGTTCTACTATTGTAAAATTCTTCAAAACTATACTGAGCAACTGGAAAATCAATTTTATTTGTCATAAATTTGAAGGTGGTAAATGGCCTATTTTCTAAACTGTTACCTGTGTTGTCAATAATTTTTTCAGAATTATAATTAGATATTTTATTTGTAAAATTATTAAAGAATAAAGTTTGTTCTGTATTATTAAAATTAGTATATTTTTTACCAAAAATAGAATTAACTAAATTATTACTTCTCCATTCTTCATCGGTAAAAGGGTATATATCAGTAAACTCTTCAAAGTTAGTTTTTGTGGAATTCACATAATTTGTTAAAGGTAATTTAACATCTTCATTATCATTAGTAACGACAGAAGTATTAATTATTGGCAAATCAACATTAATAATTTTAGAACTATTATTTATTTCAGATTCTAAGTATGGAGTGTTTATTCTTCCTCTTATTAATTTTTGCCAATATTGTCCAGTACCTCCGTTTGATACGTCTCTAAGATATTCAAAATAAGTATTTGGATTAAATCCTGTGAATTTTAATATTTGTATTAATTGTGGTGAGTTTATTCCTAACCCTTTTATTATATTTGAAGCCTCAAATGCCTGAATTGAATTTAAAATAGTTGTAAATTGAGTGTTTCTAACAAACCCTTGGTAATTAGCAATTGATTCTATTCTTTCCCATATCTCATATAAAAATGGTATTATTTGTAAATCTGAATATGAGATATTTGAGGGTGTGTCAAATGCCGAAACTAACAATCTATTAATAGCAGTTAATGAATTTTCTTCGTCCGCCGAAACAACGGGTGGTATTTGTCTTTGTAAGTATCCTTTAATAAATTCCTCAACAAATTCTACTTCGGGCCAAGCTTGGTAATCATTGGCTCCCGTCTCTGAAATATATTCAGGGTCACCAGGATATTTTATTTCAAACTTTTGTTGACATCCATCAATGTCAATAATTTTAGAATATTGAGGCCATGGATATACAGGTGAATCAGGTTCGTTTTTTACATCAGCAGATACTGCCTGTTTCTTTTTAAGATTATTTCTATTTTCAAAAGCCTTTTTATGTACATCATTCATTAATCTTAAAAAAGCGTCTGTAGATGCCATGATAACCGCTAAAACATTACGAATAGTAGGATTAAATCCTATACCTTTAGATGATTCTAATAATTTAATCATCTCTTCAGTTAAATTTGATTCAATCTTATTTTTATATCCTTGTAATTCTTTTTTTATCTCGTTGATGGTTCCGTTGAAGTATTTTTCTCCCTCTAAAATGAAAAAAAACTGTTCAGTATTCGGTAAATTTTGAGAAGCCTTTTTTTGTTCGTTATCTATTTTTTCTTGTATTTTATTTAACTCATTATCAATAGAGTTAATTTGAGTACTTGACGGATTTTGAGTATTAAATCTTTGTTTAGCAGTTTCTGTTTTATCAACATCCGCAATCAATATTGGCGGTATTCTATAAACATTAGTGTTTTTAACTTTTTTTGCAATTTTATATCTTTTACCATTTTTCCCAAACGTTGGTACGTCATTTAACTTATTATTTTTTTCATCAATTAACGTATCTAATTCTTTTACAGTAGAGCTAAACTCTATAATTTCAGGTTTATAAGTGTATGCTTTATATGATTTTCCATCAAAATCTTTTACAATATAAAAATTTTTACTGTCCAAATTCTTATTAAACCATGATTTAGGTGATTTTGCAGTAAAAACCTCTCTATTAAAATCATCTAAAATACTTTCATATGTTTTAGCATTTGTTAATTCCTCAACTGAGATTTGTCCAAAATTATCTAATACACTTTTTTCAAAATTTTCTAATTTATTTATTAATTGTTGTACTGTTAATTCTGGAAAATCCTGAGATATTAATCCTTTACTCTTATATAATTTATAGACTTCTTTTATTTTTTCGTATCCCTCTTGTGTTATTATAGAATTAACAGGAGAGTCGTTGTTATTAATCGTACCAACTGACGCATCTACTTGTGAAGAAGATGAAGTTTGTATATTTTGTAGATACCTTTTAGTGTACATTTGTGGAGTTGCCATTAGATACCCTTGGGCAACATCTGTCAATACATTAAATTTATATCCTATAAAATTTAAAGTTATTAAAAAATTACCACTTGATTGGTCAAAGCTCCCATGAAATTTTTGTAAGATTAAAGGATATCTAACTGCTTTACCGTAATACCCTTTCATAGTTAAATAAAAGGTTGGGTAAGGTAAATTAAAAAATACTGAGTATATTGAGTCGTTACCTGATTCAAATAAAGCCCTACCTCTAATATCTTCTAATGATACAGTAATTGTCGGAACAAAACTAGGCCCTACTTTATATGAAATATTTGTAATACCAAGTAATTCACTATTAATGTTATTATTTTCTTGTATGTTTTTGGTTTGTAAATCCGTCCAATCTGTTGTTAAATATTTTTTATTTCCAGGTTTTAAAAAATTAACAGAAGCAATTTGTATTGTTTGTAAACTTTGACTATCTTCACCAACAATTAGTCTACTTCTTGGTTGTAAACTACACTCCAAGTTGGCATACATAACAAGGTCTTCTTGTTTTACAAATCTATCGTCAACAGTTCCATCATCATTAATAACTTTATTTGGGTTTACAATGAAAATATTATTAAAATCTGATTCAACATATATATTAGTGTTTTTACTTGCCATAATAATAGAAATAGTTATCTAATGCTGATTTATAATCTAATAGAGATGTTGTTAAAGGAAATGGTATTTTTAAGGTTGCGTTATTTGGTATATTAATTTCTGAACCACCATATTGCCCATTAGCTAATAAAATTAACCATCCAAAATAAGGAGAATCATAATATGATTGGGATACTTTGTCTAACCTAGATACCCCTTCTCGATATATATAAACTTTATCTGTACTTTTTGCAGGTAAAGAAACGTATGGTATTACAATTTGTTCTCCATTAACAATTAAATTGTTATATCTATTAAAATATTCATTCATTATCCATTAAATTGTTTTTTTCCATTAAACATGTCATCATTATTACTGTTAACTGTCGCATATATATCTTTAAGTTCTGTTTTTTGGAAATCTGTTCCTCCTGAAGTTACAAAACTCATAACTCTTTCTTTGTCGGTTAAACTAACTCCATTAATTTGTGGATTAAACTGTGCGTACTGTTGATACGATTCATTACTAATTAAATTATCAACTTTTGTAGTTTCAGCAGTTTTTTCATCACTAAACAAATTATAATACGAATTATTAACATATAAAGTTATTTGTTCTTTTGCATAATTTTTTTGTGTCTCGTCTGTTATATTTTTAATTAATTCATCCACAAAATTTGTTCTACTATTTTCATCAAGAATAACTTTAGATAATAAAATATATGCTCGTTTTTCAGTTTCAGTTTTAGCAATCATATTAGCAGTTATTGCACTAAATATAGTTGATTGTGTTACAGTATAAATTAAAGTACCATTTAAATAGTTATAATACGAATTTAGAGAATTTACAATATTACTGTAGTCAGTTTGGAAGTCGTTGAATGTGTCATTTCCGTTTTCAGTAGTTCCACTTAATACATATATTTTTGGAGTACCATCATTTAACACTTTACCATCTCCACTCATACTTATAAAATCCATTTTTCTTGTATTTTGTATGTAATTAACTTGAGTTTCTGTTGTAGTTTGTATGGATGTTGCAATGCTTGTAAATTCGTTATTAACGTAAGTATTAATAAAATTTTTATAATTATTTTTAATTTTATTAATGTTAGAGTTAGTAACTGTTTGAGATGAATTTCCAGGTGTTTTTAATATATCAATTATTTTCTCATCATCATTATCAATATCCTCAATAAATTGATTTGCAACTTGTTGCAAATAATACTCCCATTTTATGGGTTTACCAAAAATACGTGTCATTGTACTACCTGAATTAGTAACAGTACTACCTAAATAATATTTTTTTTCGGTGTTTATTTGTTGTAAAACCCCTAAATTAAACTCAGATGAAATATTTTTTAAACTTTCTGTTATTCCATTAAAATAGTCTTGTGTTTGTCCAACAAATGAATTAAAAAATGTTTTGTATTCAATAGTACCATTTTGTACTCCACCAGTTGAAGTTGATGCTGAAAGTATATTACCAATTGTATTACCTCCATCATTTATTGTTGTACTACCAACATTATTAACAGTAATAATAGGTTCTTCATTATTAATTGCGGACAATAATGCATTATCAACCGCAGTTGTATCTTCAGTTGCTTCGGCTCTTTCATCATAAACCTCAGTATTAGCATAATAATTAAAAGACAATGCATTTTGTAATCTTTCAACGGGTTCTTTTAATCCATGTCCTCCAATCATGCTAAATCCTAAAGTTACTTTTGCAATCATTGGTTGGACTCCGATACCTTCAGGATTTAGGTCAAACAAATTTTCGTACTGAATAGTCAGCGAATTTGGTACTATTTTAGTGTGATAAAAATCACCAATCCTAAGTACCAATATTGGTGGTGTTCCAAAATTGGTATTAAAAGAATCATTAATTATCGATTCTTGCCCGTTCCCTTGATTTACCGCAATAGTTCTACCTGGTCTTGCACATTGTTGTAGAAAAGTTAATCTTGAGTTTAAACCTTCAGGTGTTATAGCGTGAAAAGCTGGGTTAAAGTATTTTATTTTATTCTTAAATGAATCATATATTATAGGGTCTGTAGACTTAACCATTTCAAAATAATTGCACTCAGTCAAAAGTTCCCTAAGGATTCTTTTACTAATACCTTTAGATTTTGTTGTTAAATCAATCTGTTGTTGTGGTTTAATTCCATTCAAAGATTGTTGATTTGGTATATTGTTGTTATCAGTATTACCATCGGTTTGTCCTTGTGGGGTGTTTGGTTCTAATGTTATTTTTTTAATTCTTACCGCCCTACAAGCGGCAGCAGTTAATGAATATTTTTTATCCGCAGTATTTCCAAATTCGTCAACTGGTAATACACCACAATTAATTGTATCAATAGGTGTTGAACTTTTTATTTCTGCATTTTGTACAGTACCTAAATCTTCTTGTTTAATGAACAATTTATTTTTTTCATAAAAATTTTGTAAAGTAATATTATTAGATTCAGGTAATTGAAAATTTAATATATATAACTTAACTGATTCAAACCAATCATTTGGCGAAGATACTGTTTGTGGTGGTTTTGTTCCATTTAAATATATTGTTACTACCCCTTGGTTATTGTTTAGGGTTGTTGAAATATTAAGTAATAAGTTTTGAATCGATGCATAATTTTCATCAATAATGTCAAAAAATTGATTGATTTGTATTGTTTCAGTTTCAGATTGTTCGTTTTGATTCAAGTATTCTCCCTTTTCATTTAGATATCCATCTAATAAAACATTGTAAGGTATTGTTCCTTGCGTTGGTGAGTATTCATCAAAGTAAAATCCTAAATTTGTATAATCAAATGGAAATTCTGTATTTTCTTCAGATACTTGTGGAGATTGACCTCCGTTTGCCAATCCATTAAAAGCTGCTTTTTTATCCTCATTTGTTGTTTGATTACTTTGTAGTACTTCCTGATATAATTCTTCAATAGTTGATTTACTTATAGTATTAAATTTTCTAGCCAATTCATATATATCATATTTTTTACATCCAGCGAAAAATGATGCAACAACTTGGTTAACCGTTTGTCCATTTTCTTTAGCTAATTCATTTTTTACAATTAAATTTAAAACAGATGGGTGGTCTACAACAATATCAAAACTAATACTACTACCTCTATCAGTATTTTCATAGGTATATATTGGTTCAGGTCTACCTAAAAAATTAGTAGCATTAAATTTAGGAGTACTTGATTCTTGTCCAAGAGATAAATTATAAGGTGGAAACCACATTATTCTACCACCATTAGGACCTTTTTCACAATCAGGTAAATCAGTAAACTCTGGAGTATTTCTCCATGCCAAGTTTTCAATAGAAAACATGTATTTTTTTACTTTATTATCTCTAATATTTGTAGAATCTTGACCTTTTAAAGGGGCAATATTTAAATTGTACGTACTGTCAAGTACAGAATAACTAAACTTTCTTATATTACCGTTAGTTTCAACTCCATCCGCATTAGCAACAGTTGCTTGTAAATCACCATATGTAAGATATGGTCTGTCTTTAGCGAATACTCTACAATATTCTTCACCAACCTCTCTTCCGTTTTTATTAACATACTTTAATACTTTTGAACCTTTAGTTAATTCTTTATATCCATCATTAAAAACTTTAGATATTTGGTTCATAGCATTTCCAACATGTTGTAATCTTTCTTTACCACTAGCAGGCGCTGAATCTATAATTCTTTGTGTTTCATCTAATATTGACCCAGGTTTGAATTCAACATTAACTGATTCAGATGACTGAAAATATGAACTAATAGAATTAAAATTATTATTAGTTCCAAAACTTTCACCACCTCTACCGACATTCTTACCAGCGTCTTGATTATTTTTTAAAGATGTCCAAGTAAATCCTCCATCAGTTCTTGGTTCATCGGTGTAGGCATTACCATTTAAACCAAATTTATAGTTATCTAATTGGTCTCCTTCGTATAGTTGTGATAACTTATCAGGTCCAAAAACAATAGTATTTGTTTGATTATTATAAGCATCTTTTGGTGATAAATTAACTGGTGACGTTACCTGACTTGGTTCATTAGTTTCACTACCAACATAAAAATTTGTTATAGAATTATCTTTATTAAAAAGATTATCAATAACTAAACCTATTTGTGTTTTGTTTTCTTCGTATGCTGGTTTAAACCTGTTATAACCTAAACTTGTAAATAACACGGATTTTTGTCCACTACCAGTGTTATTTAAAAATTTTATAGATGGATTATTATTTGGGTTTGCGGGTTTATATATTCTATTCGCAACATTTTCAATTAATTGTCCTACCTTAGTTTTTTGTCTCTCAGGGTCCGAGGTATACTCCCCTTCAATAGGCGAAGTCGGTACATAAGTCCCTGTAATTTTAGTTAAGAAAAATTTAGCTTGGTCAAATATTCCATCAGGAACTGTTATGGTATAATTTTTATATATTAAAGGTTCCTGTCCTGAAGCCAATAACGCAACACTAAATGGGTCTCTAAACGCATCAAGATTAACTCTACCTATTGTATTTTTTTCAATCTCTCTAGCAATTCTTACTTGAAATGCATCTAACAAGTATTGTACAGATATTTGTTGTAAATAAGAATCTTGTGATAGATTATAATCACCTGTTATAATGTCTGATAAATTAAACTCACCTATCTGAAACTTTGGATAAACACCAACTGGTGTGTTTTTTGGTAATATATTATCAGTTACCACGTACAAATCTTGGTAACCGTTTTCAGGAATGAATCTATTTACAACTTCATTGTTATCTATAAAAAATTCATTTATTAATTCTAATTTAGTATCTGAAGTTGTATAATTTTGTTGTTGCACATTAGATTCTAATTGTAAATTAGAATTACCTTGTTGTTGCATAGATACTGAACCTGAATTAAGGTTTAATAATTCTGCAATATCAACCTTTATACCTTGACCATACACATTACTTTTTGTGGCATCATTAGCTTCTTCAAAAACATCTTGATACACATTTGGGGTATCTACTGGAGTGTTATCAGACAAAACAACTTCGTATGTTTGTGGTCCGTTAGATGATGTAAATCCGCCAGGTACCTGATATGGCGCCAAATTTTTAGCAATAAGTGTTTTCCTAAATCCTTCAGAACCCGCAAATGATAACAAATTTGACATATACTATTTTTATTATAAATAGAGAAAAAAAAATTTTTAATCCTGATTTAGACCAAAATTTACATTCTTCATACTTTGTTCAACCGCTCTTTGGACTGTGTTATTTACGGTTAACATTTGTACTAATTTAGTTTCCAATTCTTGGTTATTTGTTCCTGATAATCCAGTTACGTTAACTGTAAAGGTATGATTGAAGTTTCCTCCAACACTTGCCATAGCACTTGAAGTAGGTGAGTTACCTTCAAGAATAGAATTGATTTGTGTTTTTGGCGCCGCCAATACCGCATCATTAACATCAGGAATTATTTTACCAAAATCAGTTTGAATAAAAGTTTGTGATTTTGGGTCAAGATACATGTCTTCAGTAAAAATAGGTAAATTTTCTTTTAGAAATCCAGTTATTGATTCCCATACAGATTTAGTCCCATTTATAGCGTCTGTAAAAGTTGATAAAGCAGTTGTTGCAGTTCCGAAACCTCCCTTAATGGTATCAACAATATTATTTTTTAAATCGGTTAAATTAACCCCATATTTATCTCCAATACCTTGTAATACCGTATCAACCGCTGTATTAATGCTATCAACCGCAATACCTCCTGATGTTTTTAACATATCTAAAGCACCCATAAAATCACCTGATGTTAATTTTTCAATTAACTGAGGTATGTCTTTACCAATATTTGATAACCCTTTAACTATTTCAGAGTCAGGTCCAATAGCCTTCATTAGTGTGTCAGCTTGAGAGGCGTATTCTGATTTTGCAGCTTCTAATAATTTATCTCCCGCGCCTGATTTTTCAACACTTAAACCAAATGCTGCGGCAAGAGCTTTGGATGATGCCTCAATTTCACCTAGTTTACCAAGTTGACTTGTTGCAATTTCTCTCATTTTTTCTTCAGGTGTTTTTGCCGCTTCAGCTTCTTGGTCTTTAAAATATTTTTTTAATTCGTCTTCTTTACCTTGATATGACTGTAGAAATTTATCTAAGGTTTGTACATCTCCATTTTTAGTTGTAATTTCATACTCTCCTCCTTCACCTAATGTCGCCATATTAGCAATCATCTCTTTAGTGTCTTCCCCAATGTCTAACCCACCAAAAGATATTTCAGATAATTTTTTATCTAAATCCGCAGTTCCAAAAGCAAACTTTTCTATTTGGTCAATAGGTATACTTAATTCAGTACTAATTTCCCTTAACTGCCTTCTTGCGTTCGGCATAATTTGGAACTTTTTAGTTTTTTCATCAAAATATGTGTATGTTTTAAACATTTCCCCAAGTTGATTTTGTAACTCAGGTACATTATTTTGAGCCAAATCCATTAATCTTAATGGGTCCGTTAATTCTGTTGATGCTGCTCCAAGTCTTTGTAATGAACTAGCTAAATCAATTGCCGATTCAGGTGAATATAATTTTTCGGCCAAATTAAAAGTGGTATCCATATCCACCCTAAGGGTTGTCGCTCTAGCGGCCATTTTAGCTAAACCTTCTACCCCATTGGTGAATCCGTATCTGTTTAATTTTTCTAAATTACTTGTGACCTTACTAGAAACTGCCTGAGCGTTAACCCCTAAACTATTAGAAACGTCTACTACTGTTGACATTTCTTTTGTAATATCTTTTGCTGACATACCAGCATCTGCAAATGACGACATTAACGCATCACCCAAAACACCTGTTACTTTAGAGGTTGCAAGGATGTCTCCCGTTAATTTACCTTGTAGTACTACATTTCTACCATACGTATCTAAAAAATTTTGTTGTATTTTCTCAGCGTCTTCAAAAGAACCCCCAAGTTTAAGTGCCTCAAATGCACCTTCAGCTAAATTCTTTTTAATAGCTTGGGTCATGGTATCACCCACTCCCATTTTTGAGACAACTTTTGCGAATTCTTTATCTATTTCAGATACAATCCCTAAAGCACTTGTAAAGGACGACGCCAAATCTTCAGCGGCTCTAAACCCTGTTAGGGTTTTTAGTAAATCTTTACCTGATAACTCTGAAGAGGATTGGTCTGGTGGGCCTAAAAACATATATTATATTTTTAATATAAATAATTAACTATCTGTTTTTGGCGTATTTCTTTCAATTATTTTATTAACCAAAAAGTTTCTTTGGTATGTTGGTATAATTAAAAAATCAGAGTATGAGGTGTTTAGAAATTTCCCCATAAGATAGTATTGGTCTAATAGATTTTCTATATAATCAGAAGAAAGGACGAAAAAACTCCGCCCCAAAGGATACTCTCGCATTAACCTTTTTTCCTGACGGGGCTGTAATTTCTCTCATTAAATCAATTCTTGGTTCATTCTCACTTAAAAAGTTTGTAATGTATTTTGAATCCATAATTGGCATAGATTCAATAAATTTGGAAATTACTTCCTTAGATTGGTCACCGTTTACTTCAATGATTTGTTTCATTAATCTCCAAGTAACTTTAGGAGCCACCATACCTTGTGGATATGAATCAACCATTTTTTCAATTTCTATTTTTTCACCGTAAGTTAGCGGTTTTAATTTAATAACAGAGCCAGTTTTAGGTAACTTAGTTTCAAATGTTCCGTCAGATGAAGGTTCAATTTTTGATTTAATAAAATTTAATTCATCTAATACCACAGAAGTCTTAAAAGGTTGACCTGTTTCTGGGTCAGTCAGTGAAAAATTATATTCAGGTCCAAAAGAAGTATTTCTTAAAAATAATAAAATCGCCTCAATATCACCTTCAAGTAAATCATTTGGATTTAATTCAGGTTCATATAATTTATTTCTAATGAGTTGTGATAATAACTGTTCACCTGTAATTTTACCAACGTTAGCTAACAAATTTTCATCAGAGGCAGTCAAAAAACCAACTTTAACACTTTTTTTCTTATTTTTGTAAAATTTACCTTGTGATGGTAACAATACCACATCATGTGGTAAACTAAAATTATCTTGTCCCGCAATATTTTCGTTCATAATTATATTTTAAATAAAAAATCCACAACAAGTGTGGATTTGTAAATAGTATTTTATTTTATTATTAGTATAATAATACGCAATAGTCAGGTCTTAATGTTGCGGTGATTTTAACTAAATCATCGGATGTATAAGCGACTGAACTAAAGTCAACATCAGTTAAAAAAGTACCAATTAATTTCCATTTTTCAACTACAACTCCTGTTGGGTCTAACATTTCTAAATCAATGTCTTTTTTGTATCCCGCAGCGTAACCCATACGTCCTGTTACAGATTCAGCGTGTAAACGAACCCATTCCATAAGTGCCTGAGCGGCTGAAGGACCGATTGGGTCGCGGAAAGTAACTGAAATAGTGTTCCATGTATACTTACCAGCAACATATCTTTCAGTGTTCAAGAAAGGAATTGCATTAGAAGCGATGGTAATTTTTGGTCTTGATGCCGACTCAACAAACCACTCGTTAATTCCAAGTTCAGAAGGAAACCTTAAAATAAACCTGTTTTGTTTTTTTGGTTCATAAGGTATGGGCATTTTCATTAGTAAATCAGCCATATTATTTTGTTTTTAATTTCTCTTTTATTTTTTATATAAATATTATCGTTTTAAAATTTTTCTATTTACTTTGAAGTTTTTTTAAATGAATATTGCATTAAGACCAGTTAAATTTATTAATCATACTTCTTTTTTTCTCCTCCATGTGTTGAATATAATTGTACAATATTTTCTGGGTCATCTTTTAAAGCACTTTTCATCTTAGCTAAATTTCTTAAATCATCATCTGAAAATCCTATTTGTGGTATAAAATTGTTAGATACATCATTCTTAAAATAAGGTGTTTGGTGTAATTCTTTCGCTAATTCCATCACGTACTTTGAGAATTCTTTAATTGCCTTAACTTTGCCTTCTTCAGGATTTTGTGCGGAACCTTCTCCATACGTTACAGGATAAAATTTACACATATCAAGATACTCATTTATAAGTTCTAAATCTGACATGTCCTCTTCACCATATATTTCTCTATATTTTCTTAAATTTTTAACTAATTCTTTTTTTGAAAGACCTTTATAGTTAACCTCAATTAAGTTTTTAACTGACTGTTTTAAAGTCTCTGGTGAATGTCCTCTAGCAGTTATTATTGAGAATATTGAACCACCGTTAATACACTCAACAAAATCATCCCAAGCTGGACCTGTTTTAGATAATAATGAATCAATTATAAATTTTTTATCTCCAGACACCCCAAAATTCCTAAAAGGATTTTCAGCAAATCCTACAATTGTTTCACCTTTATATTCAAATGGATTTTTACCAATATCTACCCTATGTTCGGCAAAATCTTCGGTCCCCATACCAATTTCACTACCATCTTCGGTTTTTAAAATTATTTTGGTTGGCATGAACATAATATTATCATCCCAATCAAAAGCATAATACTTCATGTCTGGGGTTATTTCATCTCTAAATCCTTCAACAATAATTAATTTCATATTCATAAATATATTAAAAACAAAAAACCCCCATTTCTGAGGGTTTTTATTTTTATCTTGTTTTTATTAGATATCTTCAAAACTAGCACCTGTAGGAGTAATTAAGAATTCAATATCAATAAATTCTAAAGATTTTGTTGGTTTTATGTAAATTTTACCAACTAATTGGTTATTATCCAAATCTTCAGGTGTATTTTGTACGGTAACTCTAAAGTCATATAATCCTCTATCTCTTCTAATAGCGTCTAATATTGGATTAACTGAGTCTAAAAATTGTTGTCTAACTACGTTATCATTTTGTTCAAACAATAATCTTACAGCCACCGCTGAAATCAATTTACGAGCTTGTAACAACAATCTTCTAACATTTATTCTATCAAGAGCCGACTCTCTAATTTGAAGTGTTTTATTACCCCATATTACAGTACCAACATCGTTGAATGTTGCAATCGGGTTAATTCTTCCTTTGTATAGAGTATCTCTATCTTCTTGAGTTAAACGTTTTCTTGCTCTGATTGCGTTTACAACACCTCTTGTGTATCCCGCAGTTGCGAACCAAGGGAATGCAATATTGTCAGTTAACGCCAAGTTTCTTGTAACTTCTGCGGTTGCTGGAATATAGATTTGAGTGTTATTAACCGTATCACGAGTAAGAACCCAAGGATAGTAAGTTGCGGTGTAGTTAGAATCTATACCTGTTGTTTCTAAATTATCAACCGCTTCTTGAGGATAGATTAAGTTATCCATAGAAGTTGATGGTTGGTATAGGTCAAAGTCAGGACTAGTTACAATATAGATTGAATCCGCTCTATCGTTTTCAACCATATCAATAGTCGCCTCAGTTAAGTTTGAGTTATTAACAAAGTCAATACCAGGAGTAACTAAAACGTTTATGTTAGTAACTTCAGGATTTTCAAAACTTCTAATACCTAATAAGTAAGCGTAATAGTCAGTATTTGCCCAATCAACTACGTTATCACCAACAGTGATTCTCTTAAACGCCCCCCATCCAGTTGCGTTTGTGTAAGGTGAACAACCTGCTTGTGCTCCCGCTAAATATCCTGATTCACCAAGGATGAATCTATCTTCATTTGTTCTGTATTCTCTATAGATATCCCATCCGTCAAAACCACCGTAAACACACACAGTGAATTTACGAGAATAAAGTCTGTAATATGGGTCGCTTGAACTTGTTGGTTCTTGAGAGAATGATGAATCTCCGACTTCAAAGGCCGATTGACCTGATGTTGAGTATGTTGAAGATATCGTAACCGCAGTTGCTCCACTATCCATGTGGAAACCTTTAGTTAAGTCACCCCAATTACTGTAATCTTGTTCTGAACAACTCCAAGAAGTTGGAACTTGTTTACCTTTATATTCAAAGAAGTCAGAATCAAACCCTAATGAAGTTGAGAATCCTAAGTAAGTTCTTCTAACATTATCTCCAGAACTTGTAACAGAATCGTCAGTACCATTAGTGTTACCAAATGGAGGGTTATAAATTACTTCACCTGGGAAATCATACTTAGTTTTGTATACAGGGAATGGTGAAGTTGCTCCTCCATAAGTTCTAATAATGTAACCTTCAAAACCACATGGAAGTGCGTCTATCGGTGCATCATAGTTCATTTCAACCATTATATACTTAGAAAGTATTGCGTATTCACCGTCAGTCGAACCGATTTTTTTAGCTATATAACTATTCAAATCAGGGTCCATAGTACAGTTAGTGAATTTCTCAAGTACCACAGGATTTGAGTCGTTATCATAATAATCTCTAACTATTACGTCAAATGTTTGGTTATTAAATGACATATTTGCTAAAGAAACTTTAACTTCTCTGTTCGCAGCGTCTCCGTCAGATATTGTTACAAATCTAAACAATTCATAAACTTTATTACCACGTAATTCTGAAACTACCCATGGTGAGAATGCTGTTTGATATCTTTCTAAATAATTGGCTATTGATGAAGTGTCTAAGTTTCTAGCTTCAGGTAAAGACTCTAAAGAACAACTTAAACCTCTAATATATCCTTTATTATAACCATATTGTAATAAGGTTTGGTAACGCTCTTCAACAAACAAAGGAACTTCTGTTCTGTCTTTATCAAAATTACCTGAACCAAATACCTTAGTAATATAATTAGAATTAGCAATCTCAAAAGAAGTCTCAAATGAGAAATTAGAACCTTGGTATGTCACACCTGAAATTACAAATGTATTAAACGGATTTTCACTAACTCCTGAATAAGAACCTGTACAAACCATAGTAACTGCCGAAGTTGCACTAACTTGGTATAAAGGTCCTGATTGTGTTGAACTGTAATTAGTAATACCTCTTGAACGTAATGTTGCAATTACTAAATCACTGTAATTAGTGTAAGGGGTACCTGAAAAAGTATTAACAGTAGTTGTTACTATACCTGAATATTGACCTGGCGTACCTAAAGCAGCTAATTTAGTGACATAAGTATTAAACGAAAATCCTGAATATGAAGTAGTACCAACGGGACTAAACTGTGAATAGTACCATGCGTCATTTAAACCTGAACAGTAATCAATAGTTTCTGCAGTAATTGAGGATACTGAATAAACATTTGTTGGTGATGTATATCCTGACCCTATTGCCGCAGTTATTGACGCTCCTGACATAGCTCCAAAGTAGTATATTGAAGTTGCAGAAGTACCTGTTGACCTCATAACATTCAATAACTGAGTTTGAATTTGCTCAGAAATACTTGAAGTTCCTCCATCAAATTCTGTATAGACATCATTAATAATAGATGAGATTGGGGATGGAACACTTGTTAGTGTAATTGATGATGTTGACGCACTTGTTCCTGTAAAAGTAAATGAAGATGTTGTTGCAGTACCGTTAAATCCTATTGTATTACAATCAACATTCGCAATTGTTTTAATAGACCATGACGGACCAGCGTCATATCCCGATAACCCCAATATTCTTGTTACAAATAATTGGTTAGATTGTTGTAAATATGATTTAGCAATATATGCCGCTTCATATTTAGGTATTTGCGTGTTCACAAATTTTTCAGGTGAGGTACCTCCAAAATACGATTGGAACTCATCATAGTTAGTCACAAAAATAGGTTCAAAAGCGGGTCCTTTTTGTGTCTCCCCAACAATACCTAAAGTTGTTACACCAACACTTTGTGCCACAAATGATAAGTCTCTTTCAGATGTGTAAACACCTGGAGAAACAAAAACTTTGTTTGATGTAGCCATTAATTTAATTTTTTTTTAACTGATTTATTTTAACGATAAATATTGCAAAAAATCGCAAAAATTTTAGTGTGGCACATCTATTTATCAATAAGTAAGAATTTATTCTGCCTTAATTCTACCATGAAAATAAAGAATTTGAAGATATCTGAAGAATCTCACAAAATACTAAAAACCTATTGCACTAAAAAAGGACTAAAGATTCATAAATTTTTAGAAAATTTAATAATTGAAAATTGTTCTGAGAAAAAAGATATCTATGGTGAAAATTAAACTATTTTAGATGTCCATTGTAATATAGATGGGTCTAAAGCATTTGTCTTTGTTATATTAATAGTTAGAACATCATTTGTGTTAACCTGAATTGTATTACCTGTACTGCTCAGAATATTACTACCATAATACAAGTTATTAATATAAACATCGTAGTTTGAAATGTTTGATATCCCGTCTTGTGTTAAGTTTGAATTATATTCAAAAGTGTAGGTAAATGCCGTTGTAGACAATGGAAAATTAATGTTAAAAGGTATAATATTAATATTTTCAGGTTGTGCTTTAGGTTTTTTAGACCTAGTTTTACCAGTATTAATTTCCATTATTGTAAAAGCTCTACTAACCGCAGGCTTCACTTCAAATTCATTCTCATCAATTAAAAAACCCTGTAGAGTAAAATTATAGGTCTGTATATACAATTTTCTTTTTTCTAAGTCCATTACTGACTCGTCTTGAATTTCATCTAAAATTATTGGGATGTAATTACCTTTAACAACAGTATATGCTTGTCTAGATGCGAATGTCTCAATAACTTTTTTGTTAAAAGAATTTAATTCTCTCATTCTATTGCAAACTATCCTAACTGAATATTTTATATCTACAGGAACTGGTTGTGGTATTGTGTATATATCAACTCCCTTTCTACCATTATTAAAATTTGGTACTGCAGCATAAAAATATTGTTTTCTATTAGGTATATTCCATCTTAATGATGGTAAGGTACCGTATTTAACTTCAGGGGTTCTTACTGTTGTTACAAATGGAGGTAAAACGTTTTTATCTAAATCATTAAAATTCCATGTTTGTGTAAACTGTGCCCAATTTTGAGTTGTAATAATAATATCAATTACAGGAACTTTTTTTCCACTGTCCGTTGATATTTCTAAATCATTTTTTACAAAATCTAAAAAACCTCTATCTAAATCGGCATGTAGAATTGATTTAGGTAAATAAGTACCATTTTCATTTATAATGTCAACCAATTCTTCTCGTCTGGCAAAACCTGTCTTAGGATTAGTTAAATTTATATTTTTTTTAATTTTTTTTGGTAAAGCCATATTAGTATTTTACAATTTCGTTAATAACAAATAATTTATTTTTTTGATTAACCATATCAACCTCTTTAGCACGATATATAGGTTCTTCAGTATCTTTATATACAAAACTATCATATTTGTATGGATTATACGTTACAACCTTACTGTTACTTTCACTAGGCATATTTTCACAAGGATATTCGCAATAATCAACTAAATTACCAATTACAAAGGCATGTACATTTTTACTTTTTTCAGACCTAACCCTTTCTTTACCTCCAACTCTAACTCTAAATTCCACATCTTTTAATTTAACGTAATCCGCATGAATAATTACTTTAGATTTATATGTAACAGAAAACGTGTGTTTATGTAAATTATAATATACCATAACTCTTTCCCCCAAAAATTCTTTTGGGTTATCATTTAATTCGTTTTCAATAATTAAATTTTGTTGTCTTTCAGTTATTAGTATTTTCATATTACCATTATTTTTATAAACCTCTAAACTCATTATTGTTTACAAAAGATGCGACTATAGTTCTATAAAATGGCTTATACCCAGCATAAGTATGTTTGTTATCTGAAGTAACCCTACCATCATTATTTACAGTATAATATCTAACTCTGTTTTCTGTTTCATAGTATCCAATATAATCTCCATATTGTATATCAATACCTAATTCATCTAAGTGAGACTGATAAACTGATATTCTTATATTACCAGGTTCCATTAAATCTAATTTAGATGTTCCTACATTTTTATTCTCAGGGGCCATTACCTGAACAAATGCCTTAAATTCTACAGGAGTTTTAAATTTAATCCCATCTTGTAAGGCTTCTCCATATACATCATCAATATTTGTTTTAGTTTTATCCACTGAATATAATACTAAAGTAAAATTCATATCACCTTCTAACCATTCCCTACCCATACCAACGTCCAAACTAAAATCTTCGGCACCAAAAAATTTACTTAATCTTGTTATAGGTACATTTCTTTGACTCATATTGATAAATATCTAATTATGAATTATATTTAATTAGTTCTAATTATGGAAAACGTAAGTATCGAACAAAAAGCAATAGACGTGCTATCCAATTATATTGGGTCCAATAACTATTTGCTCAAATTAAAATCTCAAAAAGAATCTAATCCAAGTTTTTTTCCAACAAGAAGTCAATGTGATTATATTTTAAATTATAATAAAACTAATCCAAAAGTCGCCAAAAAATGGGTCGATGTGGACCAATATTTTGCTAAAAAATTTGTAGAAGATAATCCATTTGTTAAGGAACCTGATAAAATCTACGTTGAGAAATTATTAGTCGAAAAAGATAAATCTTATCATATTTGGGGTAAAATATTTAGTGGAGAAACTCTTCACGATTTTTGGGTACCTAAAAGTGCAATTTTAAAAGGTAAAAATAGAGAGGCTTCTGTTGATTGGGATAAGTACTCTCATAGACCTCCGTTATCACATCAAAAAGAATGTATAATAAAATTACTTGAAAATGATAAGTTTATAGTTGCCGATGACATGGGATTAGGAAAAACAACTAGTACTGTAATATCTTCTATTGAGAGTGGTTCCAAAAAAATTTTAATTATCTGTCCAGCAACTTTAAAAATAAATTGGAAAAGGGAAATTGCTTTATATACCAACGAATCTACTTTTATTGTAGAAGGTAAAAAATGGGAGGAAGGTCACAAATATTACATTGTCAATTATGATATATTAAAGAATTTCCATGAAATTAAATCAAAAGATTCGGTAATAATGAAAGAATATTTTGATTTAGTTGTAATTGACGAGGCTCATTATATTTCAAACCCGCAAGCACAAAGAACTAAATTAATTAACGATATCGTAAAAGAAATCCCAAAACTTTGGTTGTTAACTGGAACTCCAATGACATCAAGACCAATGAATTATTATAATTTATTGAATCTAATTGAAAGTCCTGTAGCTTCCAACTGGATGGCATACGCAATAAGATACTGTGCAGGATACCAATTTACAGTTGGTAAAAGAAAAGTTTGGAATGTTACAGGAGCGTCTAACTTAGAGGAGTTGAGGGACAGGACATCAAGACATGTAATTAGAAGACTAAAAACCGATGTTTTGGACTTACCTGAAAAAATAATAACCCCAATTTACCAAAGACTAAGTTCAAAATTATATGAAGAACTTATGGGGGAATATTATGATTGGTATTCAAATAAAAAAGAAGAATCAAAATCGTTAACAATTCAGTTTTCAAAACTGATGAAAGTAAGACAAGTAATTGCTGAAGAAAAAATAAAAACCACTATTGAAGTTGCGGAAAACATTTTAGAACAAGGTAAAAAAGTTATAATTTTTTCTAACTTTACGGAACCCTTAATGAAAATTCACGAACATTTTGGCAAACAGTCCGTTTATTTGGACGGCTCAACAACTAAACCAGCGAGACAAAAAGCAGTTGACGATTTTCAAACAAACGACAAGGTTAAAGTTTTTTGTGGTAATATAAAAGCGGCAGGGGTTGGGTTAACTCTTACAGAAGCCGAGTGTGTAATTATGAATGATTTATCGTTTTTACCCTCTGACCATGCACAGGCGGAAGATAGAGCGTATAGATATGGACAAAAAAATAACGTATTGGTTTACTACCCAATCTTTGAGAACACTATTGAAGGGGCAATTTATGACATTTTATCTAGAAAAAAACAAATAATCGGTACTGTTATGGGAGACACTGATGAAGGTTCTATAGATATAGTTGAGGAAATATTAAAAGAAATCAATAATAGATGAGTATTTATTATTGATGAAATCTTTAAAGTTATTATCTGAAAGTTTATTAAATCAAATTAATGGTGAGGAGGAAAGTGATTTAAAATTCTTCTTAACTGAAATGAAAACCATCGGTATTGATAGATTACCGTATTCATATTCTTCTTTACGTAGGTTCATTGACCCTGAAACAATGAAAATACATTACCAAAGACATTATAAGGGTTATGTAAAAAAATTAAATTCAGCTTTACGTAAAAAAGACTATGGTGATGTTGAATTAGAAAATATTATAAAACAAATATCCAAATATAACGAAACAATAAGAAATAATGCGGGGGGAGCATTTAACCATGCGTTATTTTGGAAAATGTTATCTCCAACTTACCAACAACCAAATGGTCCTATATTAGAAAAAATAAAACAACAGTTTGGGACTTATAGAAAATTTAGAACTAAATTTGAAGAATTAGCAAGAAAAAGATTTGGGTCTGGATGGGTATGGTTAGTTGTAAAAGATAACGGGTCATTAAAAATTATGACGACACCGAATCAAGATAATCCATTAATGAACATAATTGACAGAGGTGGATTTCCAATATTAGGACTTGATTTATGGGAACACGCTTACTATTTAAAGTATCAGAATAAAAGAGACGAATATATAAATAATTTTTGGGAAGTTATTAATTGGAAATTTGTAAACGAACTTTACAAACAAAGAATAGAATCTAAAAGATAAATTAATTGATTTTGATATTTATTAAATAAAGATATCAAAATGGCAATAATCGCAGAACCAGAAAGAAGTCAATTATATACAAAAGTACGTCATGTATTAGGGGCTCCTTTACGCTCAATTGAATTAGAAGACGAGCAATTAGACACTATATTAGAATTCTCAATTGGTGATTATTCACAATATATCCAAGATTGGTTAATAGAATCTCAGTGGACTTCATTATATAATTTAAATTTAGACGTAAGTTCTTTATCCACTGCATTTATTACAAGAAGTTTTGATTACGAACAACGATATCAGTATGCTTATTCTAAAATTGTAGGCTTACAAAATAATGGACCGTGGGTACTAAAGAAAGATTACATACAATTAGAACCTAACGTACAAATATATGAAATACCTTCTAATAGAGAAATAAACGAATTACTTTGGTTCACACCAACACCAATGACAAACGTTCTCTTTGACCCATGGAGTTTTGGGGCTCTTGGCGGTTATGGTCTTGGTGGTCCAGCAGGATATTCGCAAATGGGATATACAGGGTCTTATTTTATGATGCCAGCATTTGACATGATGTTAAGACTACAGGAAATTAATATACAAAAAAGAATCATTGCGGGAGATTTAACATATCGTGTGACAGCATTACCTGAAGGTAAAAAAGCAGTACATTTAATGCAAACTCCTGGTGGTAAATTTGACTTTGGTAATTCATCTTTAATGAAAGGTCAGGTTTGGTATTGGTATTATGATACTGAAGGTGCGGATAGAGATTCTTGTTTAAGAGATAATCCTGATATTATAAAATTACCATCAGACGTTCCTTTAGATGAAATGTCTTGGTCAGATTTAAATAACCCAGCAAGACAGTGGGTTAGAAGATATTTTGTTGCAAGTTGTAAAGAAACACTGTCAAAAGTAAGAGGAAAATATTCAGGAAATTTAAAAACACCAGATTCTGAATTAACTATGGATTACGCTTCTTTAGCCACTGAAGGTAAAGATGAAAAAACAAAATTAATAGAGGAATTAATTGGTGCAGACGGAAGATTAACAAGATTAAGACCTGAAAAAATAATGGAAAGAGAGGCTCTAATTGCCGAAAATTTACAGAAACAACTTAAAACAAGAGCATTTCCAAGAAATATATATGTAATATAATGCCAGTACAAAAATCAATACCGAGTCAAAGAATAATTGGAGGTGTTTTAATTGAGACTTCGGAAATATCATTTGTTTCTGAACAATTATACACAACAAATGGAGAATCTCTAATAATTGTTAAGGATGTTGAGAACTGTCAAATAATTTTAGATTCTTCTAAAACTGACCATGTTACAATAAAATCATTAACAAATACTAAAATATCTCCATTAGTTGGTTTAATTGATGAAGAATATTCTGAAGTAAATATTAAAAAAGGCGCATGTATTGAAATTTACTTCTCATTTGGAAATTGGTATATAGTCTCTTCTGACGGAATTAAGTCAGAATAATTACACCATTTCTTCCCACCCTTCTTCAGCAAGTTCATATATATATTCAGGATTAATACCTCGTTTATCCCAATAAACTTTTTCTTGTTCTGTTATTGTTAATAAATCTTCAATACTATCTTGGTCTGCAGGTTCAAATGGAACACCATTAATTAATTTACATTGTTCTTTTGTGAACACACCTCTATCTTCAGGTTTATCAACAATCAAATTATTTCTTACTTCTTCACCAAAAACAATTAATAATGGTTCAATTCTTTTATTAAAAGTAACAATTGCTCTTGGGACATTATAATCACCTAACATATCAGGGTTTGACTCTAACTCAGACTGATTCAATCTATAACAATTAAGTTGAACTACTGAACCGACCATATCTGAAATTGCTATTTGATATGCCTGTTCTGTTGGAATTCCCGTATTTGCTTCTTTGTTTGTCGCATTACTACGAACCCAGTTATCATCACCCCAAGATTGTTCCCATCCATTTTTTTGTAAAAATTTTACCTTTTCTTTTCTATCTTCATTGGTTTTGAAAAATATATCTAATTGTTCTTGAGACCATCCTTTTTTTGGTTTATTTACTTTCTGAACATCCCCGTGAGACGCCTTAACCCCATTATTAACATAGAATATTACATCACCTAAACTCACCGCAATACCATCTCTTATTGCAAGCTCCATGTGTGCCATACGAGACATTTCATTACCTGCTTTGGTTTTTTCTTTTGAACGTTTTTTGTAATCTTCAATTGACAATTTAACCTTTGCTCTTTGGGCAATTTTCATTAAAGGAATCTGTCTATTATAGATTTTTTCTAAGTATTCATAATACCACTCAACAAAGTCCTGTCCATTCCCTTCAAGTAACATCTTGATTCCTTTGTCCAAAAAATCCTCAATATAAAGAGGAAGTTTTTTACTCTTAATTGAGTTACCTGTAAGTTTAATTTTACCATTATGTTCCATTGTTGCATAGTTCTTACGAGCAATGTTCATACAAGATTTCCAAGTACCATCACAGTCAAGACCCATTGCTCCTTTCATGAACATATCATTAAACTCGGCAACATCTGCGTCGTACCCTTTATATTCCTTACCTTCCTTAACTAACCAATTTTTCCCCTTACCGATATACACTCTATCGTCTACACCACCTTCGGGTAATGAGAAGTTCATACCATCCGTATCACATACAAGTGGGGTATATCCTCGTTTCATAAAGAATCGTAACATCTGACGAAGATATTGTCGTCCTGTACAAGTAATCTGTTCACCCATATACATATCTCCCCAGTGATATACTTGGGGAGCTGATAGAGCTCCAAACATCGAGTTAATAAAAATCTTAATCGGTAATTGTTTTCTATCGTATGATGTAGATTTTTTAGTGTCTATTTCGGAATATTCTTTAGCCAAGTTTTTATACTTAATACGGGTGTTACGAAAATAATTTAACATTCCTTTCATCGCTCCTGTAATATCACAGGTTGGGAATACATCGTGAACAAGTTGTATTGAAGGATAAAGTGACGAGAAGTCAAGTTTCAATACATCAGTTGAGTATCCTACTTTTAATAATCTGGATAATCCACCTACAAAATCTGTTTTTTCATTCTTTGCAGGAATCGCTAGTTTATGTTTATATGACCATGCTCTCATTTGAATTTCCCATAATGTTGCGGTTCCCATAGTGGAAACCCTTTCATATGTTGTTGGAACTAATGACGCGAGTAGAAAAGAGCCTTGGTTGAATTCCTCATCTACCTTTAATGTTTCTTCCAAGTCATCATCAAGATATCGTTCAACCAAATCATCACCAGTTGTTTTAATATAAACATTTGGGTGCTTTGAGCATGATTCGTCAATTGATTGGTCTAACCCTACTTTTTTATATTTCCCATTCTGAATGTTTAACCAATATTCTTCTTTTTTGGAATACATTGAGCCTATGTCTGTATGGTCAATATAGACTCGGTCAGGAGCTTCAGCCTTAATATATTGAGTGATATACTTCAAACCTGCAGATTTAATACTTGAATTAATTGCCTGAGCTCTTCTTACCGCATGTAATGTGTCGACAACATTATACCCCCACATTGATGTTTGGTTAAACCTCTCAACCTCATTCGCCAATTTCAATAAACTTTCAGATTGTTTTATTTGGTTTGACGGATTTAAAGTTTTTGCAATTTTTTTAATATCAAGATTTAAACATTTTGCCCTTTCAAATATCCAAAACCAGTCGAAGTTAAAACCATTATAAGATGCAATTATACTTGGTTTTAATTCATCAATTCTATTGAAGAATTTAATTATACCTTCTCTTTCTTGTTCCTCTGTTGCACATTCTATTACCTCACGAAAACCTTTATTTGTTTTCATACCAATCATAAAGATACGTCCATCTTTTGGTTCTAATGAAGTTGTCTCTAAGTCGAATACAAATCTAGTAATACTATCGTAATCGTCAAATCCTTTAAATAATCTTTTTTCTTTTACGACCAAATATTGCTCAACAGGGGGTAAAATCAAAACTAAACTTTTAGTTTTTTCACCCCACGGGTCAACACCGCCCTCTCTAAAAAACTGTATTAGCGAACGATAACCGTTTAAAGATTTAACCATAAAAGTTAAACCTCTCTCAAGCCTATCGTTACCATCTGTTCTTAATTTTTCAATGACAATTTTATGTTTAGTCATTGCCTCTTTTTGTAATGCCTTGGAGGATTGATAAAAGTTTAACCCACGTAAATCACCAACCCATGCGAATGGAATGAACGTATCTTTTTTAATTTGTTTTCCGTGAATTGGGTGCTCAATAATTTTCCAAATACAATCTTTTACATAATCGTATTCTATTGCGACGATATATTTTTCTTCGTCATTTCCTTGAAGGAAATTTTCAATTTCTTCGTTTGATATCATTTAATAAATTTGGTGTATTTGCTTTCGAATTATAGGTCGAAATTTACCTTTTTTAAAAAATATCAAATAAAAATGTTTAAGTCAACTATTTTGGAATCGTTGCGGTACAAATGTATTGAGCATTTGTTGCGACTAAATTACCCGTATCCAGAGTGCCTGGTGATAGAATTGTACTATCGAATATTGCAACTCCATTTTTAGTCAATCTTAAAGTTGCGGATGAACCTCCACCAGGGGTAAAGATTAACCTAACTCTATATGTATTTCCACTAGGTAATATAAAATTAGAAGTAGTATTTGTAGTTACAATAATTGAGTAACCTAAAGTTACATCGTCAATCCTTAAAGTATTTATTGAAGAATTTGATGTAAAAGAATAAATAAAATTACTATTTGACGGTGTTGGGGTATTTGTTTGGGTTGGGGTTAATGTTGGAGTTGGGGTCTGCGAACTAGTCTGCGTAGGTGTTTGGGTTTGTGTAGGCGTTTGCGTTTGTGTTTGTGTAGGTGTTTGCGTCTGTGTAGGTGTTTGAGTGTTAGTTTGTGTCGGTGTTTGAGTTTGAGTAGGTGTTGGGGTCTGTGTCGGGGTTGGTGTTGGATTTGGGGGATTGCAACATGGTAAGTCTACGATATATTTTGATTGACTTCCAAAATCATTAACAGAAAATGAGTCAATTATGTTTACATATATCTTCTCTTTTAATGGAAGTAATACTACACCATTATCACTTGATATAGAAAATTGAGTTGTAAATTTACCTATTTCATTAGTTTCCTTTCTAGTAAATTGGTAATTAATATAATACAACATTTTATTTTCAAACGAAGAAAATTCAGAAGTTACAAAACACTCTTTTGAGGCGAACAAAATAGTACCATTTGATTCGTTAATTAATGATAAATAAACAGGTAACTCACTGTTAATATAAGAGTTAAGGTGATAGTCACTTCTACCATCTAAACACATCTCGACTTTTAATATCGGTAATGAAGCTCCTTTTTTAATATAAAAGTCCATTAATTACAAATTTTTCTCCAATGTTTATGTATAATTTTTCAGTAATTGGTAGAATTGCAGTACCATCATCAGACACTATTAAAAATTCCCCTTCATATCTACCAACTTTATTAGTATCTGAAGAAGAAAATTTATAGTAAATATAATATTCTACCTTGGCATTAGGTTCAATAAATGTCTTCGTTGTAATACCCGCAGGTTTATTTAAAAATTTATATACTCCCGTCTCAGCATTTTTCATCGAAAAATAAATAGCTGAATTTTCAACCAAAGAATTAAAATCATCCATAGAGGATTTTCCATCCTCAAAGAATTGCATTTTTAATAACGGTAAAGTCGCACCTTGTTTTATGAAAAATTCCATATTACATAAATATAGAATTAACACTCTTTTCTTAAAGAAGAATCATAATGGTCAAATCGATTATGTTCGGTAGGGGTCATTAATAATATTCCAGGTTTTAAATTTCCTTTAATAGTTTCTTGGAAATTGTGGGACATTAATGTTTGTTCAAAAGGATGTTCATATTTTGTTTCAATATAACATTTATAGTTTCCCTGTTTTGATAGTAATATGGGCCAATTACATAGATAAACTTCTCCTGATGCGTATGGAACCCCTTTATGAGATTTTATTTCATTAAATTTTGTTCTTGGGGCATTTGGGTCCAATCCCATTTTAGGTAATTTTTTATTTTTTGGCCAATGAGACTCTCTAAAATTTTGAGGGACATTATACCAACTCCACTGTGTACTGTTATCCCCATAAAATTCAGTAAAGTTTAATTTTATAAAATCAAAATTTTCTTTATTAATTATTTCTAAACTTTTTTGATATAAAGAATCTGTGTACCGATTAAACCCATTTTTACATACCTCACCTTTTTTAGAATAAAAAAACATATCATCCTCAAAGAAAAACATATAATCTAACTCAGTATTATAAAAATGTTCAGCTATAAATTGTCTACCTCCAGTAATCCCAATGTTATCTTTTTTAATATGTTCAAAATCGTATTCTTTACATATCTCTAAGTACCTTTCAGTTGTAGACAAATCAGTTGAATTATCTAATAAAAATTTTTTTGGTTTGTGAATAAAATCAGAATCATATTCCATCATTGAGTTAATTAAAGTCTCAAATTGATTAGGACTGTTAAATGTTATGACATATAATGCGGTTTTTTCAATATCAAAATTAACAGATAATTTTTTTTCAGATTTAACTATTAATTTATCGTTTTTTAAATCTTCAAAAAATTTACTTAATAGTCCATTATACTCTATTTCAAAATAATTTATAATTTCTGAATTTTTATAGACCATTATTGAAAATATTGATTCTTCCGTACCCATATAATCGTTAACTAATGTGTCATTTAATAAAGAATAATATATTGAATTAACCTCTGAGATACTATCTTTTGGTCCTCCAAAAAATCCACCCCTCGCAACTTTTTTAACATCATTCTCAGCCCAATCATTTATTTTTGGGTATGAGAATCCATGTATTTCATTATTTGCATCATATGGAAAACATACAAATGAAAATTTAGTAATGTATTTTGGTAGATTATCTAAAACTTTATCGTGAGTAAAATAACCATAATGTACAGTATTTGTTAATCCAGCATCAATCCAAAACATTAAATCGGAATCAAATTTATCTAAAATTCTAGCGTCATTTAATAAAAACATTTTAGACATAACTAAAGGATTATACATCTCTAATTTTCCTTGGGTTGAGTCTCTTAACCACGTAGATTGATTATACCAGTCAGGGTTATTTCTTATTTTTTGTATTTTTCCAAAAAATTCATTATCAATGAACCATTGTTTATCTCTTTTTATAAACTGTGTATTATGAGACTCTCTTCTTTCCCAAATAAATTCTTCAATATTTTCTTCACCAAAAATTATTAAATTGTTTTCAACTTTTAAAAGCTGTTCAAATTTTTCTAAATAATGTGAAAATGGTCTAGACCAACCCTCGGATAAATTTTCTCTACCAATATCCCAAAGACCTGTAACAAGAGTAATATTTTTCATTCAGTATCTCTAACTTTAT